GTGGGCTCGGAGATGTGTATAAGAGACAGTCTGCACGTAGGCGTACGACTACGATAGGCTACGCAACATTTAAGCTAAAATGTTGCGAGATTTGAGATTTGAAATACGAAAAATCCAAAGAGATTTTGATTGTACGAAACGGTGTAAGTCGTTTGTTTACAACGGTTTACGGCGACGATATTGTGGGTAAAAGCAAACGGGGTACCCGCGATATACCCCGCGCATTAGTCGGAAAAAATTTTTCGACCTTTTGAGAATACGGACCTTCGCACATGTCGCCTGACGGTTCAATTTTCCGCCCCAAACCCCCACATTTCCGCCCAAAACGCCCGCATACACCCCAAAACCTCCGTAAACCGCCCAAAACGCCCAATTTCCGCCATTTCCGCCCCGCCGCCCAAAACACCCCTTTCCCGCACCCTCGAGGCCCGATTTCCCGCATTTGCCTCCCCCTGGGGTCCCGAACGGGTCAATTTGGCTCACCTGGGCGCCGCCAGGAGGCTAACTGCCCCGAACGGGACACGGCCACTGGGGAGGCCGCCCCCTATGGGCATCAAGCACTTACCGCCGGCCCTATGCGCCAAAAGCGGCATATATGTGCTCTAGGGGGCTCTTGCGGGATGTTTTGCCTCATATATGCCGCACAGGGCGGTCGGCCGAAAGGCACCTGCACCTTCCCCCGGAGGGCGTCAAGCACTTTAGGCCGGGGGTAGCGGAACGCCAGATGCCATAATTCGGCACTTTGGCGCGCCGTGAAGCACCGAATTCGATTTTGCCCCGGCGGGACAAAGACGGGCACCAAAGCTACCGGGTTTCGGTGCTTTTGCCCGCAGGATTCGATTCGGGTGGCCGCCGGCGCAACAATGCCGCGGTCAGCGCGACTCCCCGGTGGGGCCGGGGGTCGGCGCCGCTACTCGCCTGGTCGGTACGGCTCCTGCTCCGCATAGGGTGCGTACTCAACCCCCAGCGCCACGAGCTCCATCGACTCGAGCTGGCCCCCCTGGTGCTCCAGGGCCCGAAACCCCAACACTCCGTTGAGCCGTAGCCCCGAGTACATAATGCTGCCGGCCAACTCGACCGTCGCCACCACGGCATCAGGCTCCTCTCGCCAGCACAGAAGGCGCCCGATGGGCCGCTCGTAGTTGTAGCCGGCGAACACAGGACCGTTGAGGCCGTAGCGCTCCAGGGCCGCCACCAGCACGCCGACCGAGATGCGGTACTGGTAGCCCTCTAGCGCGATCTTCACCTGCACCACCTGGGGCCGGTGTAACCCGAGCCTCCGTCGGCGGCAGTTGATCGCCTCCACGGATCGGCCCGGCAGCCGACGCTGGAGCTCACGAACGGTAGTCCGGTGAAGTTCGCCCCGCTCCAAAACCCTGTCCTCGATAGCAGTCCACCGGGTATTCATTTCCCCTCCTTGTCCTAGTCCCACGGGTGCGGCGGTTCTGCCCATTCGGCGTCGTAGTCCCCGTAGGGACCGTCGTCCAGGTAGTCGAGGTCAATGTCCTGGAGCTCGTGGAGCACCAAGGGACGACCCAGCAGTCCCTGATTTACTGCCCGGAACAGCACCGCATCGACGGTACGACCCAGAAGAGTAGCGGTCGCGTCGACCGTCCAGCCGTTCCGCATCCCGTATCGCAGTAGCTCCTGGTCCTCGGGACTCCAGATACAACTCTGACCCGTATTCCCCTCCACCTCCCAGCAGCGTCGTCGAACCCCCAGCTTGGCCGCCTGACACTTGATCGACCCTCGGGTCCGGCCCGGGAGCGCCTCCATGATCTCGCACCACGTAGCGCTCCAGTAGAGTCTCCGGATCTGCCGATTCTCCTCGCTGATCCAGGGAAGATAATGACGTGAGTCCAGACGCATCTCGATACGCCTCATCGCCACTGCTCCCCTACTCGCTGTATAACCTGACCGATCGACGGGTGCGCCCCCAGTCCACCGTAGCGCCGGCTGAACCTCAGCTCGAGAGTCCAGTTGGACTTGGGCGCGACCGCGATCCGGATGCCTTCCCGGTGGGCCAGCAGAACCAGCTCGGTCAGGTGGGAGAAGTCGTAGGTGGCGAGCTCACCGCGGAACCGGATCACCATCTGGTGCGGGTCGCCCCACTCAACCTCCCGCAGGTACCTATCCTCGAGGTGGTAGATCCCACTCCAGCAGTACCCCAGGATGTCCGCCACCTGCCGCCCCAGGGGGCTCATCTGACTCCAACCCCTCTCTTCAATCCATGTGCTACCCGCGTACCGGCTACTCATCAGTACCTCCTAACCAGGGCTACTCTGATCTTCCGTACCGTCTCCTCCAGCGCCTCCACATCGTCGACCCGAAGGTAGAATTCTTCGAGGATGCACTGGGTGTGTCCAGGGTCGTCGAGGCTCTCTTCAATCTCATCCCGAAGCTCCCTCTACCGCCCCGCCAGACTCTTGTCAGGCATCAGCTCTCCCCCCTCCTCTGTGTAGGTAAACTGACGCCTGCCATCCTGGTCCGGCAGGTAGCCCCACGAGACGCCGGGAATCCTCCCCTGGGGGCCGCCGAACGCCCGGATTGCCCCGTAGCCGATTGCGGCCCACGCACAAATCCCGCGCCGCTCCCACCAGTACCTCCACATCGTCCGCGGCCACCGGTTCGGGGCGCGGTGCTCATCCGCTATCTGGAGCCACGCGAAATGTAGGTTGTCGTCGGCTATCGATCGGTCTAGGGGTCTACCGCCGAAAGCGTAAGCTCGATCGTGCTCGTGGCATGCGGCGATCGCCCGGCGCCAGCTCGTACCGAACACCACCTTGATGATCGCCAGCTGGGCCTCCTTGGTGAGCTCCGGATCGAGGCCGGCCGCCGTCATGAACGCCAGCGAGCTGCAGCCGTCCGACAGGCTGGGGTCCCAGGGTAGGTCAGTCATCGGCCGTCGTCTATGAGGCGGTCGGCCCACTCAGCGGCAGCTACAGCAAGTGCTGCGACCTGAACCATGTGTCGTCGGAAACGCAGAGAATCAAACGGTCCATACGCAACGGAGCGCCCGAGATATCGAACGATGTACGCGAGCCAGTCGTGGCTGTTGTGTTGATCGTCATGCTCCAGCCCGCCCCACTTCTCGTCCTGTCGTTCCCGTTCGGCTGCAACAGCTTCAAGTACGCTCATCGGTGTCTCCTGGGTTGAGGGCGGCGATGATCTTGTCTTTGTTGCGGCCAAAGGTCTTCCATTTTTCAACCTCAGCCTTCAGCGCCCCTACTTCGTCGACTAGGGCGCGAACCTGCTTCTGGATGTCGTTCCGCACGGCATCGTCGGGGATTGCGAACGCAACGGCAGGGGTAAGTAGAAGTTTCCGAATCCGCTCCGCTAGGCTCTCGCCGCTCGCTGGGTCGCTCATGTCAGTCCGTGTTGAAGTAACCCGCCGGGTGCGGGTGGCCATCGTCTAGCTCGTGGGGCCACAGTTCGCCGTGGTTGGCGTCGTCCGGTTTCCAGGGGTCGCCGTGGCCGTGAGGTCCGGGGTGCCCGTAGTTGAGGGGGCAGGGAGTCCCCTTGTTGACGCTCTTGCACAGGGGTCGGTCGGGGTAGATTGGGTCGCTCATTTGGTGTCTCCCTCCGGGTGAGTACGTCGTTGCAGGGGCCGCACGAGCATCGCCAGCGAGTCGGTGAGCGCCTTTGCCTGGGCGTCGTTCTCTAACCCCTGCTCGGGCAACCCGCCCAACTCCCACAGGTTGTCTGTCGGCCGGCTGCTGTCGTCCAGGTTCAAGATCGGACAAAGCTCTTTCGCGGCGGCAACCACGAAAGCGTGCTGCTCATACGAGAGCGAGGTGCCTTCGATCATCAGCGACAGCCACCCGAGCACCCGGCAGACTTGGATTTGTTGGTCGATGTTCAATGGCTTCATGGTTCGGTGTCTCCTGTAGGGTGCTGGGCGGCGTCATTTAACATTTGGCGCTGACGCTCCACCATGGCACGGCCAAGTAGTTCCCGTTTTTCTAGCTCCGCAACCACATCGGAGGCATCCATTAGGCGACCGGACAGCTGCTCAGCCTCCAACGCGAGCCTGCGCAATGCGTAGGCAACGGGCCTATCTTTCTCTGTGATAACCGTGTGGCTCGGTAGGCTCACGGTCCCTCCCCCTCGGGCTGACCCTCCGGCGGGAGGTCATCAGGGCCAGCGCAGCTCTCGCATAGCCATCCGCCTTCATCACCATCGGCGTTGACGACTATTTCGGAAAAGAACACGCCCTCAACGGCGAGGCCCGCTTCGTGGCAGTACACGCAAAGGTTCGTGCCATAACAATTGTCTAGTGCTTGCTCACTCATCGGTCTTCTCCGTTTGAAACACCCGCATAGCATCCATCCCGTCGAGCCGAACCCCGTCCGGGTACTGGACATACGCTTCATCATCATTGCCGTGCCCGCAGCAGGCGTTGATTGCTCCCGGCACTTCACCAATGCACGGGTCGTGTCCGCTCGGCCCGGTGGCAACTAGGCAAACACCGCATGGTCGCTCGGCCCCAACGGTCGGCTCGTTGTTATCGACGTATCGCCAAACGTCATGATCGTCGCAGTAGATTTGATGGCCGCGAAGGTGGCCGGTCCTCATCGCTTGTCTCCGGGGCGAGGGCTGCAAGAACTGCGGCCCGATTTGCGGATCACGAGTTCTCGCCCGTCTTCGAGATATATCCAGCCATCCGCCTTACCGTGCCCGCAACACGAGCCGCCCGTTAGGATCCCGGCGTTCGTCAGGGCGCGCACAATGGGTGCTATGCAGGCGTCAATGGGCTTAATATCGAAGCGATCCGCCCCCGTGTGGCTTACGTCAGCCGAGATGAAAACCTCGACGGGCTCATCGGTGCCCCATTCACACATCGTCCACCTCCACGGGGAGGTCGTTGAGGGCTTCGCGGAGTTCTTCGCGGGCCTCTCGGGAACATTCGTCGAACGCTGGCCCCAACCGGTCGCAGATCGCAGCCGCTCGGATCACCCGCCCTACCGCCCGTTGTGAGTCCTCTAGGGCACAATGCAAGGCCCACGGTCTCGCAGACTGCGTAGCCTCTTCCCTTAGCCGCTCTATCTCCTTGAGGTACTGCTGGGCGGGGGTCACGGGCCGGCATCCTCAGGTTGCATCCCGAGAGCCTCTTCCGAGATATCACGGTACAGATCGCTAACAACTCCCATCGTGTCGGCTATCGGGTCCGCGTCGAGGTATTGGGCCAGGATTGGCAGCGTGCGCACTAGTAGCTCTCGGGCCTCTTCCCACCGCCGCGATTGGAGCAGAAGCGCACGCCTTTCGAGGTCCAGTAGGGTGTCGAGAGCGGCAATTCGACGAACGTAAGCAAGCGAATGTGCCCGAACCAGATCCCCGGTGGTCGCTATCTCGTAGGCCACCGAATCGAACTCGGGGGATGGCAGCTTTTCCGCGATCTGGTGTAGCGACTTATCTAGCGTTTCAGCCATTACAGCCTCCAGGGAAAGTACGGCAACGCACGTTGCAGTAGGGCGTCGCGGGTGGCGCAGTTCGGGCAGGTCATGAGGTTGGCTCCGGGGTGGTGTCCGCCCACAACACCCTCCCGTCGTAGAGCAGCTCGAGCTCCGCGTACTCGTTCCGGTAGAAGCGCTCGTCGTAGTTCTTCATTCGCCGCATCTCCTTATTCGTCCATAGCGCACCGCCGTGGAACTGCACGTGGTGGCAATCGCGGCACAGCCGCATCAGGTTCGGGAACACGTCGGAGCGCCGGTGCATATCCAGGTCGGTCATGTGGTGGCTCTCCAGGTACCGCGTACTGCCGCAGACCTGGCACCGTGGCCGCACCTCGCGGAAGCGTTCCATCAGCTCCGGATCCTTGATGCGCTTCGGGGGCTTCGGGAGCATCATCGGTCGGCCTCGCCGTCGACGATCCGGCCGAGCAGCGTCGCCACCTGGTCGAGCATCCGGCGATCGTGGTCCGCCTCTCGGGCGCGGTGCTGCACGTCCTGAATGACTATGGCGTAGGCGTCCGCAACAAACCCTGATTCCGGGGGTGCTGGGGTATCGGCCTCGACGTCTTCGGGCGTGATGTCGACGATTGGCGCGATGCTGATGGTATCGATATCGCTGTACGTGTAGGGGTCACCGCGCTTGCCGGCGCCGGCGCGTTTGACAGCCCCGTGCTCCACCATGTAGATCAGCATTTTAGAGACCGTGTTCGGTCGCACGTGCAACTGATCGGCGATCTGCAACACCGTCTTGGGCCTGGTGGCGGCGAGCAGGCCGGCGAGACGTTCGGGCAACGGCGTCGGGTCGTGGTCTTCGTGGGGCATGTCGTCGTGCTCCGTTCGTCGGTAGTAGTAACGCGTCTTGCGGTTGGCCCGCCCGAGGGCCAAGCAGGTCGTCAATAGATCCGCCACCGCGTAAGGGGACAAGTCGTGCGTTACTGTGGTGCGTACCAATGTCAGCACCTCGTCCCTCGAGAGAATGGTTCCTTCGCTCACATGGCCCTCCCGGGCTGCACGTACCCGCAGTCGATACAGATCTGCTGGCTCGGGTCGTTGGGATTCTGCTCACCCTCTAGATGGAGACACTCACGGGCCCGCCGGGCCATGATGTCGTTCAGGAGGTTGAAGATTTCGTCTTCGGTTAGCGCCTCACAACAGTGCGGACACAACATCACTCCGCCTCCAGGCAGACGTCGGCGGCACAGAACTCGCAGTCATCTTCTCGCTCGAGGCACTGGCGATTTCGTTCGAGCCAGCTCTCGACCAGCTCGTCATACGAGGGCTCCGGCGGGGTCCAGTCGGTGATGACGAGTGTTGTGATCTCCGGAAGCCGCCGACGAGTGGTGCAGTAGAGCGCGCCGTAATCCTGAATGACCTCCGGGGCCTTCACGATGAGCTCGATCCCTCCGCCGGACTCGAGTGCCCGCCGGAGCTTCTCTGCGAACGCCTTCACGACCGCGTCGATGTCGATCTTCATCACTCCATCTCCTCGGTGAACCGTGAGTCCTCGGGGTTCGGATCCGGCACAATCAGGAATCCGCCTGGCGGAAGTCCGTGTCGGGTAAACCGGAAGGAAAACTCGGCCCCGCAGGTCCGACACCACCAGGTCCGGGGCTCCCCGAACAGCTCCTCCTGGCAGTCCCGGTAGAGCTCTGGTTCTCCACAGCACGGGCAGTAGTACTCCGGATGTATCGTCACCTCAGTTTTCATCTCCCCCTCCGGTGTGGATCGGGCAGGGATTCTCCCGGCAGTAGGACTGTTCACCGGAGTCCAGTTCACGATCCGGCGGACAGCTACACAGCACTCGCGTGTCGCAGGACTTCAGGATGTCGGCCAACGTTTTGAGCTCGAAGTACGCGGTGTAGGCGTCATCACCCCGGATGAACACTCCCGGCTGGTCGTCCCCGAACTGAACCGGTCCTGTCGCGACCTGCTCTCCGTCGAGCGGCGCCGGCAACCTACGGAGGGCCTTCATCGGTCGGCTCCCTTCAGGGCCGCGATCACCGCTTTCTCGATGAACTCGATAGCCTCAAAGTCGTTCCGGTAGCCCCCTTCGTGACTACCGTCATACTCAGCCGACTCCCAGAAACCTCCCTCCCCACAAAAGCAATCGGAGGGAGAGTCGAAGAGACGAGGAGCAACCTTCGCCTGCAGTAGACACATGCGCCGGATAGCATCTTGGTGACACGGGCCGTTCATGCGTCGTCTCCCTTCAGGGCCGCGATCGCCCTCCGGCGCTGCGTCATCACGTGGTCCTCAATCGCGATCAACCCCTCTCCGAGCCGACGGATCATGTACTCGATCTCGTACGGGCTGAGCTCCATCACGTAGTAGGGCTGCTGTTTCCGAGAGTCGTTCCAGCTATCGTGGATCTCGAACGTGAGTTGGCACCCGTGGGCGCGGGCTTCGACGAACGCCAGGTCGACCCAAACCTTCTTCTTCCTCTGGTCGCTCACTCGGCACCTCCGCTCTCCAGCAGGTTCCCGTCCGCATCACACTCGACGGAGTCTCGGTAGTAGAACGTGGTGCAGTTCCAGCGCTCGACCCGGTCATGGCCAGGCGTACACCACCGGCAGTACCAGTCTCGGTATCGTCGGGTCCCCATCGGGTCCCCGACCGACCGCCGTACCAACTTCATGGAGCTCTTTCGCATGATGACGCCGCGGCCCTGGCAGCTTTTGGTGAAGAACATTTCCCCCTCCTTGCTATGCGGCCTCCTCCGAGGCCTCGTCGAATTGACTCTCAGCGAGCCGGTCTTTGTACCAGGTCGGGAGCGCTCGGACTGAGCCCCGCAGGATCTTCTTCCTAGCCCATCGGTAGAGCTGCTCGCGGATCCATTCCTGCTCCTCTGCCTCGATGTCCTGGCTCGCGATCTTCATCAGCGGGCCGATATCCTGGGTGGTCCCGGTCAGCTGCCCCAGCTCATCAAGCTTCTGGAGAGCCTTGAGGTAGCGGGGCTCGCACGAGAGCGTCTGGACCAGCTGCTCGATGATCCTCTGGCCACCTGGATTGTCGGCCCGCCACTGCTTCGTGTGCCGCTCCCGGAACTCGTCGCTCACGATCTTGCCCATCAGCTGCTTGCCGGAGCGCTCATCCCACCGGACGTAGTTCTTGATCACCACCCCCTCGACCTTGGTGCCGCCGAGGAACGACTCAGTGTCGAGCAGCCGCTTGAGCTCCTCCGCATTCTCAACCACACCCGTGTAGAGAACCGGGCAGTACTCGAGCCCGAGCTTCCTTACCTCATCGAAAAAGCGATTCGGCTGTAGGCGGGTCTCGATCTCGACGTCGATGTCGAACAAAACAAACCCGTGCCGCGGTTGTCGCGCGTACCGAAGCGTGTTGTGGCTCTCCGACCGCATCGACTCGCCGCGGTAGATCCAGCCCTCGTGGAGCAGGCCCTCGTCAAAGAGTCGGCGGGCCGTCGCGGCCGCCTGGTTGAAGTTCTTGTCGTCGACCGGCTCCACCACCTCAACGCCCTTGGAGCGCATCTTGAGCTCACCGTCCCGGACGCCGAAGCTAAATTGGCTCCCATCGACCTTTTCTGACACCACCACCGGCCCGTCGAACAGATTCGCAATATTCGGATGGCCTAGCTGCCAGATTTTCGGATAGCTGTGGAGGCCCTTCATCGCTTCACCCGCAGAGCCAGGACCGCCACGATCGCCAGCACGATCCCGCTTGCGGTCTCGCCGAATGTGAGCACGTGGCCCCCGAACGCGACCGGCACGAATCCGTTCCAGACCTGCTGGAGCAGCCAGATGGCGCTGAGCCCGACGCCGAACGCGAGCCCCAGTAGGCCCACCATGACAGCCAAAGCCCCCACGACCCGAGCTCTCAGACTGGGTTTCTTCTTCCGCTTCTTCTTCTGGCTAGTACTCCTCATGTCCATGTTCCCCCTCCTTGTAGCGCCCCTCAGGCGCCAGATCGTGTTCCGAGAATGAATAGCTCCTGGGGCCCCTCGACGTCGGTCTCGTAGCCGGCGAGGCGTCCCGGGTATACGCGCGAACTGTCGAAGAACGTGTTGTACGCCGCGGCCCAAATGTTGGCCTCCTGCCTCTGCAGCCGGTCCATCTGGTAGTAGGGACCGCACGGAATCTGGATCAGTGCCTGCCCGCCCGGTGCCAGCATTCGAGCCAGCTCTGAGGTGAGACGTTTCTGTTCCTCGCGGTCGACATGCTGGTACACCATCAGGCAGTAGGCAAAATCGACCGTCCCGGTCTCGACCTCGCTAACGTCGCGGAGCAGCGTGCAGCCTGGGAGGTCGATGCGCTCCCGGAAGGCGTCGATCGGCTCGACCGCAATCCTGTGTCCCGCATCGATGTAGCGGAGCACGCGCCCAACTCCGGCCCCGACATCGCACACAACCTCACGATGGGTAATGAGCCGTTCCAGCGCCCGGGCCTCTTCTCGTCCCTCGGCCCAGAACTGCTCATCGGTACGGTTCGGCAGGATGTAGTCTCGCCAGTCATCCCTCTCGGCGAGCTCACTCCAGTCCCAGTTCATGCCGCTTTCCTCTCCTGAGCACGCCGGCTGGCGAGCTCTTTTGTCTCCGCCTTGTGGCAGGGCACGCAGAGCGTCTGGAGTCCCTCGAGCCCGCACATCCCGCCGCCCTCAGTAATCGGCACAACGTGGTCCATGTCCCAAAAAGAGGATCGCCCCCAAGGCATGAGGTGAAACCCGAGTTTCCGAAGCATTGCTTTGTACTCGTCGCGGATCTTGTCCTTGTGCTTCCATCGCGCCAGTGTCTTTGTGTCGAGTCCGCAGGCTGCGCAGACCTTCTTGTCCCGTAGCCGCACGCGGTGCCGGGCGGTACCAGGGTGGCAGCGGACGTACACCTCGTCGGAGCAAACAGCGGAGCAGTACACGCGGCGCTTACCAGGTAGAGCCCCATCGCACCAGGTACAGCGGCCCTTCTCTGTGCCGACCGCGGCGCGGAAGTCGGTGACAGCCATCGACCGGCGGTACCGACCGCGCTCTTCAATCCATCGTTCGGCGCGGGTCATGGGGTGATCACCTCAACAGGGATCCCGCGAGCGCGAGCCTTCGCGATCGAGTCCGCCGTGCCGGACGACCCGGTCCAGAAGGCGACGAGCCGGTCGGCGTCGTCGACGATGAGACTGTTGCGGAGCATGCCGGCCGCGCTATCGAGGCCAAGCCAATCGGCGTTGAAGATCCGAACTGTCATTCCGTGGTAGAGCGCTGCCGCTTCGGCCCAGGTATCGGGACCGGCCGCGCCCCCCGACACCACCACGGTGTCTGTCGGCAATGCCCGGACGTACTCCACCACCTTGATCGGGTCCGGGTAGTGGCGGGAGCCGACGATCGCGACGCGCATCAGTACTGCTCGATGATGTCCTGATCCCAGAGAGTCTCCGGGATCGGGTCCGTGCCGTCGATGTCGTGGGCGAGTGCGAGGAACGTGTTGGGGCCGGAGCTCCAGGGCTCCGCCTGGACGAACTCGTAGCAGTAGGTTCCGTCCAGAAGGGGGTAGCGGAGCAGCTCGTAGATCTCGTCGTACCAAGGTTCGACGATTCGACCAGACGGCTCACCGGAAGCCCGACTGTAGCGGCTCACCACCTCGTCAGTAGAGACGTTCCGGAGCTCGAAATCCTCCGCGTGTGCCTGCGCCTTCAGGAAGTCGCGCGCGTCCTCAGTCAGTCCGACTAAACTCCAACTTCGACTCATTACCCCCTCCTTTGTAGACTGGCCCCTCAGCCAGTAGCCCCAGATTATGGAGCCGTTACACGCTCGTCTACCGAACTCTCACCGGAGTGTCGAAAATTTTCGGCTTTCCTTTACTAAGGGATCGAGTTAGTAAAGGAACCTAACAATTCGCATAATTCAGGACCCCGCGGTAGAATTTCTCCTACTGGAGGACCCGCAGGATTTCCTGCAGGGCGTAATACTCCGGGATCAAGATTTGCTGCAGGCCCGCGGTCAGCGCGATTCCGCTACCGATCAACACGAGACCACCAAAGACACATAACAGGAAGGTTCGACACCCCTTGGTGTCCCGAAGCCGCGCGTCCCAGCTGTAGCCGGTTTCGCCGGTGCCACGGCCGAGATCGATCAGACGCCGCACGGCCTGGTGGGCCCGGTAGGCGAAACCGCCCGCCACCAGACCACCCAGGATAAGTCCTCCGCCGGCCGCTACCTGGAGCCAGCCCTCGATCACGTGGTGCCGGACCATCGTGGCCCATAGGTACTCAGCGGTTGTGCCGAAGCGAGCCGCTAACACGTCCAACAATTCCGCTACTTGGGTCGATACGTTCATATCCCCCTCCTATTTCTCTTTTATCCGCTGCCAAGGATCTCGATACCCTGGCACGTTCAGGTGGCTGCGACTGCCGTACCAACCTCCGAAGCAGCTCCGGACGAGTTCGACCCAGCAGTCAAATTCGAGCTCACAGTGAGATCCGTGGACCACGGGCCAGTGGCCTCACGTGGACTCCTGTTCCATCGGGCACGTACAGAAGTAAGCCGTGAACTCCACCTCGTCCCCCTGGTGGGTTGTTCCGCAAACCTTCATATCCCCCTCCTATTTCTCTTTGAGGAATCGGTGCTGTCGCCCCGAGGGCTCCGTGATCGTCACAGTGAAGCGATCAGGGGTGGAATGTGGAATTTGGTACGGTCCGGCGCTCGCACCGGCGAAGCCGATGAGCAGTTCGGGTGTTTCGTGCTCGATGTGCAGCGTTTCAAACTCCACCACCTCGTCCCCACCGGCCAACCCCAGCGGTACCGCCGCCGCAGCCCCCGCTACAGCGGGCAACAGGCGAAACATTTGTCGTCGATTCATATCCCCCTCCTCGGTTGAAATGTTGGGGGCCGCACGGCGTCGTGCCTCCAAGGCACGACGGTCTCCAAGCAAGAAGTTCCGTGCCGCCCCCAACCCCTGCAGTTGGCCCGGGTGGATTTGAGCCACCGACCTTCCGATTATCAGTCGGACGCTCTACCGCTGAGCTACGGGCCAAAGTTTCGTTACTGCCGACGCCTCCAGCGGCCCTGCAGCCAGGTCAACATTCCAGCCCCCAGGCATCCATCAGGCGACCCACGATCCCGCGAGCAAGCCTGACGCCGGCCAGGGTTCCCAGCGACCCCACCAGGATCCCGAGGATCAAATAGAGGCCGGTTTTCCGGTCGGTGACAGGGCGGCCTTCGGCCGCCCTGTCCTGCGGTAGCGATACCGCCGAGATAACGGGAGCTGCCTGGAGGCCATGATCCGGCGACTCGAGTCCATAGTTCGGAGCGGCACTCTGGCATACCTGCAAACCCTCGCCGAAGCCGAATAAAAACCCGATGAGGGCCCCGAACAACAGGACCCACAGAGTCAGGTTGTCGCTACTCCTTCGCTTCGACAGCATCATCTTCCTCCTGAGGAGTAATGTCGCTCGTCTCGATCCTGAAGATGGCCCGGCGAGGAACGAACACGTGGGTACCGTGGGGACACGAGGACATCGGAGGCTTTCCGTACGTGAAGCCCCCATTCGACAGCTCCTGCACCGTCGCCTCCGGGTACTTATCCAGCTCCACGACCATTCGGTGCGTCGCGAGCAGTAAAGTTCCGCGCCAGTAGTAGATCAAGATCTCCCACTTCCTCATGCCTCCTCCTTGGAGCCTTCCGGCGCAACCACCTCGGGCTCCTCTGTCGGGGGCTCGGTCGACATCCCGAGCTCCGATATACGCTTGGCTGCTTCCATGTTCGGCTCCAGCGAGGCCTGGATCGCCTGGCGCGTCGGTGCCTCGGCATCTTCTGTCGGGGGCTCGGTCAGCTGCCCCTCGAGGGCACCCCACCGGAGGATCGTGATGTTCTGCTGCGGGATCATCGGCCCGTAGTAGCGCTCGATGCCCTCGACCATCTCCTGGTGGCTATCGAACCCCTCAGCCTCCCAGTCCAGCTGCCCCACTTCGGCGAGGGAGGTATGGCGAACCGAGACCACGGTCGTCATGACCGCCCAGGGATCGAGATGGCAACACAGCATCAACTTGTCGCCGCGTTGGTAGTCCCGGTGGCCGAGCCGAAGCGTGACGGTCTTGTCGCCGGCCAGAATCGCCTGGCGCATCGGTACCTCGGGAGAAATCAACAATGTTGTAAACGGCCTCAACAATTCACTCATAACTACCCCTCAGTCGGTCGGGACCGCACGCAGCTGACGCCGCGACGACCCAATTGGTGTGCCGGTATGGGCTGGAATATCTGGGGGGGCGAGCCTGCCCCGCTGCAGCAGGATGCCCGGATTGCCCCGGCCGAAGCTGACTCCTTGGAGCCACCTCGAAAGTACCGGGATTACCGCTCCGGGTGGGCACATCAGGCTCGCCCCGAAAATAGTGAAGCCTCCCGAGGGGGAAAGGGTGGGCGATCCCCCGGGAGACTTCCGGTCCAAGAGTCCCCGCCTGGGTAGGGAGGGGCAGGATCGGGCAACCCTTGGTTCGACAGCCCAGCAGGGACTCGGGGTCAACCTGCTGTAGTGGGCCGTCGATAACTTCGACCACGCACGTGGTTGAGGTAGAGCCAAGGTATTCATTTGCCTGGTCATGATGCAATCAATCTCGCACCGTTTTGTCTGGACCCATTACACGGTTCCGGTCACTCCGCAGGCCTCGGACGATGTTCAGCAGCTCCTGAAGCTTCCGGTGAAGCAGATCGAACTCGCCCGTTCCACAGGTGCGGACCTCGGCGCTCTCGTGGGCGCAGGGTCGTGTAATGGGCGGTGCCCACCGGCAGTCGCAACCAGCCAACACACAGCCGACCTCCCCACCGGACATGCGGGCGAGGTGGTTGCCCCAGTAGTGGCTGCAGTAGCTGCACCGATCAAATACGGTGCGGGTGTCGTGGTCGGCCTCCTCCTCTTCCTCGTACCCGGCCGCGTCCCGGAGGTAATCCGCCATCGCGCACCACTCACACTGCACCGCGAGCCATTCGTCTTCCGAGACTTGCTCCGCGCAAACGACCCCATCGGTGCAGCCCTCCGGACACGGGACCGCCGATACCGCTTCGGCCGCCCACAAGAGCGCGTGCAACTGTGGGACGTCCAGTAGCCGTACGGGAATTGTTGTGATCGCCATCAGTCGAACGTCTCGATGATGCACTCACCCGATACCTCGGTAAGCCGGCCGGTCTCCATCGACTTGAACTGGTAGCCGTCACTGTCCACCGGGGACGTGACCTTCCCGGTCGAGGTGCCCTCGTAGATCACGACACCGCCCGAATAACACTTAATCGAATGGCTCTCGCCGTAGGCCGCAATCTTGGCCGTAAAGGTGTCGGCACAGGCCAGAGTCCCGAGCGCGAGAATGATGACAGCAACTACGATGCGTAACTTCATATTTCCTCTCCTCAATTAACCAGCGGGATACCGAAACGCTCTCGGTCCACCCACCGGCATAGGGGTTGCCCGAAATCGGACAGGTAATGGATCGCGTGACCGCGGCGCGCCTCCCACTTGGATTTGAACGGCTCTGGCTGGTACCGCGCGTAGTAGTCGCAGGTCGCCTCCCATTCGACGATCGAGATCGCCTTCCCGTAGTGGCGGACGCAGCCGTCGTAGCCGGCCACGAAGGTGCGGCAACTCGGCTGCATCTCCGGGATACGGTCGTGGAACTTTGGGTACCGATGCTCCCCTTCTGGGTCTGGTTGACTGACTCGGAACAGCATCGGGATGTCGCGGTACTCGGGGCCGATCCAGCCGCGGCACTTCCACCCATAGGTCCGCCACTCGTCGGGGCGCCCCTCTGGAATCTCCCAGGTGCCGAAGCCGTCGATATCTTCTGGGGTGATGTAGAAATCGAACAGCCGGAACGATACGGCGTCCCAGCTGCTGTAGTCGAACGACTCGAAGTCGAACTCGATATGCTCGTCGGCGTCGAAGTACAGGATCCATTCGGCACCTGACTCGATGGCGGCGTCACAAGGTTGCTGCCGGCCCCACCCCTCGAACGCCCGCCGCTTGCCTGGATCGGTTTCGAGCGTCGGAACCTCGATCATGTGCCGGACGTCCGGACTGGCGATCAAGATCTCCGGGGTGGCATCGGTCGAGGCCTCGTCGAGAGCGAAGATGCCGTGGGTGCAGATTTTGCTGTAGTAGTCGAGCGTGTCCAGGAGGATGTGCTCTTCGTTTCGGACTCGAGTCACGCCAGCGATCTTGGGATAGCTCATCACAGCTCCCCTCCCGCGATCTCACGCAGTTGCGTGTGCGTGACGCGCCCGAGGGCGAACATCAGAAACCGCCGGGTCGTAGCCACGGGGCGCTCCTCGCACTGGTACGTTGGCGTCCAGATGCGGGGATCGAGGATCACCGCGAGATTCCAATTGGCGGTCGAGGTCGTGACCGAGATCCCAAGGGCGAGAATCACAGGCAGGCCTCCGCCTCGGGCGGTCGGCCGAGCCACACGGTTTCCGTGTCGCCGCACTTCGTGCAGCACTTGATCGACTGGTACCACGGAACACCCGCGGGGCACATCACAAGAACAGGCGGGGTCATCTGGTAGTCATGTGAGCCAAATGTTCCCCGGAGAAAAATTCCCTGCCGAAGACAGCTCACAACCCGGCCTCCAGGTAACGTCGGGCAGCCTGCAGTGCTAGCAGAATTTTCATCGGTCTCCCCCTCCCGCCACGCCCTCACGTGGCTATGTCGAAATCCCTCACGGTTGAGTAGCTGTCGGCCCACACGAGGTGCCAGTCCCGCACCTGGCAGTGGTCCAACATGTCGTCCGGCGACACCAGGTTGGGCAATTCACCGAACCGATAATTCAATACCCTCTTGTACACGTACGCGACGAGCCAACTGCAGATTGGGTAGTCATCCAGGCGCGCGAGTCGACGGAACACGTAGCGGTCTTTGACGAGCAAATGATCGAGCGCGTGCACGATGATTTTCAGGTACCCGTACCTGTGCTTGAGGTATTTGATAGCCTGCTCGCGCATCACCACGCGCTCCGACGACAACAGTCCGTGCGGGAGCCGAATTACCATCACGTCAGCCTCGCCCCGATAGGAATCGATGCGCCGAATCACGACCGTTCGGAGCGCCTCGATGAGAGACTGGCGCTCGGGATCCAGCACCATCCCAACATGTGATGCGAACGTGGGAGCCTCGCCGACCGACCGGCTGAACCAGCAGATGAGCCGAGAGATCCGACCCCGGCCCCGCACGAATACGAGATCACCGGTCTCGAACTCAACTCGGTCGATTCGATCCCACCCGACCGGAATGCGTGAGGTGAGGGAAAACTGAAGCGGGATGCCCGGGAGCCCAACCATCACTCGGCCACCTCGAGCCCAACGAGCCCCCGGATCCGCGGGATCTTGTCGGAGCGACAAAGGGGCGTCGGGAGCCTGGTTCCGGTATGGGCCTTATGCCACGCGGTCGCGGCAGGCTGATGGCCGCACACGAGACATTCCTCCCAACCGAGGATCTTGCGGTGGCGACGGAAGCGACGGATGACGTACGTGTGGCCGAGACGTCGGCAGATGAATCGTCGGAAGTACGTCACGACTCCCCCTCCTGTGCGCGACCCGTCGGACCCTCATCCGACTGACGCGAAAGAGAACTTGCGTTGCGTGTTCAGGCAGCATGCGTGATGTGACCGGTTAGGTCAAGCAACTCCGCACCCGAACCAAAACTGTATGGAGGTGGCCGGGAACCTCGATCGCTTGGATGGCTGACGAGATTCCCGGCGCCAGAGGATCCATACGAACTCAACGTAGCATAGATGAGTTCGCCGGACCTAATCATACCCACAAAAGAGAAGGCCGCGAGGAAAGGAGGGGGAACCTCGCAAAACCTCGCGGCCAAACTCGTCGGGTATCCGGCTACTGCGTTCACCTACCGACTGAGGGGAAGGAGGAGAACTCGGTGTACCCGAGCAACACTATGACACAAGACTACGGAGGCAGTCAATTCCTGTGGGCCGGGTAGGACTTCATTGCTTCGAACCATAGGCCCCCGTCACAATTCAGGAATCTATCACCCTGAGGGGAAGGAAGACACCAGATGCCCGAGCCACACGTATTCCGTCTGCAGTTGATCGCGACACCCGGGGAGCAGGAAGGCGACCTCGAGGCCGTACTCCTGGTGGAGCTGCCGCCAGGGGAGTTTGACCCGCTGGACTACCTAGCGTTCCTGCACGCAGGCCAAAACAAGACCGGGGCGCTGTTCGAGGAAGAGCTCGGCAGGGTTGCAACCACGTACGCTGAACTCCAGGGCCTGACGGTCGAGCAGGCGCGCATTGAACTGCTTGACGTTGTGTGCAATGAGGCAGGTCTTGCGCTGGGAGCCGGCGGCAAGGAAGAGCAGAGGATTATTCTTGCCGATTAGGCGGCTGGAAACAAAATTGAATAGAACGCTCTTTAGTCTACTACAAAGGTCCCATAAGATTATTCATGGGGGGTTATGTTTATTCTTCTCTCTAAAACCTCTTGATCATGCTTTCAATTCTTATTTTCTACCTGTACTTGAATACTAAACTTGGAACGGTTCTTTCGTAGCTTGAAACTTATGTACTTAAAGGTCGGGGATTCGGCGAGGGGTGAATCGACACGATTGGGCACGGGACCTGGGGTTGTGCTACATTGATTTTGGTCATCGGGAGATGCGGTGCAACTGCTCTTCCGCTCGGCTGCGTGCTCCTTCGGTCAGGAGGTGGGGCGCGCAGGCTCTATGGGGACGTTGTATCGGGGTAGGTTTGAGTGCTCGATGCGGCGTCCTTTGCTCGGGGGGTAAACAGGATACCGGGACCCGAAAAAGATGTTTTGCACGTACGACTGAGGGGAAGGAGGGCCAGATCGATGAAGCGTCTGATCCGATTCATCCGGCTGGTCTGCGGGGCCGGCATCCGGAACGCCTGGAGGCTCTCGAGGTATCCGGAGCCAATACCGTTCGACTGACACTGTCTCGCGACTGAGGGGTCGCGGGCCAAAGGAGGGGGAATGCAGATCCCTGGGGCAGTAACATGAAGGCTGAGTTCCTGACGGTCCAGGAGCTCGCGGACGTCTTCGGCGTCCACTACCAAACCGCCTGGCATTGGGTGCACGACGGGAAGGTCCCGAGCGTCCGTATCGGTTCCCGCGCCCGAATTCCCCGCCAGTGGGTAGAGGAGGTAAAGAGTGCCGCGATCGAAGCAACCGTTTCACCCGCGAGCGACGAAGCTGGGGAGCGGAAAGTGGGTAGTGGACTGCCGAGCCTGGCGCAACTTTTTACGTTCGTGGGGTTGCCCCGTGCGGCCCGAGTTCTGGACCGAGGAGGCGGCGCTCCATCGGGTGCGTGAGCTCGATGCCTACTATCTGATGGGTGGACCTCCGGTCCTTCAGGAACGTGTTTCGCTGACGGAGCTGCGGGATTTGTTTCTGGCCTCGCGGCAAGCGGACGGGCTCTCGTGGCAAACGATTTTGAAATACCAGCGTGAGACCGAGACGTTTGTCGGTTACGCCAAGACGCGTGGGTGGCGGTACGTGGACCAGATCAACACATCGCAGTTCACTCAGTTTAAGGTCAACCAGGTGGCGCTCGGGCTAGCCCTCCGGACGGTCTATCTGCAGTGCAGTATCGTTCGGGCGTTCTTCAGCTTTGCGGAGCAGATGGGTTATGTTACGACTAACCCGGTCAAGGGCGCGATGCCAGCTCGCTCGACCGAGCAGGCGAATCGATCGTTGACCGACGAAGAGCGCACCACCATCTGGGAGTTCGGTGGGATCCGTAGTCCGGTGTGGCGTCTCATGCTCGCGACCGGATGCCGTCGCTCCGAATTGTGCAAGCTCGCCTCGGCGTCGTTCGAGTTCACCGCGATCCCGCATCCGTTCGTCCGACTCAACGGCAAGGGGAAGGTACGTAACTTTCCGCTGTCGCCCGGGACGGTCGACCTTGCCCACGAGTTCATCGCGGTCGCCCCGACGCTACGCGGCCCGAGTGCTCATCCGATCGCGGCAGACTCCGTGTGGGCCCCGGAGTATTCCAACACGTTGCTCGGGATCCTACCGATAGCGCTCAGCGGGTGGTGGCTCGCCGACCGGGGCGTGATGGGGTTGGCGGACGATGTTGTGATGCACACACTGCGGCATGACTTCGCAACGTCGGTGGTGGCGCGGTCAGGTGTTCGGGCGGCGCAGCAGCTCTTGGGTCACGCGGACATCCGGACGACCGTGCAGTACGACCACACTTCAGACGATATATTGCTGGCGGCGGTCAGTGAATATGGCGCATTCTTGTCAGCGCGGAAAACAGCGAACTCGTAAGTGTCGACGATAAAGAGGAAAATGCTTGCGCACGATGGTACTACTGATTTTGGTCGCAGCGTTGACGACGTTGGTCGGCAATCGGCGCAAACCCTTGTCCCCGTTGGGTCAGCGGGAAATCACCTTGCGGCCCCGTAACCATCATTTTTAGTCCGCTTTAGCCTAATTCCCCCGGGTTACTGGCGCATTCTTGTCAGTGGCGCGGCCAGAACTACCCACCGACTGAGGGGTCGGGGATAAAGGAGAGGGGAACCAATGATCATCTATCTCGCTGGCGGGATGCACTCCGGCTGGCAGGACCGCGTCATGGCCGCGGTCCCGGACCACAGCTATATCAACCCCGCGCAACACGGGCTCAAGCCGCCGGCCCAGTACGCCTTCTGGGACATGCTCGGCATCCAACACGCCGACCTGATCTTCGCCTACATCGAGCAGGACAACCCGTTGGGTATCGGGGCCGCGTTCGAGATCGGTTACGGACTCGGGCTGGGCAAGCGGGTCATTCTGGTGGACCGCAAGTCGCTCCGGGATGAGTCGTTCCAGAAGTACGCCGCCATCATACAGCACGCCGGGCCGATCGTACTTGAGACTCTCAACGATGGGATCACGATGCTGGAATCCATCGCGCGGCTCGCCGCAATGGTTCGGTGGTCTCCGGGCGACACCCAGAAGGCGATCGACGCTTTTACCCCGGGGGCGGCTTTTGGGGCTCGGGGAGAAGTTGATTGCACCGACCCCGATCCGGAGTCCACGGTAGGGGGCGATCAGCGATGAAGGCTTACGAGATGCGGCGACTCAAACTCGAAGAGCAGAAGGTCGAGCATCTCAAGCGTCTCGCCGACAGCCTACGGTACATTGAGGAGTTCGTAGGCGGGGGGTTCTACGTGACTGAAGCTAGTGGCGGAAACCGTCACCGGTTTTTCGTGGAGCCGAAGCGCAGCTGAGGAGGGGGAACCTTGAATATCATCGAGCGTCTGCTCGGCAGTAAGGATGAGGTCATGCGGAAGGTCGGTCGCGACCTGCTCCGCGCCTGGAAGCCGCCCAAGATCCACCGGCATAACGGCCGTGAGAAGGCCACTCTACCCAAGCGTCTGTCGAGCGGGGAACGCCGACGCAAGAGGCGCGTAGTCGCTGCCTCCCGACGCCACAACCGAAAGAGGCCCGTCCGCAGGCATCGAATGCGGGTTCACACCAGCAAGTAGCGCGTTCAAATCCGACTGAGGGGAAGGAGGGCTGGTCCTATGGGCCGGTTTGTAGACAAGAGTAATCCACCCGACTACCGCACCATCTCGTACGGCGGTGGCGTCCAGTCAACCGCCATGATCGCGCTCAGTGTCCTGGGGGAGATCGAGCCGGCTGCCGATTGCGCGATCTTCGCCGACACCGGCTGGGAGCCCGCGCCGGTCTACGAGACCGTCAGGTGGATGACCGAGTGGGCGGCCGAGCGAGGCTTCACGATCCATACGGTTTCGGTCGGGAACATCCGCGACGACTTCCTGCACGCGACCCGGTTCGCTGCGATCCCGTTCTTCACCAAGCACCCTGACAAGAAGCGCGAGGGACGACTCCGTCGGCAGTGCACCCGCGAGTACAAGATCGATCCGATCTGTCGGAAGATCCGCGAGCTCCTCGGGTACAAAAAGTACGCGAAGACTAAGCACCTCGTCGAGACCTGGCTCGGCATTTCGACCGATGAGGTCTTTCGGATCAAGCAGTCGCGACTGCCTTGGCAGATCAACCGCCATCCGCTGATCGAGCTCAGCATGTCGCGCCAGGATTGTATCGATTGGCTCGCCGACAACGACTTCCCGCCCGTCATGAAGTCCAGCTGCATCGGCTGCCCCTACCACAACAATGCCTTCTGGCGCTACATGAAGACCGACTGGCCGGAGGACTGGGAGGACGTCTGCAGCTTCGACGAAGCGATTCGTGACTTCGACAAGCGCCGGCGTGGTGGGGTGGAGTCGAAGCTCTACATCCACCGGAGCTGCCAGCCGCTTCGCGATCTCGATCTATCCGAGGAGAACCTCGATCTCGAGGGGGAAGAGTGTTCGGGCTATTGCTTCGTGTGAGGCCGTTATGGGGCTGAAGGTTAAGGCGTTCGACATCGCGCTCAAGCGTGCCGTGGAGCATGACGGGGGCACCGGTGTACTGGGGGGTTGCGACCTCGCGGGGGTGTTCCGCCGCGCCCCGTCGACTCGGGAAGTCGTGCGTGAAGTCAAAACCCACACGATCGAGACCCTGACGGCATGGCTCCACCGGGGGGTGCTGGCGAGCAAGCTGTTGTCGGGTCAGTACTGCACCACGATGGGGGTGGCTCGTTCGGAAGAGCGGTGTCGCGCGCTCGAGAATGGCGTCGGGGATCGGCTGCTCGCGAAGGTGGAGCGCTCCCCTGAGGGGTGTTGGATCTGGGCCGGCCACGCCGGTCGGGGTCACACGTGCCCGCAGCCAAAGCTGGGACTCGGCGGTACCTCGGTTTCGGCCCGGCGTGCCGCGGTTGAGCTCACCTACGGAGCGGTTCCGGACGGCATTCAGATCTTCAACATCTGCGGGGACCAGCTATGTCTGGCCCCGGAGCACCAGGGGGCTCGACCGCAGCGGTGGAACGTGCAGCAGGTCGGTCATCCTAGCGGCATCCACTGTGGAAACGCCCGCATCAACTTCGAAATCGCGCAGGAGATCCGTGAGGCGTACACGACGCAACCACGTCGCGTCCGGGGTGGCCGGGGGGTTTCGCTGGTCGAGCTTGCTGCACAACACGACATTTCAATTTCGACGGTACGCCAGGTCCTGACGGGACGGACGTGGCGCCGGCCGGATGAAGGAGGGGGAGCATGAAGATTATTGAGCGCGTGGAGGTCCCGACGGGGGACATCCTGGTGGTTCAGGGCGACTACGGTTCACTCGAGCTGTTGTCCCTGGGGGACTACGGGAAGGGCGTCAACGTCAAGTGTGACGCGATGGGGTTGACGCGCCCGCTCGGTACGGTGCAGCACACCGATCTGTTGCCGCTTTACCAGAAGTGGGTCATCACGATCTCGACCCAGTACGGCTGCTCGATGGGTTGCAATTTCTGCGACGTACCCAAGGTGGGGCCGGGGAAGAACGCCACCCTGAACGACATGATCCGGCAGGTGCAGATGGGGCTGGCGCTCCACCCGGAGGTCCCGTGGAGCGACCGGCTGAATATTCACTTTGCCCGGATGGGGGAACCGACTTGGAACCCCCATGTTCTCAACGCGGCCTGTTGGTTCTACGACCACCTCTGGCCGGCGTACCGAGTTCATCCGGTGGTCTCCACGATGATGCCGCGCCACAACGTCTATCTGCGCGACTTCCTGCAGCGTTGGCTGGAGGTAGTCAAGAACGACATCTACCGGGGCAACGCGGGGCTGCAGCTGAGTATCAACTCGACGTCGGAGACCGAGCGTGTCGACATGTTCAACGGCAACGCACTATCGCTCGCCGATATCGGTCAGATGCTGGAGGGGTTGGCGGACCCGCTCGGGCGGAAGATCACGCTCAACTTCGCGCTCGCCGGGTACGAGATCGATCCGTATGTGCTGCGGCGCTACTTCGATCCCGCCCACTACCTGATCAAGCTCACCCCGATGCACCGCACCGATGCGGCGCTGGGCAACGGGATCGAGACCGAGGGCGACTACACCACGTTCGAGCCCTACCGATGGACCGAGGAGCGGCTGGTTGAACACGGCTACGACGTTCTGGTCTTCATCGCTTCTCGCGAGGAGGATGAGGGGCGGATCACCTGTGGGAACGCGCTGCTCTCGGGCACACGTCCCTTTGATTTGACCGAAGGAGGGGGAGCATGAAGATCGCACATTGTTCAGACGTACACCTGGGGTTCGGGCGGTTCGGTGGTGCCCGGAGCGCCCGCCGCAAGGAGGACGTGATCAACTGCTTCCTCGCGGCGGTCGACACGATCATCGATCGGGGCTGTCGGGTGGCTCTGTTTCCGGGCGACTTTTTCGACAGCCCTGACCCCGATAACGAAACCCTACTCGCGGCTATTACGGGCATCACCCGTCTGACCCGCGAGGGGATCTCGGTACGGATTATTTCCGGCCAGCACGATACGCCCAAGTCTGAACGGTGTCATATCTTCGCCGCGCTGCAGGCCACGGATTCAACCGGTCGGCTGCAGATGATGCACGCCGGCGAGTTCACCGAGGACATCGACGGCTTCCGTTTCGTCTACCAGGGCTGGGACAACATCCCGCTCGACTGGGCCGCGCTCCCTGAGGGCGACTTCCTGGTGGTGCACGCGCCCTACCCGCCAGCGATTTTCAGTGACCGACATCCGCGGGCTATCTACGAGGGCATCCCGGACAACTGGTCCTACCTGGCGCTCGGCGACTGGCATGAGCGTAAGGAGATCATGCCCGGCGCCTGGTACAGCGGCGGCCTCGAGCGGCTCAATTTTGGTGAGCAGGGCTCGGACTGCGGAATCCTGGTCATCGACACCGATACCGGCGAGGTGACGCCCTGGGATTCTCCGGCCCGCGAGCTCATCACGATCGACTTCGACCTCGATACCTGGGACCGCCCGGAGGAAAAGCTGCGGGAGGTGCTGGAGGGGTTTGAGTCGGCTGCGATTCGGCTCCGGATGGCAGGAGATCCGACCCGGATCGATCCGAAGTGTCTCGATTTCCACCCGCTGATCCAGCGGGAGTTTCTTGGTCGCCCCGACGTGGCAGCCCAGGTCAACCTGGGCACCGCAGAGGTCGCGACCTCCTGGGAGGAATTTTGCAACCGGCAGAAGCTATCTCCTCAGGTGTTCCGGTACGGCCGCCACTTTTTGAGGGAGATTGGACGATGACTAACGATTTCGAGTTCAAACCAATCCCTCTCAGTGAATTCTTGGGTGACGGCCCTTCGCTTTCGCCTCCGGTGCACCGGTGCGAAGCCTGCGGGCGCCCGGCGCTCTGCTGCGAAGAAGCTTTTCGGCCGGGTGTGTTGAGTTGTGAGGTCAACCAGTTCGTTAGTGCCACGGCTACCGTTGCCACCTTGCTGTCCGCACTGCGACGCCGCACGAAGGAGCTTGGACGATGAGCGCGCAACTGCGGTCTGTGGCGATTAAAAATTTCAAGGTTCACGAGGATCTTTCGCTGGAGTTTGGTCTCGGCACCACCGTGCTGGTTGGACCGAACGGCGCCGGCAAGACCTCGATCGCTGAGGCGATCGCGTGGTGCCTCTGGGGGGCACAGGGGGTGCAGGCGAAGCAACAGAAACGCCTGATCCGATACGGCGCGGAGAAGTGTCGGGTCGAGGTTGTGATCGCGCTTGACGGGCTTGACCATCTGTTCGTCCGGGAGCTATTGCAGTCCGGCGGGAGTAAGGCCTGGGTCGAGACCGCCACCGACACGTTGGCCGACAGCTCGTCTGGCGTTCAGCAGTATCTGGAGTCGCTCGGGCTTGATCTGGAGGGCTTCTCGGTCCAGTACGCCGCCCAGAAGGAGTTGGACTATTTTGTGTTCGCCATCCCGTCGGTGCGGAAGAAGCTGGTGGCTTCGCTGTTCCGTCTCGAGGACTTGGACGGCGTCATCAAGGCGGTTCGGATGGTGCACGCGGATTATGCCCAACAGTGTCTGCAGGCTCCGACGGCTGAGATGGTGGAGGGGTACGCCACCCTCACCACGGATGCGCTCGATGAGCTGGACGGACTGAAGGTCGCGGCCGCAGCGGTGGAGGTAGACAAGACCCATCAGGCAGCGAAGGTGGAGGAGCTTCGCGCCGCATTCTCCGGTGACGCGGTACGGGAACGCACGGCCCTGGAGGCTGACGTGATCCGGTTCGCTGATATCGTCGAGGAGTGCGAGATGCTGGCCGCCGGGATCGTGGCACCGGAGGTGCCGGATCCGCAGGACTTGCCGAGCCTGGAAGAGATCGATACCAGGCTCGCCGAGGCCAACGAGGAAGCGCGCGCGTGTGTGTTGGGGTCCACGGCCCTTTCAGGTCAGCGGGACTTTCTCGCCGAGAACCGCGATGCACTTGACGGAGGAAAGTGTCCTCTGTGCCTCCGGGGCATTCGCAACAAGGCTGCGGCTCTGGAGGCTGTTGATGCCGAACTCGGTACGCTGACAGACGAGTGCGCCGCAGCCCAAGTGGCCGCGGAGGAGGCGAATCGCGCGGCTTACGACCTGGCGATGGAACGAGAGCAGGTCGTTGCCGAGCTTCAGGCCGCGGATCGTGCTGAGTCGGAAGCGGCGTCCGCCACGGCTCGCAAGAAGGAGCTGGAGGAGAAGCGGGATCGCTACAAGGTGAAGCTCGCTGAGGTGGCCACGGCGCTGGAGCAGTTGCCGGAGGTGGACGACACCGCCGAGCGTGACCTCAGGGCCGAGGAGCGCCAGCTGGATTCAACCACGCAAGCCCACGGGCTTGCCCTGGGACGGGTCACGGTGGCCGACCGGGCCGTCGACGAGGCTGCCTTCAAGCTGGACAAGGCCGAGAAGGAACTCAGGAAGGCGGATCGGCTCCGGGTCAAACGCGACACCATGGAGACGCTCACGAAGGCCCTGCCGGACTTCCGAGACAGCGTCATGGCGGCGTCGCTCGGGTGGGTTGCGGACCGGGCCACGCGTCTGCTCTACGGGGCGGCCGGCCGCGACTGGCGTCTCACAGTCAACGAAGATCTGGAGTTCCATATCAACGGCAATCCGCTTGCCGATTTCTCGACCGGGCAAGTCGACACGGTGTGTGTCTGCCTCCGGATCGCGATCGCTGAGTACCTGTCGAAGCGGATTGGCTTCGGCAATCTCATGATCCTTGACGGGGTCCTGGACCGCATCGACGAAGACAACCGTGATGCGCTCGGGATGTTGCTCGGCGAGATTAACGTCGACCAGGTTCTGGTGCTCAGCCATTTCGATATCGGAATCCTGGACGGCGAACGGATTGAGATCGGGAAGGTGGAGGAGGTTCGATGAAGACTCTGTGGGTATGCCGGCGACTTCGAGTTCTCTGGTACGACTATCACAATTTTCGACTGGTTCCGTTTCGCCTCTCTCGCTGGCGGGCGCTTTCGGTGGCCGTGTCGTTCCCGAGCGCGACTGATGTCTGGGACCTTAGCGTACTTGAGTTTTTAAAAGGGAAAATTCGATGAAGCTCTGCACCGCCTGCGGGCATGACCGTCGTGTGCACGACGATTTATTTGGGTGCTTTTGCCGGGTTGTAGTTACTCGAGATCAGCGGCTTACCAAGGGGTGTAGCTGCCGACAAAAGCGAAGCGCCTCGAAAGGCTGGAAGGTGGAGGAGGTTCGATGAAGCTCGATCAGAAGAAGCTTGAAGCTCGAACCCTGCAGATTATCCGCAGGCTGAAGCACAAGGAGAGGCCCTGCCGCTTTGACCTGCCCACGAGTATTGGGTCAACGCAAATTCGAGGTCTGATTCAGGCGTTGTGTGAGCAGATCAACGGCGAGGATTCTGATGGTTGACGCGACGCCCACCAAGCCATTCTGCTATCGGGAGCCGGAATGGTTCTACCGGACCGACGCCTGTATCGGGTGTGCTTATCGGCTGCCTTGCGCGGTGGGTGCTGGGGTCTCTGCAGACAGGCCTCGCAAGATGTTCGTGGAGTCCATCGCTCGAGCCAACATTCCTCGGGCTGACGCTATCGAGGCCATCCAGAAGGCCTACGACGTTACCCACAACGCAGCCCGCAAGCAGTACGATCGCTGGCGCGAGAAACTTGGGAGGCCCCAATGATTCGACTGCAGGTTGAGGCCTCGTGGGTGACGGCTCCGGGCTGTCCTCGCGAGGTCGCGAAGCTGATCAAGGACCAGTGTAAGGCCCGCGACCCGCAGGCGTTCTTCACCGGTGGTGCCTCGCATTTCCACTTGTGGCGGATCAGGGAGAAGGAGCTCCAGTTCCCCACCGGGCTGCTGTGGGACGTGGTGCAGCAGCTCGATGCGGTCGGGATCGAATACGAGATCGACCCCCATCTCGGCTACGTGGTGGATCCGGAGCTGGTGGTGCCGGACGGTATTGAGCTTCGTGATTACCAGGAGGAGGCGGTCAAGGTCGCGCTCCGGGAGGGTCGGGGAATTCTTGGGCTCGCGACGAATTCGGGAAAATCGATTATCGCCGCCGCGCTGGTGCAATCCTTTGCGAGTCACGACTGTGTCGCGGTCCCGACGATCGTGTTGGTCGTGCGGGCCGAGGGTGTGCGCCAGATGACGGAGCTGTTCCGCCGGTGCTTCGGCGACGACCTCGTCGCGAACGAGACTGGCGAGGGCAAGTCCTACGTCATCATGACCTACACGAAGGCGTCGAAGCGCGACCTCAGTCCCTACCTTCTGGTCATTGCTGATGAGGTTCATCGGGTCGGCGCCAAGACCTACTGCGGCGCGCTCGCGACCGCGGAGAACGCCTACCACCGCTACGGCCTGTCGGGCACGCCCGGCGGTCGTGAGGACGGCAAGGACCTCTATTTCATCGGGGCGACCGGGCCGGTGATCTACCGGATGCCGCAGGATGCGTTGATTAAGCGTGGATTCTCCGCACGTGCTGCGGCGATTATGCTCCATATCCCGGGCGACATCCATCCGGCGGTCGAGGAGGATATCGCAGCACTGGTTCTGCTGCAGCAGTCCGGCAAACTGTCCCGGGGTAATCAGTTCAAGCTCCGGAAGCTCCGGGCGCAGCTTTGGCGGGACGTCGAGGCCGAGGGGATTCTCGAGAATGAGGTCCGCAATATCGCGATCGTGGACGCGGCGACCCAGGCGCAGCAGTGTGGGCGCCAGGTATTGATCCTGGTGAAGCGGATTGATCACGGGCGCCGGCTACGCGAGTTGTTTGCGTTCATCGGGTATGAGGTTCCGTTCGCCCACGGCAACTCGAAGGGGCGCGACAAGATCTACACGGGGCTCCAGTCAGGCGAGCACCGGATCGTGATCGGGTCCGGAATCTACGATGATTCGATAGATGTACCCAATATCGAGGTGCTGATCAATGCGGCCGGCGGCAAGTCGTTGAACGCCACTAAGCAGAAGCTTGGGCGCGGTCTTCGGAATCCCGGCGACAAGAGTCTTCTGGTGATCGACTTCATGGACACCGGGCACAAGATTCTCAAGAAGCATTCGAGGGCGCGGAAGCGCGCGTACCAGCAGGAGGGGGTGAGTGTGCGGAAAGCGGAGAGCCTCTCGGAGGAGGAGCTCGCCGCGTAGCGAAAGTTTCCGAGGAAACTTTTCGTTTCGGTGAGAAGTTCGTTGAAGGCTGACCCGGTTGTCCCGCACACTGCCAGGTCTTACAGGAGGGGGAACTCCATTGGCGCTAGCTGAACCGTTTGACACCTCGCTCGACCCTGTCGATACGCAAGTGTTCTGGTCTGTCGTCGACACCTACACCCGTGCTCGCCGGGAAACGCAGCCCTATTACCGGCTCAAGGTGGAGATGCATCGTCACCCGAATCGGATTCACTTTGTCCGTGCGGCTGATCTCATCCGGGAGATTGGGGCGGATCCCCACGAGTACATCGCGGCGCAGTTTGTCGACACCGTCCCCTACCCCAATGGCCTGTACAGCAAGCGGGCCCAGCAGCGGTGGGTCGATTACCTCATTGGGCGCGACGCAGCCGGACGTGTCGCCGCGCAAGACCAACGGTTCCGGATGTACGGGGCCCACATGGGCGAGGGCACGACGGAATTTGACATCCTGCTGAACCCGGTATGCCAGTTCGACGCCTGGTACCGCATCTTTTGGTTCCTACAGTTGAACCTTGATGCTGGCCGGGACCTTGTGAGGGACGCGCGGAACGAGCTTCGCTCGGCGGCGTTTCGTCGGGCTATTCGGGATGCCGGATACGACCTCGATGCTATCGACAGTTACATCGAGGCTCACGCCTGATGGCGTTTAACGAGCTGTTTGAAAGGGACTTTCTGAGGATGATTTTACGTCGCGAGTATTTGGTTGAGTTCGCGGGTGTGATCGAGCCCGAGCTGTTTTCGTTTCCGGTGTACGCGAAGCTCTGGCTGATCATCCAGAAATTCTACTTCGAGCATAAGGAGCCACCCTCGGAGGCGACGCTCTTTGAGCTTTTGGAGAACGCGGTTGACGACAAGCTTTTTCGGGAGGATGAGGTCGACATTCTGGAGGAGTACATCCCGCCGGTTGTCAACATTGGGACTGATGAGGTTGTCAATTTTGAGTTTGTGCGGGAGCGGGTTTCGCGTTGGGCGCAGGAACGTCGGCTGCGCGCTCGAGTGTCAGAGGTGGTCCAGCGGGTTCAGGAGGGTAGCGCGGATGTTGACGAGGCCGTCCTCCTGATTCGAGGGGCCGCACTTTTGAAGCCGACTCCGCTCGATGAGGAGGATTTCATCATCACAATGGAGCGGCGGGTACAGGGTCTTGTGGACCGGCGTGAGGGGCTCTTCATCCCGACAGGCATCGAGCCACTCGACCGCGCTCTTGGGGGAGGGCTCATGCGCGGCTCTACTGGTTACATCATGGGCCCGCCGCACGGCGGGAAGTCAACCTTCTGCAGTCACTTCGCCGGTACCGCCACGATGATCCATCTGAATGTTGTGTACTGCTACAACGACGAATCCTCCGAGCTTTTAAGCGCGCGGTTGGTCGGTCATTACGGTGGGGTTAGCCGGAAGGATTTTCTCGCCGGGGGTGAAAGGGCGTTGGACAAGACCAGGGCGGCGTGCGCCAAGCTGGCTGAGGTTCGGGTAGGGAAACTCATTCTGAAGCACCTTCCGAATTACGCAAAGCCTTCGGATGTGTTTCGTACGGTGGAACGTGCGGTGGCGGGGGGCATGGCGGTCGATGTCATCGTTGTTGACCACATAGGCAAGATGCAGCCGGAAGCGGGGATGTCTAGGGACAGTTACCACCTGGACGTCAAGAATGTCTTCGGCGAGCTTTCTGACCTCGCGGGAGAGTACAACTGCGTGGTGCTTTGCGTCATGCATACGAATCGAAAGGGTCGAGGTAAGGCGCGGCTGGACGACGGCATGATGGGGCTGACGTATGAGCCGGCCAAGGACGCTGATTTCGGCCTGGGGGCTTTTCGCCTCACTGAGGACATTGCGCCGCCTGGCGCGGTTGGAGCCAAGAATTTTGGCCGCCTCCAGATCATAAAAGCTCGTGACACCGGAGCGGCAGGGATGTTGTTTCGGGCCGAGGTGGATTTCGAGAAGTGCCGGTACCTGAGGACCGAATTTCTCGGCACACAGGAAGGAGTTGCCAATGCTACGCAACCAGGAGCAGGTCGCTCGTTTGCATCACCTAATGGTGCAGCGGCATAACCGGCTCATGACCAAGCTGAAGTACAGCGTGAACATGTCGCCCCCGGCTGAGGAGGCACTGCGGCGTGGGGCCGAACGGGCCGCAGGTTTTATTCAGGCGCTCGAGTGGGTCCGGCACCCGGAGCACGGCGACCCGGAGTGGATGGGGATGTTGGACCGGTTGATTGACGCCTGACCATGTTCGGCAAGTACACCATTGAAGACATCGCGGTGCTCGGTGAATACCGAGTACAGGGCAAAGAGGTCGCGGTGCGGGTGTGTCCGGAGTGTGGCGATGGTCGCTATAAGTTCTGGGTCGACCCGAGCAAGGGCGTGGGGTACTGCTACCACTGTCACTACAGCCCTCGCCTGGAGCAGCTTCTTGGCGCGGCACGTCTGTCCGGTATCGGGCTGGTGCCGACGGTGAAGAAGGCTCCTGGCCCGACCCCGGTACCCGTGATGGTCCCGGCGGAGGAATTGCCAAGTGACTCCCTCGGGTGGGAGTTTATTGTGAGGCGTCGGCTCGATGTCGACGCGCTGATTCAGAATCGTGTGGGGTACTGCCCTACCGGTCGATACCGATACCGCCTGATCTTTCCGTTCTACTCGCGGGCTGGAGAGTACCGCGGGTTTCAGGGGAGGTGGGTACTGCCGCACTTGCCGGCAGGGGTCCCGAAGTGGATCACGGCTTCCGGCACCAAGAAGAGCCAGTTCCTTTGGAACTTTCATCAAGTGTTCGCACAGCAGCGCTGGTGCGTGTTGGTCGAGGGGATCTTCGATGCGTTGCGCATCCCGGACTGGGGTGTCGCGATGTTGGGGAAGACGACTTCCGCACAGCAGCGAGCACTACTGGAGTACTTCGACTACATCTTCGTCATGTTGGACGCGGATGCGACTGAGGACGCCAAGTTACTCGCGAGGACTCTCGTGAGTAACGCGGTGTTTCGGGTTGCCGTCGTGCAGCTCGAGGAAGGAGACCCGGATTCTAATGATCCGAAACATTTGGCAGCGCTTTTGCGCGCGGCAAGTCCTGCGGGTTTTGAAGAAACCGCAGGAAGTGAAGTTCTTTGCGGTTGAGGACGGGCGTACCTATGAGTTGATGCTTGACGACTCGGGCCGAGCGTTAGTGACCACCCAGGACATCTTGCTGGGTCCTGGCATGACGGCGCAGGTTGAGGCGCCCTACACGTTTCTTCCGCCGGAGGACCATCTCCTCCTGACGTCTCCCGGGTACCGCATTCCAACTGTGCGGGTTGCCCCCGGCATCATTCGGGAGCAGCGCCAGGGTCCGTTCTGGCTAGTCAATTCCGGCGAGTCCGCGGTCGCGATTCCCGCTGGTACACAGGTCGTTTTGTTCAGTCTGTCACGAGACGTCTGGTTCGACACGACCGAGGTGACGCTCTGATGTTCCTCCGGGAGATGTGTGCCGATTGTCTGACCTGCTTCAACCTCAAGATCATGTTCGACCTTCGGGACCTGGAGCTCGATTCACAAGAGCGGATTCTCTCTACTCGCATCTGCACCGTCCTCAAACGTGACCGGATTATCCACATCCGATGCGCCAAGAACATGATCCTCGACAACGACGGGCTTCCGAAGGACTTCAAGTCACCTGCGGCCATCCGGGGCTGTGTTGACCGGACCCAGGTCACGTGTGTCGCGCATGACGAGGACACAGATGAGTGATGACCTTTTTTGTAGTGCCTGCTCTTTATGCCGGGGGGATGACGGGGAGATTCGGCCCTTCGTCCAAGGTGTCGGCCCAGTTGGTGCGCGCGTGGTTGTGGTGGGGGATAAGCCGGACGACCGGGACCAGTTGAACCTGACCTGCTTCTCTGGCACCACCGGTCAGATTCTCGGGATGGCGTCCGAGCAGTCCGGGTTCGACATCGAGAACGCCTACGTCACGTTGGCCGTGAAGCACAAGCCGTCGGGCAAGAAGAAGCCGCTGAAGGTGCACAAGGATGTGTGTCAGAAGCTGCTTGAGGAAGAGATCGAGGTCGTGGATCCCGAGCTCATCGTGGCGCTCGGTGCCGTCGCCTGGAAGATGCTGACGACACATCCGTCGTCCGACAGGGCGCGTGGTTGCATCATGGAGTCTCGACCGGAGTTCGGGAACCGTCCTGTTCTCGCGACTCTCTCGCCCGGCACTTTCTTCCACAGCGGCGGCGAGTGGCCCGCCTTCGTGGCGGACCTGTCGAAGGCGCAGAGTTTTCTCGACGGGACCCTGACGGAGAAGGGCACGGAGCTCATCATCGCCCGGAGCGAGTACGAGGCTCTGGAGATCATCGCCCATCTCAGCCAGCAAGACGTGGTGGCGTACGACCTCGAGACCACGGGCGACTTCGTTGATGGCAAGATCATCTGCTTTTCCTTCTCAGACGAGCCCGGATGGGGCTACGTGATCCCGATGCACAGCTGCGGGATGGTGCCGGTCCTGGAGGAGAACAAGCGGGTCGACGCGGCGCTTCGGGAGCTGTTTTTGGAGTCGGGCGTGCGGTGGGTTGACCACTTCGGTGCCCACGACTGGAAGTACCTGATGCGTCGCTGGGACATCCCCGGCCCGGTCAACCGGCTCGCCTGCACGGGACTCATGCAGCACACCGTCGACGAAAACCTCCGGTTGGGTCTCGGGTATCTGGCCTCGCTCCACACCACGATGCCACCTTGGAAGACTAAGTTTGAGGTGGAGAAGAAGAAGCTGACGGGCGGTAGGGATTGCTCGTACGGGGATCTGCCCGATGCTCTGCTGCAGCCCTACGCTGGCGAGGATGCCGACGGGACGCTTCGTCTGTACCGGCATTACGTGCCGGATCTGGAACGGCAAGGGCTTTGGAACTTCTTCACTGATCACGTGATGCCGACTGCGGATGTGTTCATCCAGATGGAGAACGCTGGCATGCCGATCGTCCGGGAGGCGATTCAGCGCCAGGACGTGGAGATGAACCTCCATCTGCAGAGGCTGAACGCTCAGATCCAAGAGGCGGTCGGACAGGAGTTCAATCCGCGCTCGCCCCAGCAGCTCGCAAGGGTGCTGTTCGAGGACATTGGGCTCACGCCGCTCAAGCGGACCGATTCCGGAGAGGCTTGGTCCACGGACGATGAGACGCTTTCGGCGCTGGAGGGGAAACATCCCGTGGTCGCGTTGATGCAGGACTACCGGACCGGCGAGACGGTGCGGAAGATGTACCTCGGGGACGGCCCCAAGGGAATTCAGCGCAACATCGCCTCGGATGGCAAGGTCCACAGTGATCTCTATCTGACCGGCACTCGGACCGGGCGAGCCGCATCGGCCCGACCGAACCTGATGAACCTCCCGAAGCGGGGCGGGATTCGGGAGGTGTTCGAGGCGCCGGAGGGGTGGAAGCTCCTGTCGGCTGACTTCTCCCAGGCGGAGGTTCGGTATGCCGCCTACGCTGCCGGCGAGCAGGCGATGATTGATGCGTTCGAGAACGACATTGATATCCACATCAAGACGGCCGCCCAGATGTACCGGATTCCGGTCGAGGAGGCCACGGACGAACAGCGCGATAGAGCCAAAGTGCTTAACTTTGGCATCTTCTACGGGATGGGTGTCAGCACGCTCGCCAAGAAGATTGGGTGCGAGGAGAGTGCCGCGGAGGGGCTGTTGCGGGACTACTGCAACGGCTATCCGGACCTGATGGCGTGGCTGCAGTTGCAGGTCGATACTGCGATCGAGACCGGGCAGGTCAAGAACGTGTTCGGCCGCATCCGCCACCTACCGCCGGCGTTCACCAACTCGGCCCGGTCCCACATTGAGCGCGAGGCCAAGAATTCTCCTGTGCAGGGCGGCGTCGCGGACGCGCTCTGGAAGGCACTCGTGCGGATCGCTCGCCGGTTGTTAGCCGGCGGGTACCGAGCCCACATCGTGCTGACTGTGCACGATGAAGTGTTGCTCCTGTGTCCGGATGAAGAGATTGAAGAGGTTTCCCAAATCGTCAAGGAGGAGATGGAGCGGCCGTTGCCGGTACTGAACTGTGTGCTCCCAACCGATATCGAGGTGCATCAGCGATGGCAGAGCGAGAAGGATTAGTGGCCCCGGCCCGCCGTCCGGTCGAGGAGACAATGAATATCGTCGACTGGGGGAAGTTCGAGGTTGAGTTGTTCGACATCGACTCCGAGAACATCGGGGAGGAGCTGCAGAAGCAGCCGGCGCTTTTGGCGTTCTGGTCCGTACGACTCGCGGATGCCGAGACGTTGCTGCAGGAATCGAAGTATGCCTTGGAACAGGCCGAAGCTGTCGCATGGGTGCGGGTGAAGGCCAAGTTGCGAAGGGAGGAGCTGGACGAACAGAGGGGCCGTGTGACCGAAGCGGACGTGAAGGCCGAAGTGGCCCAGGATCCCGAGGTCCGTAGTGCCCAGGAAGCCCTAATGCAGGACGAGTATCGCCAGCGCCAGTATCGAGCTGTGGTTCGTGCTCTCGACCAGAAGGGAATCATGATGTGTTCCCGGATCAAGCTGTTGATCGCCGAGCTCGAAGCCACGATGCAGAAGCGTCGGTTGAGTAACGTACAACCCAAACAACACTGACTGAGGGGAAGGAACCCAGTATGGCTTATTTCAAGTCTGACATGGACGGGCTCGCCAAGGAGCGCGAGTTTCTCGATGACCGCATGAAGCGGGCGCCGTATCCGCGGATCAAGTTGGAGATCGGCTTCACCACCGTACGGATCCTGCCGGCCTACGACGAGTCGGGCCGGTGGTACTACCGTTACGGGATGCACTTCGGGCTGCCGATCGACAACGTTCGGAAGACCTGGCCGTGCATCGCGGCGACCGACGTGCCCGAGACCTGCATGTTCTGTGAGTGCTCGGCCGACTACCGTAACAAGGCTCCGGAGCTCTACAGCCAGTTCAAGGCCAAGACTCGCACGCTCTTCAACGCGTACGTGGTCGGCGACGAGGCTGCCGGGTGCAAGGTGCTGGAGTGCGGCCCGTCGATCTCGCGCGACATCATCGATCTCGCGGAGCGTGAGAGCGATCCGACGGACCCGGAAGACGGGTTCGCTTTCATCATCGAGAAGCGTTCGACCGGACCCAATGCTCGTGACATCGAGTACAAGGTCTCGGCCGAGCGCAAAAACACGCCCATCCCGGAGGCCGCGTGGGACACGCTGGACAACCTCCACCCGCTCGCCGAGCTGATCGAGTACCCCACGTACGAGGAGCAGCTCGCGATCCTGGAGGGCAACGCCGAGGCGCAGGTTCCGGATGACCGCCAGTTGGTGGAGGCACCGGAGACTCGTCAGATCCGTGGTGCCGCCGACGAGGCGCCTCCGGCCCGCGAGGAAGCTTCGGCGGAGACCAAGGAGTCCGTCGAGGATACCCGCAAGCGGCTGCGCGAGCGGCTGCGCGGTTCCCGGAGCTAACCATGGCGAAGCGCCAAGCAGCACGGGCGCTTCTCGATTGTCTCATCCAGGCCGGTACCAAGAAGTACGGGACAGAGCGAGTCGGTCTTCTGTCGGACCGACTCGCCCCCGGCTTCCTGTCTAGTCAGATCCTGACGCTGGATGACCTGATCGGGAAACCCGGTATACCGATGGGCCGCATCACCGAACTGGTGGGCGGCTACTCGACTGCCAAGTCCATGGTGGGGAACCATCTTCTCGTCGAGGCTCAGCGGCAAGGCGGTATGGCGATCCTGCTCGACACCGAGCGTGCGTACGATGCGGCTTGGTTCGAGGCCTTCGGCGGCGACGTTGAAAATCTGGTCGATTATAACCCCGAGACGATCGAGGAGTGTTTCGAGATGATCGACGATGTCACGAAGGCGTTGATCGATTTCGACAAGCCTTCCGTGATTGTCATCGATTCTGTGTCGGCTCTCCAGACCGCACGTGAGCGCGACGAAGGAGTGAAAACGCCTGGCGAGCACGCTCGCATCTTGGCGCAGGAGTTTCGCCGCCTGATGGGGCGGATCTCCAGGATGCCTGTCGCGCTCGTTCTCATGTCGCAGAAGAAGGACACGATCGGACAGTTCGGTGGCGCCTTCGGAACCATTGGTGGCCACGCCATCGAATTTCACGCGGCTGTCCGGCTGGACATGCGCCGTATCGGCTTCATCAGGACCGGCAAGGACAAGACCCCCATCGGGTTCAATGTCCAGATCACCCTTGCGAAGTCGAAGGTCGGCGGAAGTCGTCCGTTCCAGAAGATCGTGGTGCCGTTCTTCTTCGACCGTGGTGCGGACAAGCTGCAATGCGCTCTACCGCTAGCCCTGCAGTACGGGATGGTCGAGCGGGCCAGCAAGGGGCGTGTCAAGTTCCCTGGCGCCGAGAAGTCGTTCTACGACACCAAGTTCGCGGAGCACTTCACGGACGAGATGTATGAGGAACTACGGGCTCGTGTCTTCGACCCGGAGGGCGCGGATGATTCGAGCGGGTAAGCGCTACGCGCAGTCCCGGCGTAGCGAGGACATCACGCAGGTGTTCCGTCGGTTGGGTCTCAGCACTCAGCCGGGGGAGCTCAAGCTCTATCTGGCTGTACTGAAGCGCGCGGTCAATGACTTGGACCATCCGAAGGCGAAGGTTCGCGCGGATGCCGAGTCTTTTTTGTTCAATCCCGAGGACCTCGGGCTGGAAAACATTTGCGAGATGCTCGACCTCCGGGTCGGGTATGCCCGCAACCTGATCCGGCTCCAGGTCGCTCGAGCGAAGAAGGAGGAAGCAGCATGACTACTCAGGATGTTGATGACGTGCTGATGGGGAGTCGGGTTGTTCGTTGGACGATTGCCGGGGTGGTGGCTGTGTCGTTGTTTATCAGTTCTGTGGTCAATATTCGGCAGTCCGATCAGCTCGCGACGCTCACGGAAGAGCTGGCAGCTGTACGCCAGCAGGCTGCAGCAACTCAGGCGGCCGTGAAGGTGGATCAGCAGTACCTCGCGGTGGTTGACGTTCTGGTGGCCAAGGCATCGGACCACTTGACGCTCCAGCAGATCCCCGAGATCGCCTCCATGGTGGTTGAGCTCGCAACTCTCTACAGGGCCGACGGGCTCACCTCGAGTCTCGTGCTGGCCGTGATGGAGCGAGAGTCGAACTTCCGCCCGGACGCGGTGAGCGGTCGGGGAGCTGTTGGGATCATGCAGGTGATTCATGAAACCGCGGAACCCCACCTGGTGGCGCTCGGTGAGACCTGGAGCGTCGAGCTGATGCAGCGGCCGGATGTGAACATCGGGGTTGGGGTGATGGAGTTGATGCGACTCCACAGGATCTACATGGCAGAGGGGTTGGAGGGCCGCGACGAGTGGCACCTCACCCTCACGAGCTATTTCTGGGGCCCAACCAACACCCGGCGGCTACTCGAGTCGAAGGGCGAAAAGATCCGGGTCCCGAGCCTGGAGTACAGCGTCGGCGTGCGCGGGCTCCAGAACGACATCAGGAACAGGGGGGTGGAGTGATGGCTTATACGCACAGGGCGCCTCCGTCGCTGGACGGGAAGCACGTTCTTGTGACCGGGGGCGGGGGCTTCATCGGCTCGCGATTGGTTGAGCTCCTTCTTGCTCGCCGCTCCCCCGCGTCACTGACGGTGGTCGACAAGTTCACTTACGCCGGCGACAGGGAGAACCTTAGTGACGTGCGGGATCAGATCATCCTGAAGGAACTGGATGTGTGCGACGAGGCCATCGGCTTCAGCGTGAAGCGACCCGATGTGATCTTTCACCTCGCGGCCGAGACCCATGTGGACCGCTCCATCGAGAATGGTCTCCCGTTCGCCCAGGTGGATTTCTACGGGACCGCGGTCATGCTCGAGTGGGCCCGCCAGTGGGGTTCACGGTTCGTCTTTGTGTCGACCGACGAGGTCTACGGCGACATGCAGACGCGCGCGATAGATGTCGCTACGGAGGACACCGCGCTGGCCCCGACCAACCCGTACAGCGCCGCAAAGGCGGGCGCGGACTTCTTGGTTCAGGCGTACCACCGAACCCATGGTCTGGACACGGTAATCCTACGCCCGGCAAACCAGTACGGGCCGCGGCAGTACCCGGAGAAGCTGTTCCCCCGCTTCGTGTATCTCGCGATGTCGGGACAGAACCTCACCGTGCACGGTGACGGATCTCAGCTCCGCGAGTTCACCCACGTGAGCGACGGGGCCATGGGGATCCTGCTTGCCGGCGAGCGAGGTGCCAGCGGATCCATTTTCAACATTGCATCCGAGGAGTACATGACCGTCAGTGAAGTTGCGTTGGCGGTCCTGCACCACTTCGGGTTGGAGGAGACCAAGATCACCTACGTCGAGGACCGGCCGGGCGGTGACGCGCGTTACAGCATTTCTTCGGAGCGCGCTCGGATGGAACTGGCGTGGGCGCCGAGGATCCCCCTCGATCGTGGTGTGTCTCACACGATCGGTTACTACGCCGGCAAGTGGACCGGAGAATTACCCGAGGTGGCGGCATGAGTCTGGTCGGAGAGTGCCTGCCGGGAGTGAAGCTGCAACCCGTGAAAAGGAACGCTGACGACCGGGGGTTTCTAACCGAGATCCTTCGGGCGGATGATCGTGACTTTCGTCAGTTCGGGCAAGCCTACATCACCCATTGTCATTTTGGTGCTGTGAAGGCCTGGCACGAGCACGCAATCCAGACCGACTGCTTCTTTTGCGTGCAGGGCACGATGAAGGTCGGACTTGTCGATCTGCGGCGCGGTCTCGCCGAGAACTCGTATATGAGTTGGGCCTACGCCATCTTGGGCGAAAAGGGTTCGGACGCACGGCTCTGGATCCCGCCCGGAGTCGCCCACGGTTTCACACCGTTGTCACGCGACGGGGCCACGATCCTCAACCTGCCGTCGCACCCGTACGACCGGGAGAATCCCGATGAGCTTCGCCACCAGTGGGACGAGTTCACGGGGCCGGAGTTCTGGGAGACGGAGAACCGATGACACGATTCGACGAGTTTGAGGAGCGCTTCCACGCGATGTCGGACCCGACATGTCGTGTGGAGGGGGACCACGGGATGCCGAATGTTGTCGACGAGGCGTTCGCCGAATTCCAGGTGGATCTCCTGACGATGCTGGAGAACGGCGAAGTGGGCGCGCTCCACATCACCGCGATGGGGATGGCGCTGGCGGTGAAGGGGTTGACCGCGATGGAATTCTGCCCGGCCTGTGAGATCGGCCACTGGGTGGACAACATTCACGAATCTGTTGGGTGCGCAAACGAGCAATAGCCTACCGACTGAGGGGAAGGAGCGAGGCAGATGGACAAGAAAGAGCTGCAACGAAAGATGGGGAAGCGGAACCGGACCGCCGGCAAGGGGTTCGAGCGCCGCACCGCCAAGAAGATCGCGTTCACGTTTGGCTGGGGCTGGCAAAAGTTCGCCGACCGTGCCGGTTCCGGCCACAAGCAGTCACACGACGCCGTACCGCACGCTCCCTACAGCGATACGTTTCCCTACTGGTGGGAGTGCAAGTACCGTCAGGGCTGGTCGCTCCGGAGCCTGTTCAGGGACCCGAAGAAGTCGATCATCTACCAGTGGTTCATCGAGGCGCGGGACGATGCCCCGATTGACCTCAACCCACTGCTCGTGTTCTCGATGCCGCACCAGCAGGTGTTCTGCATGACGGACCAGGACGGGTTCGACTTCCTCTCTGACTTTTTCGATCTGCCCGCCCATCTGGTGTTCGTGGTCGACGACGAGGCCTATTTCGTCTGTCTGCTTGACGACTTTCTGGGGTCCATCGGATGACCGATATGGGCACGCAGTTGTCACGGCACTCCAACTACTACGTCTATCTGTCGGGTCCTATGACGGGCCTCCCGGAGCTCAACTTCCCCGCGTTCCGCGCTGCCTCGAAGGACATCAAGGCCCACGGTTGGAAAGTTTTCAGCCCCGCTGAAACTGACGGCGGTGACACCTCGAAGTCCCGCCCGCACTACATGCGGCAGGATGTCGGGGCGCTTCTGGAAGTCGACGCGGTGGTGGTGTTGCCGGGTTGGCAGAATTCCGCAGGAGCACGCCTCGAGGTGGCGATTGCTCGCGAGCTGGGATTGGAGTTGATAACGTACCCCACTATGGGGCCGCTTCTGGAGGTCGACGAGGAGCCGGATGTGGCGCCGACCCGGGCGTCCATCTTCCCGGAGGCTGCGGAAGTCCGCAAGCAGCGGCCCGTGGCCAGCGGCGTGCTCGACTATTTCCCCGACGCGTTCGTCGAGATCGCACATGTCTCGTGGGTCGGTAACGAACAGCACAACCCGGGTGAGCACCTGCACTGGGCTCGAGGCAAGAGCAGTGACGAGGGCGACGCGCTGATCCGCCATTTTCTGCAGCGTGGGGGGATCGACACCGACGGGACGCGGCACTCGGCCAAGATGGCCTGGCGGGCGCTGGCACTGCTGCAGAAGGAGGTAGAACTCGACCGCGAATCCGCGTGAGAGTTTGATTGCCATGAGGGCACTTGCCTCTCCAGTATTGGGGGTGCGAAGTACACGCTCATTTTTTTCAAGGGGTGATGTTTGGTGGCCGGTAGGAAGAAGGATACTGAGAAGCGCACCCGATGCCTGGAGCTTTATAAGAAGCTCGGCAACCTCACGTTGGTCGCGAAGGAACTGGGTGTTGATCGATCGCAGCTCGGCCGATGGGCCAAAGAGGAGGGCTGGGACCGCCACCTCGCTGTGCTGAAGGACGAAGTGTCCCGGAAGTTGAAGCTTGGTGCACTCCAGCAGGCGGTCGATGTAGACGTCCATTCGGACGAGCTCGTCGACAACATGAAGCGCTTTCGCTTTCTGGTCACGAAGGCCATGGAGGATTTCGTAGACCAGGAGATGGAGTTCACCCAGATTGAGCAGGTGATGAAGATCTTGGCGCTGTGGGACGACAAGCTTCGCCTCCACCTCGGCGAGCCCACCGCGAATATCCGTACGGATCACAATATCGTCCTGCACGGTCTGCCGGCCAACCGGAAGATCGCCATCACGACGCTGCTCGAGATTGCCCAGTCCTCCCCTCATTACGAGCAGGGCGGGCCTGTCATCGACGTCACCCCTGAACCAGAGGCTCTCCCGCCCGGGGAGGAGTAGCGCGCGTGTGCGAGGTGGGCCAGGAGGGGGAACCACGGATCATCACGCCCTGGGCGCCCCAGGTTGAGCTCCCGAATCTCGGGGCTCTGGAGGACGCGGAAGTTGAGCTGGTCCAGCAGGGGCTTCAGCAGGAGCTGATTGTGCTTGCTCGCAAGGATCCGAACGTCTTCGTCGCGCTCCATTTTATGCGGGCCCAGCACCCGATGCACATCGAGTGGCAGGACCTGCTGAGCGAGCACTCACGCATCCTGATAGCGGCTCCACGTGGGTGTGGCAAGTCAACCCAGATCTCGGTGCTGCGGTGCCTGTGGGAGATCGGTAACAGCCTGGCGATCCGCATCAAGGAGGTGTCGGTCAGTCAGACGCGGGCGAAGAAGAACCTGCAGGAGATTGGCCGCCACATCGTCGAGTGCCCGTCCGGCGTCTGCCAGGCCGTGTTTCCCGATATGCAGCCTGACCCCGATAAGGCCTGGTCGAGCGAGCAGATCAATGTCCTGCGCCCCAAGGGTACGCTCGACAGTCGTGACTCGACCGTCGAGGCCTGGGGCGTGACGAGCTCGCCGGAGGGCGGGCGTGCTGACATCATCCTGTACGACGACATCACGTCACTCCAGACCTCTGTCGTGGAGGAGCGCAGCCGCGACAACATCACGAATGCGTTTGAGGGTACCTGGGCAGACGTCAAGTCCGGCCCGCAGGCTCGCTTCTGGTACATCTGTACGCTCTGGCACGAGGATGACTGCTCAATGCGGGTCATCAAGAACCCCGCGTGGCAGCACCGCGTCTACGGTGTCGCGGACGACTTCAACTCTATCGAGTCCTGGCACGGCTCCTCGTTTGATCTGCCGATTCCCGGCGGTCAGGATTGGACCAAAGAGGCGTACGAGGCGGAGTGCCAGGAGCGCGGTGTCTTTGTCTTCAACCGTTCGCACCGTAACCGTCCCATGGATGAGTCGGTCCGGCTGTTCCGTAGGGAGTTCTTCTACGGCGACGACAATTCCGACGGCTCGATCGTGTACGGCATCTCTCCCGACGACCCCGAGTTCGCCGAGTACACCCGTTACACCGGAGTGGATCTCGGGATTGGGCTCAAGAAGACCAACTGCCCCAGCGTCATCTTCACTGTGGCGGTCGCCGACGGGACGGGGAGCCTCCCGAAGGGCACCCGGATCCCGATCGACATTCGGCGCGGCCACTGGACCTCTCCCAATACAGCTCGACAGCTCATTGACGTCTACGAGACCTACCATCCGAACGCCGTCATGGTGGAGAACAACTACTACCAGCAGGCGTTGATCGACTGGATGGAGGACATGGATGGGGTCAACCTTCCGCTCGAGGCTCACCGGACCGGTAGCCAGAAGATGGACCTCAACGAGGGCATCCCGTTGCTGGCGGCCGAGTTCCAGCGGGGCAACTGGGTCATCCCGATGAAGTTTCGGCATCCCGACGGGTGCGTGTGCCCCTGGTGCGTATGGCTCTACGAGATGGTCAACTGGTACCCCGGGTCCAAGAAGACCGACACCGTCATGGCTCTTTGGATTGCCCAGCGGGCGATCAAGTTTCGGGCGCGCCAGGCCGGTGGGTTTGGGATCTGGAACTTCGGTTAGAGTTTGATTTACAACGTCTCCCCTACCCTCTCATACTGTGGATTCAGGTGTGGAACCCATATAAGGAGAGGTGAAGGCGTTGTCGGTACCGATCAGGGGAGCAGGAGAAACCGTCAGTCTCGAGGAGGCCCGCCGGCTCGTTGACAGTGGGCAGGCGCGGGTCACCCGGGCCGCGAATCCACAGTTGGTGCCGGTGACCCCAGCTGGGGTCACCAGCCGTGGCTGGCGTGATGACCACGTAGGGGGCGGGTTTGGTTCGGTCTTCATGCCCGACAGCACGACCGGGTGGGACCATAGGCTTTCGCGAAAGGATCTGCGTGAGACCTATATGAAGTCAGCCGCGGTTCGGCCATGCGTCGATTTCATTGTTCGCGCTCTCTCGACCTGCCCATGGCGCATCATCGCGGAGCCCGGCGTGCCGAAGCGCGACTTCAATCGCGCCGTCGATCTCTTTACCCGTCCGGCGCCGGGTCATTCCTTCCGGGGAGTCCGGGCCCAGTACCTCAACGATCTGCTGGTCATGGACGGTGCCGTGATCGAGAAGGTATTTACTCGGGGCGGCGACCTGGTCGAGTTCATCCCGCGGGATTTCGCCAGGTTCGCGGTCAAGTGGGACTACAACGGAATTATCGAGGAGTTCGTTCAGGTTGTGAAGCTCAGCGACAAGAGTGAGAAGAAGGTCAGGTTTACCCCGGACCAGATTTCCTACTCGGTACTGTACCCGCGCACCAACAGTCCTTACGGGACCCCGATCATCGAAACGATTACACAGGAGGTCGCAGCTCTCATACTGGCAAGCGTGGATATCGCGGCCTTCTTCAATGATAACGAGATTCCACAGGGCATCTTGGCGCTTGGGGATGTCGGCGAAGAAGGGTACTTACGGGCCAAGGAAGAGTTCACTGCGAACAAGGGCGGTAAGAACAACACGAAGATGTACGCGACCTACGGCCCCGGCGAACCCCCGAAGTGGGTCCCGTTCCGCCGGCCGTACCGCGAGCAGGAGATCGCGCTGATCGTGCCCCGGATTGAGAAGATAATTTTTAGAAATTTCGGCGTAACTCCGCTGGACATGGGACAATCTGCAGATGTTAACAGAAGTTGCTATAGTGCCGACACAGAGACGTTGACGCAGCGTGGGTGGAAGACGCTTCCGGATCTTCGGGATGATGATTGTGTCGCTACGTTCAACCCGGAGACCCGTCAGATTGAGTACCGATGTTCTGCAGATGGCGTTTACCGTGCTCCCTACAGAGGCGAAATGGTCCATTTCCACAGCCTGCAGGTGGACGTAATGGTCACGCCTGACCACCGGATGTGGGCGCGTGACTTCTCGAACAGCAAGTTGGGAGACGGTCGCCATCCTTACAAGACCTATCGGGCCCACGAGTTGGAGATAGCGAATACTCGGTGGGCATTTCGCGGTGCGGTTGAACACAGGGGGGACCGCAAGGAGGGTTTCGTTCTCCCGGGCTGCACTGTTGGTGGGGGGCCTAACGGCGACTACCCTGATCGCGGGATTCCCATGGATTTGTTTATGGAGTTTTTGGGGTATTGGCTCTCTGAGGGGCATGCCAAGCGCTACGGGAAGGGTACTTGGAAGATCAATCTGTGTCAGTCTGAAGCGTCCCCAGTGGTTGAGCGTATGCAGTATGTGGTGGACCAGATGCCGGTAGCTTTTGACCGCCGAACCAGCGCGGACAACACACGCCGCTGGCAGGTGGCTGACAAGGCATTGTGCTCGTGGCTCATCGAACACTGCGGCCAAGGGGCCGGAGAAAAGAGGCTACCTGAGTTTATTTGGGGTCTGTCCAGGGACCAGTTAGAGATTCTCTACAATGCGCTTATTGCAGGGGACGGCAGTCGAGATCCTCGCCCGAACCGGAAGGCAGCTTGCTACTACTCCAAGTCGAAGCAGCTTGCTGACGGGGTTCAGCTTCTTGCTATTAGTCTTGGGTACCGTGCCCATATAAGTGTTGTGCATCAGCGGAACGGTTATGACCCAGTTTACCGGGTGAGTATTGTCGAAGGGTGCTTTGAGGCTTCGGTTCGGGCAAACACCAATGTAGACCGTGTCGAGTATGACGGCGAGGTCTACTGTTTCTCGGTTCCTCCGAACCAACTGTTCTTGACCCGTCGGAACGGAAGGATTGCCATTCAGGGCAACACCGCGGAGGCGTACAAGGAGCTGCGGGTCTTCAACCTCTTCAAGCCCCTGATGGACCTGATGGCGGAGAAGTTCACGTTTGACCTCCTCCACGAGATCCATCCCGGGCTGTTCCTCGAGCTTGTGCACACGGCTCAGATCGGGGATGAGTCTACCGCGGTCGACACCGACATCCCCGGTGAGGGCGAGGGCGCCAGCATGACTTCCTCTGGCCAGGTGCCACGTGGTTATCGCGCGACTCCGTTCTTCGGTCTTTCTCCCGGCCAGCGCATCACCGCCGCTTCTCGGCCGGACGGTATGGGGATGGCTCGACCGACCCGTGCGGCGAAGCCGATCGAGTACTCCACTGGGAGCGATGATGATCTGTTGGCCCGGTTTGGTGGCACGAAGGAGACGGCCGCGCTGACTCGCGAGGCTCTGCGGCTCGAGACTGTGATACGGGTTTTCATCGATGAAGCGAACCAGCGACTCGAGGAACTTGAGCCGTCGCACTGGAACCAAGCGAAGGCAATCCTCGGAGACTGTCAGGACCAGGTCGTCAGTGTTGTCGACGGGGCGATCCTGACCGCTGAGGTCGAGTCGCTGCGGCACGTGATGGACGTGGACCCTGAGCTCGGGTACTCGACCGTGACGTACGGGCTCTCTCGCGCGTTCGGCCGGACCTTCAACAAGGTCTTCGTGATCCCGACGTTCGACGATTTCGCCGACGAGAACGCGGACGAGGTCGACCCGTTCCCGAGGCTCGCCGTGCTGCAGTGGCTCAAGCAGGCCGCAGCGGCGCCGATTCGGGCCTCTCTGCGAGATGCCGAGAGGAGCGCCCGGGCAGCGTAGCGTCGTCCGATTCTGCGCTTTCCCGCCCTCAAGTGTGCCTCTCACCGGAATGTGGAACCCCGGTGAGAGTTTCATTGCGAACACCCCTACCGATTATCCATCCTTGTGCATACGTGAGTTACCACTGAACCACAATGTCCATGATCAATGAGCAAGACATGCGAGCGATGGACCCGAGGCTGCGCCAAGCAGAGGGGCCGGTTTGCCCTAACTGCCGCGGTTACGGCTACCTACACGAGGACCATCCAAAGTGCATGAAGCAGACGACCTGCGAGGCCTGCAAGGGCTTCGGGCGTATCGATCTTGGGCGCCAGACATTCACCCGGGGGTGACATGAAGCTTGGAGCATATCGACTTTCGCAGGCAGCAGGACATTCCGGCCTTGCCGGTAATGATTCGCGATGTTTCCGAAGGAGTCCGCGCCGGCGAGTCTGAGCCTCGACGTTGGATCGAGGGTATCGCCACCGTGGCGTGCCTCGACATGAATGGCGTCGAGATTACCGAAGCGGCCCTCCGGGCTTCGGCTCACGACCTGCTCACGTACGCCACCATCCTCTACGGCCACGATATAGGCCGGGCAGTCGGTCGTGTCACCGAGTGCTACTACGACGACGCCATCAAGGGGATCCGGTTCACCGGGTTCATCTCGTCTGTCGAGAACGATCTCTGGACGAAGATCCGTGAAGGCGTACTGAACAAGTTCTCCGTCTCGTGGCGCACGATGGACTACGAGTACGTTGAGCAGCCGAACGGCGAGTCGAAGATCGTCGTTCATTCGCTCCGCCTGCTGGAGGTATCGCTGGTTTCTGTGCCGGCGGTTCCGGAGGCTGAGCTGACCAGCTGGGTCGAGCGCGCTCTGCGGTCGGCCGGCGTTTCTTTCGGCACGGTCGAGCACTCGGAAATCGCTACTTTCGTTCAACTCGAATTTGCCCACACGCCCCCGAGCCGGGAGCGCCAGTGGGATTCGGTCGGTGCCATTCAGCGCGTTCGTGCGCTGGCGGGCGGCCCGACCAAGCAAGACGTCGACTGGTCTGTCTATCGGCAGGCCTTCGCACATGTGTCTGGTGACGGTTCCCGTTTCGGGGACTACGGATTTCCTCATCACGACGTAGTGGACGGGCACCTGGTGTCGGTCCGGGCGGGGCTAGATACCGCCGCGTCGAAACTGGAGGGCTCTGACCTTCCCGATGAGGACAAGCACAGCGTAGCCGCGCATCTGCTGCAGGAGTACCGAACCACCCACGGTATTTCCGGGCAGGGCATTCCGGCCTATCTGGTGGAGCTGGCTGGCTGAACTACACAACGGGTGAAGGAGGTGTTGTACCCCGTGGACCTCTTGAAGCAATTGAGGGAACTGGTCGCCGGTGTTGACCTGAGTGACGAGGAACGTGAGGCGTTCGATACGATTTTCACGGATCTCGAAACCCAAGACGAGACCCAGCGATCGCAGATCACGGCGTTCGAGACGGCGCAGGCGGAAGCCGATGCCGACGAGGACACCGAGGAGTCGCGCGATGCGGCCCCTGAAGTAGTGCTCGATCTCGGCCCCGTGGCCGACAGGCTCGGCGAATTTGCTGAGCCCATCGCAGAGGCGCTTCGCGCGCTGAACGAGAAGATCGATGCGATCGTCGTAGCCGCGACTGAAGACGTGGATGAGGACGCAGACGAGGATTCGGCAGATGCCGATACCGGCGGGCGTTCCGTCGACGAGGACGAGAACGATGAGCGGCTCGACAAGGTCGAGCGCTCCATCAAGAAGTTGGAGAACGCGCAGCCGGTTCGGCGCGGCGTCGTAGGTGACGCTGAAGACGACGGCAGCGATCAAGACAACACGCAGAGCGAGCTTGAACGAAAGCTCGATGGCGAGACCGACCCCAAGGTGCGCTTGCGTGAAACCCTCGGAGCCCACTTCGGCGAGTAATCGCCCAGCGGTATTCCGAACTACCACCTGAGGAGGTGTGCGGTAAGTGAACAACGAAGTACTGAATCATGCGTTGTCGCGTGCCGATGTAGAAAGGCTCAAGCGCACGCTCACTGCAACCGCGGTCACCGGTGTCCTGGAGCAGCCCGATGTGCAGAAGGAAATCGCCGGGCTGATGGACTACCTGAACCCGTGGCGCCAGAGCGTTCCGCGTCTGACCGGCACAAGTTCTGCTTGGCTGTTGGACCGACGTTCCGTCGGTACCACGATCGCCCAGTTCGTGAACGACATCGAGGAGCCGGACGAGGATGTCAGCTCGTACGCCCGCGTGTCCTTCGTCTACAAGACCATCCTGGCTCGCGGCAAGGTCACGCGTAAGGCGCGTGCCATTGGCCGTTCGTTCCGGGACATCCTGATGGACGAGATTCGTTATCGCGTCGAAGACGTGCGCGACTACGAGGAGCACTGGTCCATCTGGGGCGATGCTGCCCAGGACGCGAAGCAGTTCAGCGGCATGAACAAGCTCATCACGGACGCCCAGAAGGTCGCACAGTCGACCGGCGTCATGAACGGTGCCACTCTGACGTTGGCCAAGATGGATCAGGCCATTGATCGGAACCGTGGCAACCCGAGCTTGATCCTGGTGTCTCGCGCTTTCCGCCGGTTGCTCGCAGCCAAGCTGCAGTCGCAGCAGCGCTGGATCGACCACACGGAGATCGCGGCCGGGTTCAAGGTGATGACCTACAACGGCATCCCCGTTCTACCCACCACGAACATCCCGGACACCATCTTCTACAGCGGCTCTGCGACTCCCACGCAGGCGCAGGCTGTCGGGGGTACCGGGACCACTTCGATGGCGTTCATCGTGGACTTCGACAACCTCTGGATGGGCGTTCTGTCCGAATTCCAGACCCAGGCGTTGTCGAACAAGAGCTCGCAGTACGAAGAGTTCGACATGTTCATGGACGAGGCGCTGGTGCTCTTCAACACGTTGAAGATCAGCGCCCTGTACGGAGTAAAGATCAGCTAACCGCTGATCACAAGGGATTAGAGACGCCCTCGAGGCGCTCCCTATTTTTTACCCCGAGAGGGACCACGACATTCAGGAGGGACGCAACAATGACCACGCAACCGTTTGTTCTCCGGACGGAATTCGGGCCGCCCGATATCCCCATCAACTGTCTCTACGACGAGACCCCCGAGCAGCGCAACCATCTGGTCGAGGTGAAGTACCAGCATTCAGCTGAGCGCCTCATGTTCGAAGGGTACGAGCTCGTCGAGGACCCAGAGGGCGTTATCGATCCCACCAAGGCTCGCCTGAACCCGGAGCAGGTCTCGGAGCTCACTGGCTATGCCCGCTCCACGATCTACAAGTACATCGATAACGGGAAGCTGTTGGCCGAGAAGCTCGACACCCCCGACGGCCCTCGGTACCGCATCAGCCGTATTGACGCTGAAGCTCTGCGGATCCAGAGGGCGGGCGCCGCCGGCTAATGGCCTACACCGACCTCGCCACGATGAAGGCCCAGCTCGACTTCACAGATTCCGGGCAGGACACCATTCTGGCGGTGTACGTGGTGGCGGCAGGTGAGAGGTGCGACAAGTTTACGGGCCGGGTCTATGGCGACAACCCCGGTGAGGGGTTCGAGTCCCATACCCGGGCAGGCCAGGTGCATCAGCTCGCGGCGGTGTCGAGGGTCGTGCTGCGGGAGTGGCCGGTCATCTCGGTCACCACCATCACGCTCGATGGTGTCGCGCAGGTAGCGGGTACTGACTACAGGATTGACCTTCGGATTGGCGTCATCACGTTCATCGACAGTGCCGGCTACGAGGCTCGGGTCTCGGGGGTGCTGTTGATCACGTTCGTGGCAGGTTTCGCCGCGGCTCCGTCCGAGGTGGAGATGTGTTGCCTGCGGCTCGGGTCCTACTGGTTCAATCGGAAGGCTACCGAGGGTCTCGGGAGTCAACTCATCGGCGACCTACAGGAGTCGTTCCGCCGGCCCGAGGAGTCGGTGATCCTCAACGACACCATTGGCCACTACCGACTCTGCTCGGTGGGGTAGACCATGTGGCAGACGCTCCTCCAGCAGCCCTTTGTCGCTGAGCGGCCGTCCGCGGAGCTCTACAGCGAGACCGCAGTGGCGGACGCCTCTGGGCTGTCACTCACACCGGCCAAAGACGCCTACCTGGCGATCACGCTCTCCGGCTTCACCACTGGTTCCGGCACCGTAACGGTCACCGGCCTCGATGAGGGGGGTTCGGCGACCAGCGATGTACTTACGTTCGCCGGGAATGGCCGGCGTCTCGGTGCTCAACTCTTCAGCTCCATCACCCGGATCCAGACGTCAGGCCTCGCCGATGAGGCAGCTGTCGGGACGGTCCTGGTGCAAGCCGTCACCTCGATGGGTGAGCTCATCATGGGGCTCACCGTGACAGGCCCGATCTACGGCCGTCTCACCCGCCCGAAGGAGAGCGTGGAGGTGACGGTCGCCGGTGGCGCGACCAAGAGGTTTGCGGTTCTGTACGTGGCGCCCGATGCAGATGTCGAGGTTGGGGACAAGCTCACTTACAGCTCTACCACCTGGGAGATCCAGGAGATCGACCCGAAGTACAAGAGGCACGGCGCTGTGCGCCACATTCAACTCCGCTTGACGGAGTACAAGAGTCCCGCTGGTTAGAGGACACCAAAAACCGACTGAGGGGAAGGAGATCCAGATGCCGGATCTAAGTATTGTAATGCTCACCGTGGGCGGGGAATCCTGCGAGTTTTTTCAGCAGGCGCTCGCGACGCTCGAAGAACACACCACTACCGACTACGAACTCATCGTGGTCGTGAACGACGACTGCCCTCGAGCCGCTGCGTTGGCCGAGGCCTACGGGGCCGACAAGGTCTTGCGATCCGCGGAGTTGCGCGGGTTCGGCGAGGGGATGAACACCGGATTTGACGCGGTGTCGCCGGAGGCCAAATACATCGTCTGCACCAATGACGATGTCCTGTTCACGCCCGACTGGGACACGCTCCTGATCGACTGCCTGGACATGTACCACGCCACGGATCCGAACCGACCCAAGGCCGGCATGGTGGGGCCGCTGACCAATTACTGCGGCGGGTTCCAGATGGTCCACTCGCCCCAGCTCAACCCGACCAATGTCGCCGAACATTCCAAGCTGTGGGCGGCCAAGAACGCACTCAAGTGGGACGCGGTCGCCTTTCTGTCGGGATTCTGTTTCATGATGTCGCGCGAGTTCTTCGATGAGCGTCTCGAGCAGGACGGGTTCATCTTCGATGAGGAGTGGTTCCCCGTCGGCGGGGCCGAGGATAATGATCTCTGCGTGCGCGCGATGCGGGCCGGCTGGTCCACCGTCATCTGCGCCCCGTGCTTCATCTACCACTACGGTAGCGTGACGCTCCGCCGGATCGCTCCCGATTCGCTCACGGGTGTGCGGAACCTCAAGCGGCTGTACCAGAAGTGGGAGCCGAAGGAGGAGCAGATCCTGGGGGCTCTCTTTCGGGTCAAGCTGACCCGGGAGTACCAGGTGCCGTGGTTCCTCGACAGCCTGAGGAACGCGGCCACGTTCGTGGATCGCTTCTACATTCTCGACGACCAGTCGCCGGCCGAGCTGTGGCCGACTGACGAGATCGAGGAGATCTGCGGGGCCAAGCTCGCCCGGTACGAGCGGCGGACCCATAAGAAGCTCGAGGGGCAGGATCGGCAGGACCTCTACCGGTGGGCCTGTGAGGATGGCTGTGACTGGGCCATCAGCATCGACGCCGACGAGGTCTTCGAGGATAAGTTCGACCGTGCGTACGCGGAGAGGCTCATGCGGGTTCCTCACCCGGCGATCTCCGGGTACAGCTTCCATTGGTACCACTTCTGGAACTCTGATCAGTACTGGCGGGCGGACGGTGTCTGGGGCCAGATGGGCGGCGGCTGCCGCATGTATCGATGCCTGTCGGGGTTCCGGGTCCCGAACGAGGCGTTTCACGTGGGGAACGCGCCGGCATTCCCTGAGGGTTCGATTGCCCTCACGTCCGTGCGGATCAAGCACTACGGCAACATGACCGCAGAGGAACGTCAGCGGAAGTACGAGTTCTACCAGCGTACTGACAACGAGAAGAACGCCAGGCTGATCGGTAACGACGACTACAGCCACATCATCGACGAGACCGGCATGCAGCTGATGCCGTGGCAGGAGGACAACGGTATCTCGCTCGTGACGATCATGCGGAACGAGGAGGCCCGGCTGCACAACTTCTTCCCGCAGTTCTGGGCCTTCGCCGACGAGATCGTGATCTGTGATACCGGCTCTGAGGACGCCTCGATCGAGATCGCGGAGATGTGGGGCTGTCGTGTCATCGAGCGCGAGTGGAACGACGACTTTGCCGCTCCGCGGAACGCTGCCGTGAAGATGGCTCGGCATGAGTGGATTTTGCACCTCGACATCGACGAGTCCTCGTCGGAGACCCGGATGATTCGTCGGGAGATCGAGCGGCCGATCGCCTATGCCTACGGGTTCTACGTGCGGAACCGACTTCCGAATGGGCGGGTGTGGAATCAGGATGCGATTCGCCTGTTCCGGAACGATCCACGGATCCGGTACTACCGGTGGGTCCACGAGACCGTTACGGACTCGCTCCGGGAGCACAACCTTCAGATCTTGCGGTCGGAGTGCGTGATTGATCACGCAGGTTTTCTCTCGGACCCGGAGAAGTTGAAGCGGAAGCTCAAGATGTATTTCCGGATCGGACTTCGGCAGCTGGCTCATAGCCCGCTCGATGCCGCCACCAACTACAACCTCGCGATGCACTTCCTCGAGTCAGGCGATCGAGCGGTCGCGGAGGGGATGCTGCAGAAGGCGATCGCGCTCGATAGTGAGTTCACGATGGCACTCGAGGCCCTCGGGGTTTTGAAGGCCCAGGAGGGGCGTGCGTTCTTGGCGCAGGCCCTCCAGTCGCTGCCGGAAGGCCACAACAACATCCCGAATCTCGAGGCCTCCGTACGGGGTATGTCGGCCGCATGTACACCGATCGACACCTTTTGTCCCGACCACGTTCGCGAGGTCCTGGAGGAGGAAGAGTTTGCCCCCCTGGTGCCGCTTCTGTTCGGCACCCCACCGACTGAGGAGTGTGAGGCCTGATGGGCACCATGACGAACCCGCTGGATCCTGAGGTGCTGCTGGCCGTGGCTATCATGCGCCTGCTTCAAGCCGACACGGCTGTCTGGGAAAAGCTGCGGGGCCGGATCACCGTCGCGGAACCGGCGGAGCTTCGGGATGCGGAGCTGCCGGCGATGTGTTTCCGGGTCTATGGTGCTGGCGGCGACTCCAAGCTGGGTATCCGGAATACCGGTATGCAGGTCTGGAGCTTCAGCCAGGAGGATTACGAGGAGGCCTCGTGGTGCTACCGGTTGTTCCGCAACGTCATCGACGGAGTGCGGCTCGACCGGGGCGGCGTCTACGGTGTCGCCACCGAGAAGCGCGGCCCCACCTGGAATTACGATCAAGCCATGAAGGACTACACCGTGACGGCTCTATGGAGCGTGCAGTACACGGAGCCTGTCCAAGACTGAAAGGATGACTGATCCCTTTGAGGGAGCAACAAAAGCAGGAGCAGAAGCGCTCATTCAGCAACCCGGCTCTTCCGGCCGATCAGATATGGAGGTGCGATGAGTGTAAGTTCATCCTGGCCTACCTGAACAAGGCGAAGGATGTGGCCCGGATCAAGTACAAGGATCTCTATGTGGAGGTCGGCCGCGCCCAGTGGATCAAGACGACATGTCGTCGGTGTGGGCTCGTTAACGAGGTCGACAGCGCGTGAGGTGTCGAGCCGTTACACGGCTATCCACGTCCCGGTGAGAGTTGCATTGCCCCGGGTAATTCTTCATCGTTACACTGGCTCGGTAGTTTAACCCCCAAGCACCATAGGAGGTGTGGCGTCACTTGGCTGGACCACTCAACGTACCCACCATTACCCAGAACGACTTGTCGTTCGGCCCCGGTGTGGTCTATGTCGGCCCGGTAGGCACCACCCCCTCGACTCATCTCGGCGCGGTTGAGTCCGGCTCTCAGTTGGAGATCCGGACTTCCGTTCTCGATGTGCGTCAGGGCAACCCCAGTGCGCTGGTCAAGAGGTTCAATCAGTCGCAGGATGTCGGTTATTCCTGCAGCGGTCTCGAATGGGACCTGTATGCAATCTCTCAGGCGCTCGGCTGCGGAGTTACCTCCGTTTCCGGCAAGTTGGACTTCGGAGGCGACCCGAACACTGCAAAGATCGCTCTCCTGATCCAGCATCAGACTCCCTCGGGCGGCACGATTGATGTCCGCATCTGGGAGGCTGTCGGCAACGGTGAGGTCTCGCTCGGTTTCGGCGAGGATTCGCACAAGTTCCCGTATCGTTGGGACGCAGTCCTGGCGAGCACGGACTGGGCTGGTGGCAGTCTGGCCGACAAGAATCGGTATTTCCAGATCCAGAAGCAATAAGGACCTGGTTGACGCACCTGATGCGTCCTACTTTTTTATCACCTGGAGGTGATCGCGGTGCCCAAGGCAACGCCCACGAAGGAGGAGCCCACCGAGGCTCCCGACGCAGTAGCGGTCGAGGAAGAAGTACCGGTCGAACCCGAACTGGACGTTTTCGTCCCACCCGATGAGATCGAGCTCGCCTCGAACGGGAAGAAGATTCCGTTTCCGAAGTTGAAGTGGCAACTCCAGGCCAAAATCCTGCAGACCTTCGGTGAGTTGGTGCGGGATGTTCCGGAGTTCAAGAAGCTGGACTTCATGAAACTCCAGCCCACGGATTTCCTGCCCATCATGCAGGACATTCTGATGATCGTCCCGGGATATGTGGATCGGTTGCTGGGGCTCGCCTATCCGTCGCTGACGGATAAAGATCTGGCGGACCTCGAGACTGCCGATGTGGCGGACCTCCTGATCCCTTTATTCTATGCCGAAGGCGCCGATCTTCTCACGCTGATGGGCAAAGTGTCAGGCCGGATGAGCACCCCGTAAGTCGGATCGTCGACACTCTGGCGCACGAGTACGGCTGGACCGTACCGGAGATCTTCGACCTGTCGATGGATGAGATCCGGCTCCTGCTGGACCGCATCATCGATCGGAAGAAGGCGGAATCGGATGCGTGGAGCGGTAAGAGTTCCACTGGCTCTCGTTCGGGCGATACGGCTCTCGTGGTGGATTCGGATGAGTCCCTACGAAAGGTCGAGATGATGCATCCGGGATCTGTTGTGAGTGGCTAGGCGGAAGGATGGTTTCTTTCTGCAGCCGTTCCAGCACACCGCGCAGTGGGACCGTATCCAGATCCGTTTTCGGTCTTTGGCTCTGGTGCGCGCGACTGGCGGTCTGCTGGTCTGCAGCGATGCTCTCGAGGCCGCCATTCGGGCCCACGTTGGTCATATCGATGAGCACACTCTCGAGCAACTCGCCCGCATGGGCCATCCCTACGGCTACCGCACAAGGGCAGACGAATCCGGGGCCGACCGCTCTCCCCGGCCCCACGGACCGTTCGACGTCCACATTCAGTTTGACGTGCGTCGTGGTGGGGGCATCACGGTTTCGTCGCAGCTGATCGATGCCATCTTCAGCGAGATGAAGATCCGGAGCGGCTATGCGGTTGTCGCGAAGGTCGGGGTCGACACCACCCGGGCGCCCCACGCGATCTACGTGATCGACGGGACCCGCTACATGATCCAGCGGGATTTTCTGCGCGGGTCTTACGAGGAAATGAAGCCCAAGTTCGGGGCCCTGTTCAGCCAGGGATTTTCCGGAACACGAATCTAAGGAGCAGTGATGCAGCGTGTCGGTCGTATCGCGTGAAGAGTACCTGATCGCCCTCCGGGCCGATCTGCGTCTCTTCGCGGCTGACCTCGCTGTCGCGGCCACTCGCATCAAGCAGTTTGCCGCCACCTCGGGCGCCTCCATGACGAAGGCCGCGAACCCGTTCGCGACGTTGAACCAGTTCGCCTCCCAGGCCTCCAAGAACTACGACAAGATCGGGATGTCGGCCAAGACCGGCCTGGGTCAGATGGCGGTCTCGATGTCGAATTCCGAGAAGTCCGGGAAGCAGATGGGCTCGAGCTATCGATCCCTCTGGGGTCACATGAAGTCCGACCTTCAAAACTTCTCCGGGGTCTTCGTCCGCAGGCTCACGTTCACGTTCGCCACCACGATTCAGAATGCTGTCTTGGCCCCGCTCCGATGGATCCGTGAGGGGATCCGGTTCACGATCCAGACCGGCAAGGACTTCGAGGACGCGATGCTCCGTACGGCGGTTGTGGCCGCAGCCGCTGTGACGGATGTGATCCAGCCGGCCTTCGAGCAGCTCACCGAAACCGCCAGGACGCTTGCCCGCGAGACCGTCTTCACCGCCACTCAGCTTGCGACCGCAATGTACGAGCTTGTGTCGGTCGGGCTCACGGTGCCGGAAGTCCAGGACGCGATCGCCGCCTCGGCTGCGTTCGCCGCTGCGGCCCAGACAGACCTCTCGACCGCAACCGATATCTTGACCCAGATTATGAAGGCCTTCGGGCTCTCGTCCGAGGACCTGGGCGATATCGCGGACGGTCTCGTGTTCTCTATCGCCACCACCACGCTCAATATCGATCGCCTGAAGGATGCCCTGAAGTTTTCCGCCCCGGCCGCAGCGGCCGCGGGTGTTGGGATCTCGGACATGATGGCGGTCGTGGCGGGTTTTGTCGACGTGACCAAGCAGGGCGGTATCTCGGGCCGGGCGTTCCGGTTCATGATCCAGGCCCTGCTGGATCCGAGCACGGAAGCAGCCAAGCGCATCTTGGAGCTCGGGTTGCGAGTGAGGGACCTCGACCCGCTGATGCGTCCACTCCCCGACATCCTTCGGACCCTCGCGTTCTCGTTCTTCGACGCCGGCGATTCGGCCGTTATCTTTGGGCGCCGCGCCGGCCCGGTCGTGGCTCAGTTCATCACGTCTTTTCGAGCCAGTCTGGCGGTTGGGATCGATTCGCTCCAGCAGTTTTCTGATCGGTGGAAGAACTCGGTCGAGGGGAATCTGTCGGTCGCGACCTATGAGGCCCTTCTGGGCTCACTGACGAACCGGTACAAGCTCTTCTTCTCCAAGGTGACCGACCTGTCTCTGCTGTGGTTCTTCAGTATGAAGGACACGCTCGTCCGGTGGATCGATCTCGCGAGCGAGAAGATCGACTGGATGATTGTCAACTTCGATAGGCTCAAGTTTGCCGCCAGTGAGGTCAAGGCTGTTCTGACGGGTCTCTTGCAGGTGTTGGTCGGCTACGTCGCTTTCTTCGACGTCTTCATCCCCTCGCTGATGATCGGGCTCAGCTGGTTGGGTCTGTTTAAGAACACCGTTTTGGAGGTCGGGTGGGCGTTCCGAGCCTTCTGGGCCATCGTCAAGGGCTTCACCTTGATCGGGGTCATCTGGGCCTTTCGCGACGCCTACAACCAGTCGTTCATCATGCAGCAGGGGCTCCGCGACCTTGGTCACGCTTTCACCTGGATGGCCCAGACGGCCGGTCGGGCGATCTCGGAGGATTTCGAGCCTGAGTGGAATGGCTTCGTCGACATGGTCTTTTGGGGCCTCGGGAAGATGGGCGAGAGTATTGCGTGGTTCGCCGAGACCATGACGATCGACATCGCGCGCACGGTCGCGACGATTATGCGCGACTTGGTCGCCCCCGCGTTCCAGGTTGTCGAGGACGCACTCCACAACATGTCGCTCAAGTTGTTCGCCGCCTCCATGCAGATGCGCCTGCTGGGGATGGGCGCGGCAGCTGACATGGTGTTGGGTCTGTCGCATCTCGCCGGCGGGATCAAGGCAGTTGACGACACCACTTGGGGCTGGTCCCAGACGGTCCTCGATGCGGCAGACAATATCGATGTCTGGGCCAATGGGTACGTCCTGCTGGATGTGATGCACAAGGCTGAGCTTAAGGCTCTCGAGTCGGAGAATGAGGTGATCCGCGCCGCTGCCGCCGCGCGGGTCAAGCTCCGGGAGCAGATGCTCCAGGAGATCTCGGATCGTGAGTCCTATATTGAGGTCCAGGAAGCAATCCTGCAGATCTACCGTAAGAACATCGCGGAGGGTCTGTCGGAAATGAAGGCCCTACAGCTCGTCGGGGACCAGTTGGCACGTGTTCGGAAGTTCCACAAGCTGTACGGCGACTACATCAATGACGAATTCTTCGGCATCATGGGGCGGTACTTGGTCGAGTCCGGCACTCTCGCAAAGGAAACGCAAGCGTTTGTGGATGCGCTGGCGGATGTGCGCGAAGAGCTGAACAAGCTCGGTGATGGTTTCGTGTCGACAGATCTTCCGTTCCAGATCAAGCAGAGTCTCACGGACGGCCTCCTCGTCGTGCAGGATTTTATGGTGCAGGACTGGGCGCCGGCACTCAAGCGGCTGTATGTGGGCGAGCTGCTCGGAACCCTCGTCGAAGGACGAGAAGAGCTGATCGCGGCTGCGCTGCCGATCGATGTCGTCAACTCGCTCTACGGGGCCGAGTTCCAAGAGATCAAGCGGATCTATGAGGAGATGGGTGGGGACTTCGGGGCCCTGCAGCAGAAGATCCGCGACGAGATGGCCGAGAGCACCAAGAAGGGGAAGGACCTCTGGACCAACTTCTTCGACTCCATCACGAAGGGCATGGGGGACGCGATTGCCCAAATGATTTTTGACGGCACCTCGTTCGGTGAATTCATCGAGCGTCTCTTCAAGGGTCTCGCGAAGAAGATGATCGTCGACACGTTCGGTGGCCTGTTGCTGTCTCTGCGGGATAAGTTCTTTGGCCCGGCTGAGAAGCAAGCTGAGGGGTTTGTCGGCGTCGTGCAGGGGTGGTTCACCAAGCTTCTCGGTTCTGGCGGTACGGTGGAACAGGTCTCGGTTGAGGCGTCCGTTTCGTGGGGTGATGTGGTGGGCCAGGATGGTGAGATGGTGCAGGCCACCGAAGAGGGCATGGGCATGGTGGGCAAGATCTTCCTCGGTGTCGGTTCTGCTGTCGCTGGTTACGCCGCCACCGCTTCGGCCGGCTGGAAGGGCGCCATCGTGGCGATCGGCTCCGCAATCGCGACCGGGTTCGCTACCGGCGGTCCCATCGGTGCTGCGATCGCCGGCGTCGGTGCGGCCATCGGGTCAATCATCGGCTTCTTCACTGAGTCGGCTGAGGAGAAGTTCGAGAAGCTGGCCAAGACCGTGGTGTTTTTCTACGCCAACATGGGCACTCTCTCGCTGGAGCTGGGAGGGAAGATCGCTAAGTCGTCTGAGTCGATCGGGATATTTGCGTCGCGCGTGCTCCACATGGGAGCCGTCATGGAGGAGATCGGGGTCACGACCGAGAACTTCAGCCGGTACGCGGGTCAGCTGGTACAGCTGTTCTACGATCTAGATAGCGGCGTGATCTCGACTAGCCAGGCCACGAAGATTCTGGACGATGCCTTTGGTCTGCTGGTGGAGCAGATGAAGGAGCTCGGCATCACGGGCGACGCATCCGTCATTCGGTTCCTCAAGGAGGTTCGGGAACGTGGTCTCGAGATCCCGTCCGTCCTCGCGTTCATCGGCGATGAGCTCGCCGGTGTGGCTGAAGGCCTGGAGAAGCTGCTGGCGGTCCACGGTCCTCTGTTTGATCTCTGGCTGGAGAAGACTGAGGCGATCGCGAAGATTCTCGCGGACGCGCGGGAGGAGAATCGCGAGCTCACCGAGGAGGAGGCGGAGCAGATTCATGAGCTCCAGAAGGAGATCGAGGTGCTGATCGCGAGTGGTGGCGATCTGACGGCTGAGTATGAGCGCCTCGGTATCATCACCCTGACGGTCTTCAACGAGATGATCGCGAACGGCTCCTCCGTTGTTGAGGCGATGGACGCCATCGCGCCGAGTCTCGATGAGCTGGTTCGCCGACAGCAGCTGCTGGGCATCGAAGGCGACGCGGCGTTCAACAAGCTGATCCAGTTCCGCAGCCTCGTGCAGACCAACCGCGAGCTCGTCGACGGTTTCGGCGGACTCACGCAGGTCATGGCGGGCCTCAACAACATTGGCGCGATGAACCTCGAGACGTTCGAACTGCTGACCCAGCAGGGCTCCGGCATGTATGAGGAGTTGACCGCGGCTGGCTTTGACCACAACCAGGCGCTCGGCGTCATGGCCGGTTACCTGACTGAGGTCCGCGACACCGCCGCGCAGTACGGGTACGAGTTGAGTGATGCTACTCAGGAGTTGATTGACCAGGCGGAAGAGGCCGGGATCATCACCGAGGCCCAGCGGGACATGCACGACATCATGGAGGACGTTGTGAACGTCCTGAAGGACATCCGGGACGGCTTCGGGTTCGTTTCCCGAAACGGTCAGGATGCGTTCCGCGACATCTCGGAGGCTGGGCAGGGCGCCTACGATGACCTCCGGACCAACTACGGCAACTTGTGGGACGAGATGGAGGACGGCTGGGGCGACATGGGCCGTTATGTTGACGACACCTTCCAGGGAATGGACGATGCCGGGCGAGAAGCTGCTCGACGGCTGAGTGGATACTTCGGGGCGTACGAGGACGACATGATCGGGAACAGCGTGTTCCCGGATGTACGGAAGGGCGCCGTCAAACAGTTCAAGTTGCTCCGGCAGTACGGCCAGGAGACCGCCGCCAACCTCACTGGCTTCTTCACCGATGCCGGCGCCACCATGGCGGCCTCGCTAAACTACTCCGGGCTCGGCGACTTTTCCGCCGGGGATGTCAGCCAGACCGCGCCGGCGGCCTCGATGGCGGCCTCGATCTCACCCAACCAGATCGCCAAGGCGGTCGCGGAAGCCCTCAGTGGTGCCAACCTGGGCGGTTCCGATATGACTCCGGTGGTGCGCCCGACTATCCAGGTGTTCATCGGCAACCGAGAGGTCCAGGGGGTCGTGGCGAAGATTGTTGGCGAGGGGACCCTAAACGGGGATATTTCGGTACACCAGGACGGCGTGTTCCCGTATAACTAAGTTTGCCGCAAGGAGGCACAGACGATGTCCAACATTGCGAGGTTCTGTTACGTGAACTGGGTCACCCGGCCTGGCGCCGGTGTGTCGGGTTCGAGCCAACAAGTAACCCTGCCCGACGACAACATCCAGAACCCGCAGCGCGTCCGTGTGTGGGAGGCCACCGGCAAAACAGCTGAGTGGATGCAGGTCAACCTGCCGTCCGCGCTACCTGTGGACCAGCTAGTAGTGCTGGACCACAACTGGACCGCGGGCGCGACCGTGACGCTGGTGGGCTCGGCTAATGCTGGATTCAGTCCGCCGGCTATCACGATCGACGACATTCCATTCAGTTCTGACTACGGTGTGGCGGCCTACGCGGTCCCCTCCACGCTCTCGTATCAGTACTGGCGTCTCCTGGTCGAGGATTCAGGTAACGCCGACGACATCCAGATCGGCTACATCTTCCTCGGGCCGAAGGTCGACTTCGACTACCGCCCGGGCTTCAACTTCAAGCAGCCCGACCCCTCGGTCGAGGTCTTCAGCGACGACGGTCAGCGCTCCCTATACGTGCGCTCGAAGTATCGGGAGGTCCGGTTCAACATCGGCGACGAGCTCGACCTCACGAAGCTCACTGGGTTCTACCGCTGGCAGGGCAAGCGCGACTTCATCCTGATGCTCGACCCGGACAACGACCAGTTCGACAACGTCACGGACGGCCAATTCTCCTGGACCATGCTGGGCAGCCTGGCCCTGATGGAGTTCAACCACCGCACCATGGGTGTCGTGACGGCCCCACTGAAGTTTCGGGAGGCCCGCTAGCGTTGTCGCAGGCCTTTGAGAACTTCATCGACCAGACGGTCCGGGAGGCGATCGTGCTGGTCGAGATCACGCCGAAGCAGAAGCTCGCCGGCTGGAGCAAGACGGCCGGCCGGACGAATGTGTGGGAGATCACGTTCGAGAACTTCGTCGGCACCGACATCCAGAAGGGCGGCCTCTACCGGAAGCTGACTGGGCTCCGGCAGAACGATGTAGATCTGACCGAGGTGGCGTCGATCGCGGCCTGCGATGCTGCGGCGGGCTCCTGGTACTACGACGAGCAGTCCCTCGGCTCAACCTCCACTCTCTACTGCAGCACTACTGGCTCGGTCGACCCGGACCTCTATACCGCTATGGTGAGCTTCTTCCGTATCCATCTGGCGTCCCACCCCAGGATCTTCGGCCGCATCATCTACGACCCCCGGTTGACCGCTGAGGCGCTGCCGTCCGTAACCGAGTCGACCGAGGACCTGTTCTGGGGCCCGGTCAAGCGTGTCGCGTCGGGCGAGCTCTCGATCAGCAACGCGGACGGGATGTTCGACCGGCTCTCCGCGACCTGGGCCTGGAAGAACGCCAAGGTCCGGGTGTACTTCGGCGGCGACTCACTTGCCCACACGCCGGGCGGCGGGGGCGACTACGCCGAGATTGCCGAACTGTACGTTGAATCGATCGCGCCCGGTATGAAGACCATGACGCTGATGGTCCGGGACAAGCAGAAGGTGGCGTACCGCAACCTGCCGGTCACGCCTATCTTCGAGGACAACTACCCCAACACGGATGAGGAGGTCCGGGGGACCAGGATCCCGTTGCTCTTTGGCGTCAAGACCGGCATCACGCCCAAGCTGGTCGACACCACCGACAACAAGGGTAAGTACCTCGTGGCGGACCCGGCCTACCAGACTCTCTACTCCATTGACGCGGTCTACGACGACGGGGTCGAGATCGACGCCGGCGACATGACGCTCGATCTCACGGGCTGCAGCCTCACCATCCTGGGTCAGTACAGTGGTACGCCCGGGGTGGTTACGTGCGATGCCACCGGGCAGCCCGCGCGCGGTAAGGCCTGGGAGACCTCGACTGACTACCTGAAGTACTACGGCGAGATTGTCTGCGAGATCTACACGAACTACCTCGGGTTGCTGGACGCCGAGATCGACTCGACTGGCGCGACCGACTCGGACGCGTTCCAGCCGTGGGCCCAGGCGGCTTACATCCAGGATGAGCAGTCGGCCCGCACCTACATCCGCAACTTCGAGCGGGGTGTGATGGGGCGGACGATCCGTGGTCTCACGGGTCTGATCCAGCCGACCATCTGGTACCCCTACTACCCCGTGGGGGCTCCGGTGCTGGACGACCCCATCATCATGGAATTTGCCCCAGAGACCAAGATCGAGACGATCTTCTCTAGGGTGCTGGTCCGGTACGCGGAGAACCCGACGTCACGTAGGTTCCTCACGCGGGAGCGGACTGACAACGAGGCGCGGTATGTCCAGCTGGACGGCCGCACCGAGGACCGAGTCATCACGACCTACCTCACCACGGCCGCGCAAGCAGTGGAGCTCGCTGAACGGGTCCGGTTCGTGTCGGCCAATCCCGACACTGAGGTGCGGGTGATCGAGACCGGACTCGGCATGTCTGAGGTGAAGATCGGCGACCGCATCCTCCTGACGACCGCCCGCGCTCCCTCGGCTGACGGCTCCTGGACCAACCGGGTCATGGAGGTCATCCAGATCATCCGCTCCTTCAGCCCGATCCCCCGGATCGAGCTCCTGCTGAACAACCAGAAGGGCGTGACCGGGATCGGGAACTGGACCACCCCTACTGCCGCCGATTGGGCCGACGCAACAGAAGAACAGAAGCAGGTTCAGGGGTTCTGGACGGACGACAACGGGTACATTGACCCGGCTGACGAGTCCTCCGCAGACGCATCAAGGTGGTGGTAATGAGTGGCCACGCCGGTTCGCGACGTATCGCTCTATACAGTTAGCCCGGGCAACACTACCCGAGCATCCCATCAGAACAACGCTCTCTACCTCAGCCTGACCGAGACCGACTACGGCCTCTACGGTAGCCGGCCGGGTTCGCCCGCCGTGAGTCAGCAGTATCTCGCCACGGACAGCGGGGTCTTCTACATGGCGCTCGAGGCCGGCACCCTGACGCCGATCGCGAGCACCAAGGTCCAGATGGGCGATGATCTGGATCTCTACGGGGCCGTCTCGGATACCTATTCCAAGGTCCAGTTGAGCGCGAGCCGGACAGCCGTCGGGTTCGGCCAAGGGGGTTCGAACGCGCACGACACCTTCGTCCAGCGTGAGGCCACCGAGGTTGTGGCGATCCGTAACGCCGCCAACAGTGCCTACGGGATCATGCGCGGCCTCGCCCCGGTCGGCGACAACGATTACGTGACGAAGAGCCACCATGACACCCATGCGAGCTCGGGCGCGAATCCGCACGGGGTGTCGGCAGGTCAGACGGGTGCTGTCGCGCTGGCTGGCGGCATCATGACGGGCGATCTTCAGATGTCGGGGGCCGACATCACGCTCCTGCGGGACGACCGGATCCTGGTCGGCAGCTACTTCTGCATCCAGGAGTTCACGGCTGGGTACGGGTTGATCGGGGTCAACGTGTACGAGGACGGGGCCGGGAATTACAAATCGATCTCGACCAGCTGGTCAGGCAACGCGCGAGCGCTCAAGTTCTCCGGCGGTAGTGATCCGCAGCTTCTCGAGTTCAGTGGCATCCTGTCGGCCGACGAGACCATCACGCCTGACGCGACCCGGACTCTGGTCCACACGGGCAACCTCACGGCTGTTGGGGTCCCGCAGGTCGGGGTTGCCGAGGTCATCACGGGCCAGTGGAGCTTTACCGACGACATCTACCTGTCGGCCCTCAAGAAGCTCTACTTGGATGGCGGCGGTGACACGTACATCACCGAGTCCAGCGTAGACAACTACCAAGTTGTAGTCGGCGGAACGGTAATGGTGAGCTCGACTTCGGGTATTTGGAAGTTCCGCCAATCAGCGTCAGTAGACCCGTTGAAGAAGCTCTTCCTCGACGGCGGCAGCGACACGTACATCACCGAGTCCAGCGCCAACCGCATCGACATCTATACCGGTGGCGGTTTGGCCGCGTACTTCCGCGTGGCTGCACAGACCAGTGGCGTCATGGGGAACTGGTCGCTAGGGTCCACCAAGAAGCTCTACCTCGACGGTGGCAGCAACACGTATCTCACCGAGGTGTCCGCCGATGTGATTCGCTGCGTCGCGGGAGGCTCGGGTGGCGTCGACCTGACCTTAGGTGCGACCGCGTGGGTGGCCGTTTCGGACGAGCGTCTCAAGACCGGCCTGGAGCCTATCGTGGACGCCACCCGTAAGCTCGGCACGCTGCGCACCGAGACAGGGTACTTCATCGAATCGGAACGCTTCGACGCGAAGGCGGCAGGGCAACGGCGTGCGTTCCTCATCGCGCAGGACGTTCAGAAGGTTCTGCCTGAGGCGGTCTATACCGACCCCGATGGGTTCCTCGGTCTGAAGTACAGCAAGGTGCTACCGCTGGTGGTGGCCGGATTCAACGAGCACACAGCAGACATTGAACGACTAATGCCTCGTGTCGACAAGCTCGAACCCGAGGTCCGACGTCTCAAGGCCAAGGTGGCCGAACTCGAAAGGAAGTTGGCTGCATGAGCGCAACCCTAGTACTCGACACCCCTCTGATGGTGGATCTCTCGACCGTAGAGGTGGTGGATTTCCGTCTCCGTTTCGCCCCCGCGGAGGATCAGTACCTGGTGTCGATCGAGACCCACGACGCCCTGGAGCGTCCGACCCAGCATACCTACCATGGTGCGGAGGCCAAGGTGTTGATCCGGGCCATAAATCGAAAGGACTTCTCTGGGGCCAAGCCAAGACTGCGCCAGGTCGTGCTGGACCAGCTGGTGGCTGACGGGAAGCTCGGCGCCGGCACTACCTCCGAAGACGAAACCGACCTTAACCCAGCGTAGGAGCTCTGATGATGTGTGACCGATTACGAACTGCTCAACAGCCCTGAGTTTATCGAGACCGTCGAGACCGGCGGTCCCAACAGTGACCACCTCCGGCTACCCAGGACGAAGGTCAAGCTCCGGTTCCGTCCTTGGCATCCCGGAATTACGCCCGGTACCTGGAGCATCGACGAGGCCGGCACACTCCACCTGACCTGGCACAAGGTCGAGGGCTGGGAACCCAAGGAGGCCCCGGGGTTATTCGGCCGAGTCCACGTGGTGGCGCCGTTTGATGGCGGGACGGCGTCTCGGCCGATCGCCGACCTACACCGCGGCATCCACGATACCGGTATCTCGATCCCGAACTTCTGGCATGAGGCCCAGCTGGATGACCTCGAGCCCGACGCTCTCTGTGGGGTCTGGGTCGGAGGCGTCGAGATTGCCCGTCGTACCGACCTGGCGCCGCTCCGGTTCAGCGCGCTCGAGCGCCCGGAGGAACCTGATCGCCCCGAATGGCAGTCGGAGCCTGATGTCCGGCCCGAGCCGTTCGAGATTCGGATCCCGGATGCGTTCGAACGCCTCATGGACTACCCTCCGACGCTGGAGGTCGGCCAGATGGAGATCGAGATTCGGCGCGATCATCTCAGGGCGACCTGGGAGCGCGACCTCGGCTCCCTGCCGCGGTATGAATCTGGCGATCGGTTCGGCCGCCTCTGCTGGGTCTCGTGGGTCCAGGATGAGTACGCTGGCGCCCCCGGTGAGCACCTCCGGGACGGTGAGGAGAAGGGAGCCTCAATTGAAATGTGGGCCGATCCGCCCGACAACCACACGACCCTCGGCCAGACCATGCGGGCCAAGGCGAAGGACGACAAGATCCAGGAGTCTGGGTTCGAGCCCGCGGAGGCGCGCCGGCTCGGCTGCTTCGTCGTGACGCATGACCAGAATCCAAATCCACAACGCACCCCCATCACGTGGTTCGGGGAACCGTTTGCGGAAGCCGAGGAGCCGGCCGAGATCGTGCCGTGGCCTGGCGACAATCCGGCGCTCCAGCTCGTCATGGCGCCCTCGAGCGAGAACCTGACGGTTGAGCAGGCTGAGGAGTTCTACCGGGAGTTCATCGTGGGGCACGGCTTCCACGGCTTCCACGTCGGCCTGTTCCGGCGCCTCCCGAGCGAAGGGCTGATCCGGCTGCTCTCGCTGGCGGCCCTACACGAGTTCTGGGTCCACTTGTGGCTCTATGGGGACCGTGAGTGGGACGACCGCGCCCCGCAGGATCCCAACGTGTCGGACGAGCGGGACTTTCAGCGGCAGGTCCTGGCTCGGATCGGAGGCTACGCTAATTGGTCGATGGGGCTCGGGTACGACCTACCCGAGTGGGTCACGTGGGATCAGGTCGGCGGCTGGGTCCACTTCATGCACACCGAGGAGCTTCGGTTCCATCAGTATGGTGGTCGGCAGCGTCCCGGCGGCCGCCCCTACCCGGGCCACTACGTCGGGTGGGGGCACCAGGTTCCGGACAAGTCCCAGTTGCGTCAGATGCTCCAGGTCGCGCGGGTCGATCGTCCCTGCATGACGGAGGACCGGTTCCGTATCCGGGGAGGCCGCAAGGACTGGACGGAAGCCGAGTCGCTCGAGGGGATGAGGATTTGTCTCGAGGAGGGCTACGCCGCCATTTGGGGCAACATCGGTGACCGCGACCAGGATCTTGGATCGCTCCCGTACCTGCTGAAGGCTCAGATACGGGAGCTGCTGTCACCGGCACCACCCGTGGAACCGCCTCCGCCAGATCTCCCGCCAGGCCCTCCCGAGCCCCCTATCCTGCCCCCGCCGCGCAAGAAGAAGTGGTGGGAGATCTTGCTGGAGGCACTCCTGCGAAGGTGGTTCCGGTCCCGGTGAGCGTTTGCTATCAAGCGGCCCCACCGGAGTGGTACCAACTACCCGAGTTGGCAACCTGCTGAAAGAGGAGGAGACGAATGTCTCTCGAGAAACCTGCAGTGATCCAGAAGCCGCCCACCCACCTGGGCAAGATCCGCCTGATCATCGATGACCGCGACGGCACCGCTGAGACCCGACAGTACCGGGCCAACGTGAACGTGATGAACGACGATGATGAGCGTGTGGCGGGTGCCCAGGGGGACCCGTTTGGGTTCATGCCGCTGGGGTGGCGGCAGTCTATGGCGGTAGCCCTAGAGGAGCTTCGGGCGGAGCTCGCGAGCCGGCAAACAGTTCAACCGGTAAAGGAGTAGCGCGTGGCAACACCTGTCCGTGATCTGTCGCTCTATGAGGTGTCGGTCGGCACCACCACGCGTGCCTCCGACCTGAACGACTTCATCTACCTCGCGATGACCGAGGCGGACTACGGACCCGTGGTGAACCTACCGGCGGCCCCAGCTGTATCGCAGCAGTACATGGCGACCGACGAGGACATCTTCTACTTCAGCTTCGACGGGGCCGACTGGATCCCGATTGCGTCTGATGTTTTCTACGTCGGTGTGGATGCCAGTCTCTACGGGGCGGCCGGTGATGCGAATCCGGTGGTGCAGCTTGACGCGTCCCGCAGCGGTATTGCGTTCGGTGCCGGCGTTGGTTCTGCGCTCGATGTGTGGTTCCAGCGGGAGGCGGCCGGTGTCGTGGCGGCACGCAACGCGGGCGATTCGGCCTACGCGATCGTCCGGGGCGCCACACCTTCAGGGTCGAACGACCTCACGACCAAGGGGTATGTCGACCCTCACGTGTCCTCGACCTCGAACCCCCACAGCGTAACGGCGGCCCAAGCGGGCGCGCTCGCGAGTATCGACGGGGTGTCGAATTCAGGCGGGGACGTCAACTTGGTGGCTGGAAACCAAATCGTCATCACCCCGGATAACCCCGGGAATCAAATCACGATCGCGGTCAACGAGACCGGCTTGGACGCTGACACGCTCGACAGTCTCAGTAGCGCGGCCTTCCTTCGGGCCGGCGGTTCGATCGCGCTTACAGCCCATTGGGCGACAGGCGCCTTCAACATTACCGGTATCGCGACGCTCGAGGCGGACAGTCTGCAGATCGGTGCCACGACCGTCGTGGATTCGAGCCGTAACCTCAGGGGACTCGCCGGAGCGATCGCTCCGATTGGGGCGAACAAGTGGGTCACCGTATAGGGGGTCGGGATGGCTAAGACTGCTGGATCGTTCTGGGTCGAGGGGGACTACTGGTGCTTCATCGACGAGGTTGCCTCGGAGTGGCAATACCAGACGGCCGAGTACGTCTCGACTCCGAGTCCGGCAGTCGTGGGCAGCTACTGGGTAGAAGGGGATTACTGGCACTACGTTAGCGCCACTGGGGATGAGCGCCGTCTCCCGATCGATATCCAGTCGCACAGCGACGGGGTACAAGGTAGTTATTGGGTCGAGGACGACACCGGCAACGGTCGCTGGCGTTGGATTGGCGAGTCGGGCCGGGAGGTAATTGGGCACGCTGACGTCGCGCACACCAACTACAGCGACCATGGCGACGCGGCCCACGACAATCATTCAGATCATTCTGACGTGGCCCACGACAACCACAGTGACCACGCCGATGTCGCGCATGACGACAACACCGGTTCAGACCACTCCGATGTCGCTCACATAAATTACAGCGACCATTCCGACACGGCCCACAGCAACTACACCGATCACGATGACGTCTCCCATACTGATATCTCGGATCACGATGATACAGCCTACGTGGACAACACCTCGACCCAGCACACCGATACGGTGCACGACAACCACACCGATCACTCCGACACCGCCCACACGAACCATTCGGACCACAGCGACGTCACTCACATCAACTGGTCCGATCACAACAACGTCGCGCACAGCAACATCAATAACCACACCGACACCGCTTATGACGACTGGGACGATCATGTTGATGTCGTTCATGACGACTGGAACGATCATAGCGACGTAGCGCACGACAATCTGGACAATAGCCACGACCAGACGTACCACGATGATTGGGACGATGTTCCATTCCACGAGGATTATACCGATTATGACGATTACACCGATCACGGGGACCTAGCCCACTCGGACCACTCCGACCACAGCGATGTCGCGCACTCCGACTACGACGACTTCACTAATGCTTCACACGCCAACTACACCGACCACACCGATGTGGCCCATACCGACACCTCATCCCACAACAACACGGCCCACGCGGACTATACGGACCACTCTGACGTCGCCCACATCAACTACAGCGATCACGACGACGTCGCGCACGTGAACCACACCGACCACACCGACACCGCGCACACCAACCATGACGACCATACGGATGTCGCCCACGACAACCACCAGGATCACGCGGATGTAGCCCACATCAACCACGACGATCACAACGACACCGCCCATACGAACCACGCGGACCACGACGACACCGCCCACTCAAATTACACCGACCACGACGATGTAACGCACCAGGACGCGACACCACACACCGACACCGCCCACGACAACCACGACGACAATCTGTCAGTGGCCTACGTGGACGACCCGACCGAGATCGGGGTCTAGGAGGGGGAAGATGGAGACAGAAGTGCTGTTCCGTAAGGAGGATTTCATCGACTGCGCGGCTTGCGGCGAAACCGTCTGGCGGGCTGCTTGCGAGGGCATCCGGGGCGGGCTCGCCTATGCCCACATGTTCACCGGGGTACCACCCCATCGGGATCCCCAGACGAGCGATCGGTTCAGCTGCCCGGTCTGCGGCAATACCGTGATGCTGAACGAGCGTACGGGCGAGGAAATAAAAACTTCCTGACGGTGAGAGTTCACTGGACAGTGGCGCGGTGATTTAGCAGAGTAGCTGCGTCGGTTGAGGGACCGGCCGACCGAGGGAAAAAGGAGGGGGAACCTATATGGCATCTGCACATCTCGTAGAACTCGACGATATTCACGGCCCGAATCTCGTCCCGATCGAGGCCTGGGGTGAGACCGGCTCGGCGGTCAAGGTCGACCTCGAGTGGAACGTGCCGGTCCCCGAGGGGGGCTTTGACAAGTACATCGTCAATGGCGAGGTGATGGCCACTCGCCGTATGACTCTTGAGCGGGCCCAGGAGTGGCTCGACATCTTGTCCGCTCAGCTGGAGCGAGCGAGGGCTACTCGAGGTCGGCTGAGGGGCTGATCAAAGGAGGGGGAACCTACCTATGAACATCGAGACCGAAAAGGTCGTCCTCGACGTCTTGCGCTTTCACCAACGGAAGATTCTGCACGGGCGTCTTTTTGACCTGCCGACTGCCCACTGGGACCTGCAGCTCGAGGAGCTCGTTGTTGACGTTGAGATGCGGGTGCTGGGGAAGACTGTCGAGGAGGTCCACTGCGAGTGGCCAACTGATTGGTGGCAGGCGGTTAAGCAACGCTTCGCCCCCAGGTGGTTCTTGCGGCGCTATCCGGTCGGGATGACCTGCGAGGTCCTTCAGGCGTTCGCGCTCTACCCGACTATCGAGCCCGGTATTCCGGGCCACCAGCACACTATCTATCTGGAGAAGCAGACGCCATTTCGAGTTCGCGCCGACTGAGGAGTCGGCCAAAGGAGGGGGAACCTTGCCGCAATCAACCAAGTTGACGCGCGCCTGCAACCTGTCGTGTAGCCACTGTCTGGCCAAGGGCACACTGATGCTGTTGACCGACGGTAGTTGGAAACCCATCGAGTCTGTCGAGGTTGGGGACCGCCTGGTTTCCTGGGAACTCGATGCTGTGGAGGGCAAGAAGTATCGACGGTACGTTGATACGGAAGTTATTCGCCTCATCCGCAAGCGTGAGCGGTTGATTCGCATCACCACGACTGCAGGGGAGGTCAAGTCGACACCGGATCATGAGTGGCTCGTTAAGCGGCAGGACCGCCATTGTGTGGTCCGGACGAGGGACCTACGGGTAGGCGATGCGTTCCTGCATTTGTGTGACCCCGTTAAGGAGGACATTACTCAGGACAGCGACTATCGAGCTGGGTGGCTATCTGGGGTCAGTTTTGGGGACGGCAGCTGGGGGGATTACGTATGCAAGCGCGGTCCCGTAAGCACTTTCAAGGTCTATTCGAAGGATCAAGAACTCCTGGACCGAGTAGAGTTGTACGCCAAATCTCTTTTCGGCGTTGAACTTTCTCGCGTGCACCACAAGCGAAAGGATACGGGGGCCGAACTTTCCTACAGTCACCTTACTCGCGTGCACCGGAATGATGACCTGACCGCGTTAATGGATCTCGCCGAAACCCCTCCGATGGGTAGGAGTACTCCATTCATTAAGGGGTGGCTCGCAGGCATGTTTGACGCTGAAGGCACCCGAAATGGTCTTGGCATCTGCCAAAAGGAGCAGGAGGCTATTGACGAGGTTCGGTACTGCTGGGAGAAGTTAGGGTTCGATGTCCGGATCGCCCAGAAGGCGGACGATTCATGGTGGGTCTATATGCGGGGCGGCCGACCTGAGGTTGCACGGTTCGCTTCTCTTTGTCGGCCGGCGCTCACACGCAAAGTGGCGATTACGGGTGCAGTTTCGAAGACGCCCCGGGCTCAGATTACGGCCATCGAGCCTATGGGACACAAGCGAGACCCTGAAGTTTATGATGTCGAGACGACCAGTAAGACCTTTGTGGCTGGAGGGTTTCTTTCGGTGGACTGTTACCAGAACACCGCCAGGGATCTCGGCAACGTCAAGAAGGCCCACGACTACGATATCCACGCGGCCATTCGGGCAATCAATGCCCAGTGGGATTGGGAGGAAGAGAATCGGGGCGGCGCCGCGGTAGCTACCGCGCACGGCGGCGAACCTCTTCTGATCAAGAAGGCCGACCTCGAGGAGATCTTTCGGATCAACCACGAGCGGTTCGGCAAGGCCGCGATCCAGACGAACGGCGTGCTGGTCGACGACGACCACATGGCCATGTTCAAGCGGTACAACGTCAACGTGGGGCTCTCGATCGACGGCTGGGGGCGCCTGAACGATGTTCGTAAGATGGGCAACACCCTACGCACCACCCTGGAGGGCACAGCCGCCACGCTCCGGACACTCCTGCGGCTCTGCAGGGAGCACCGGCCCCCCGGTCTGATCATCTGCCTGACCAAGGCTAACGCCGGCCCGGGTCTGGTGCCGGGGCAGAACCGTCGGAAGATCGATGAGTTGAAGCGGTTCATCGACTGGCTCGCCGACCACGGTATTCGCAATCCACGTCTCAACCCCGCCCATATCGATACCGAGCCGGAGCGCTCTGACTGGGAGCTTTCCGAAACCGATATGGCAGCCTTCTGGGCAGAGTTTGTGCCGTGGAGTCTGAGTCGGGGTTACCAGTTTCCCGCCATCGCGGAAACGATGGACGGGTTGCTCGGGTGCGGCCAATTTACATGCGTTCGGACCCAATGCGATCCTCTCCACACGGCTGCCGAACGGACCATCCAGGAGGACTCGGCAATCGGAGTTTGCGAACATTTGTATGCGGCCGGGGGGATCCCGTACCAGGTAGCCGAGGACAAGAAGTTCTCCGAGGCTCGCTACGAGATACTGCGGGGCGTCTCGCATGAGCACGGTGGATGCCTCGGCGGTGTGGATGGACGTGACGGCGATCAGGTGTGCCGCTGGTGGGCAGTCTGCACGGGCCACTGCAACGGTCACGCGATCGATGGTGACTGGCGCAACCGCACCCGCTTCTGTCGTGGCTGGGCCGGCCTCTATCAGGCGGTAGCGGACCATCTCCACCGGACCATCCCGAATCTCACGACACTTGACCAGGTGGCGCACCGGTTCGACGCCAATGGTCTCTACCACTCGATCCAACAGAACGAACCGCCCTGGGATCCGTTCCGCTGGCTGCGGAAAGCCAACACGTATCGTCCCTCGGCCTGGCGAGGCGAGGCGAAGAACTCTGAGTTCGTCCGGACTGAGGATGCGCCGGTCGGCAACCCTTGCCAACTGAAGCTTGTCGATCCCAACGATCCCGCCCACGCGAATGTGGCCCACGGCAACTACGACGACCACGGCGACCACGCGGACGCGGCTCACCAGAAGAACCCACTGGAGCACGCCAACGTCCCGCACGGCAACTACGACGACCACGGAGATTCAAATGGCTGACGGCAAGTACCACTGTCCGGAGTGCGACAGCACCGAGGTGTACGAGGAGACCTTCGACCATCTGAACAGCAGCGACATCCAGTTCAGCGGTGACGTGATCTGTTGGCCCTGCGGCTGGACCGGCTTACCCGAGTACATCGTCTACAAAGAGGTGGTTGTTCTACCTCACCCGGAGAGCAAGCAATGATCCTAACTCGAGAAGATTGGCAAGAATCAGGACCAACCCCCATCGACAGTGTGATGGAGGCTGAGATGGACCTGCGCGACCGAGACCAAACGATCCGTCTGCTGGGTCAGGTGGTGTACCTGCAGCAAAAGATCATCCAGAACACCTTCTGCGCAGACGGATCGCCTCTTGTGATGACCTACGGAGATCCTGTCGGCCGGGAGTGGCTCTATTCGGTCGCGCTGGAAAGCTATAGGGAGCTGAGGGATGAGCTGTTGCCCCGGCTGCCGTCGGACTGGACCGAGACTCTGGAGGTTTAGGCGAATGATCGAGACATTCTTCGCGCTACTGATCGGGCACGCCCTGGCGGACTTCGTCCTACAGTCCGACGCGATGGCGAAGGGCAAGAACCGACACAACAGAACCACGACACCGCCGGGGGCAACCTGCACGCTTTGCTGGCCCTACTGGCTATCCTCTCACGCTCTCATTCACGGCGGTGTCGTGTGGGCGATCACCAGCAACGTTTATCTCGGTGCGGCTGAGACGGTGGTGCATTGGCTGATCGACTTCGCCAAGTGCGAGAACCGGATCAACGTTCACGAAGACCAGTTCCTACACATCGCGTGCAAGGTTGTGTGGTTGGCGAGGCTCCGATGAAGCTCCTACCGAACTTCGAAGCCCCGAGCTTCACCCGCATCACCTACCACTCCTCCGAGGCGCGCGACTACTGGGGTCCGGCCTTCAAGCTGGCCTCCAGTGTCTGCTGGGAAGCGGAGCTCAAGACGGCCGCCGATGGTGTTCGTGCCTGCGGTACCTGCCACATCCCGAACGTGGGCGGTGACAGGATGTACGAGAAACTCGCGCGGTACGGACTCAAGTGGCGCCGGCTCACTACGGTCGGCCCCAGCGATGGGTTCAGCCACCGCCGGCACGCACCGCTCCGTGAGGGTGACCCGAACTTCTCCTGGTTCACCGTGGTGTCGCCCGATGATGCAAATCTCGATGCCTTCGAGGCAGCCCATGAGGAGTCCAACCACAACGCCATTGGAGATCTATTGGGTTTCCCGCCTTGTTGTGTCGGATTTTTTGACCAGCACTGGCCGGAGTACTGCGACCCCATCTGGCAGTCGGCCCAGAACACCCCTGGCGCGCTGGAGCTGCCCTACGTGGGCGGCCCCTACAGTATTGCGAATCCCCCGGAGCGTCCTGTAGAGGTACTGCAGGTGAAGGCCCATCCGGCCACGAACAACATGCTCCGGTACGCGAGCGCCCGGGTGATGTTCCACCTGACCTGTCAACTCCAGTGTGGCGCCACGATCAACCGGGCCGAGGAATGGATCCGGATCATGGAGGAGATCACTCCCGGAGGCGGCAAGGCGACGATCCAGCTGCTGAGTCTCCCGATGGCGTGGGATGTCTGCCACGGGTGGGCCAAGGTGGTGACGCCTGCCTTCACCGTGCACGCCGGCTCCGTCGAGACCCAGCACCGTTACATCGTGCACGTCGAGCCGGACCCCTGGCTGCTCCCATTCACCTACGACAAGATCCCGGGCCGAGTAGCGGGACAGTTCTGGCCCATGATGGACTACACGAAGATGTTCGAGAAGAAGAAAGAGACGGCGTAATGGAGAACCAGTTCTTCGAGGGCGGTCTGTACCTCATGGCGCTCGGTGCCGCAGCCGCTGCGGTGCGCTACCTGCCCCGCTACGTGTTCGATAGATTCTTTACCGCGTCCTTCTACACGATGGACACCGAGTTCGTGCGTTGGATGGGCGAGTGGCTCGCCGAGACCAGCTACGGCCGTAGCTGCCGGAGGCTGTCGGGGTTCGTGGCTTACGAGGGCGAACGAGACGAGCCGCGTGCGGTGCTCGAGCCCGGCCTTGGCGTGCACGTGTTCCGTTACGAGAATCGTTGGTGTCTTCTTCACCAGACTCTCGAAGAGGTTGGCTATGCCGGCGCCAAGGCTCGGACCATCACCCTGCGAGCGCTGGGACGTGATCCGTCCCCGATTCGAGCCCTCGTGCACGACGTGGTCGATGCGGCAATGTTGCGCCGCCGCGGCAAGCAGGTCGCGTACATCAATAACCAGAACGGTGGATGGTCACAGATCCGTGTCGGCGAACCGCGACCACTCGAATCGGTAGTGCTGCGCCCCGGTCTGATGGACGAGATCGTCGATGATGTTGATTGGTTCCGGAACGCTCGATCGTGGCACGTGGAACGGGGTTTGCCGTATCGGCGTGGATACCTGCTCGTGGGGCCCCCTGGAAACGGCAAGTCTTCGCTCGTCCAGGCGATCGCCGGCCACTACCAAATGCCCCTGTATGTGCTCACGCTGTCGCAGGGGGATGACTTCAATGACGCCACGTTGGCTCGCGCCATGGCGCAGTTGCCGGGGCGATCACTGGTGGTGCTGGAGGACATCGAGAAGATCGACTTCGGCACCGACACGAGCGTCACGCTGGCAGGGCTGCTCAACACGATAGATGGGCCGCTCGCGTCCGAGGGGCGGCTACTGGTTATCACCGCCAACGATGCAGACCTTCTACCGGCGCCGCTGGTGCGTGCCGGACGCATAGATCAGCGTTGGGAGATTGAAGGCCCGGGCCCCGAGCAGGTGAGGGATCTGTTTCTGCGGTTCTTTCCTGTGGCCGCGCGTGAGGCTGACGAGTATGCCGGTGTAGTTGAGGGTAACGGGACCTCCATGGCGGCGATCCAGCAGCACTTGGCTCGGGCTCAATCTCCAGAAGACGCAATTCGCCAACAACCGACAGCATAAGTTCGTACTCGGCTCCAGGGTGAGTCAGGGCGACTACAACCAAAAGGAAGTGGAAATCATGAGTATGCCCAACACAGGAATCACGCTTGGCAAGACCTACCGGGACCCCGTCACGGGCTTCCAGGGGATCGCGCTGGCGATCACGTACTGGCTGCACGGGTGCGCTCGCGTGATGCTGGAGTGCGGTGTGGTAAGCAGGGATACGGGTGCCGTCACGGCCTCCCAAGAATGGTTCGACACCGACCGGGTGAAGAACTATGAGGTTGTCGAGGCTCCCGATCTGACGGCCGACGCGATCCCGACCAAGTCGGCGTCGGTCACGGGTGGCCCGATGGATCAGGTGGATCCCGGGCGCAGCGTGGACCCCGGCCGATGAACCGTCTCGAGATTGCAGTTTTCGTGATGGCGGGGCTCGCCGCTAACCCGGCTGAAACTTATGTGGCGGTCGAGGTGGCGGCCAAGAAGGCGCTTGATATCGCGGATGCCCTCCTGGCCGAGGCGCAGAAGGAGGATGCGGCATGAGCGAGCTCAAGGTCGGTACGACAGTACGGATTCCTGCAGTTGTGCATTGCCCACGTAATTTCGAAGGCTGCGCCGTGGTGGACGTTCCGATCCATACCAGTATACCGGGCGGCATGTATCGCTTGATGCTCGACCGGGACGCAGAGGTTCAGATTGACTCCGAGGTTTCTAGGGAGGCTCTGCTGCGGGAGTGCCACTTGGGGCGTGCGTTCTTCTGGAGTCAGTCGGGCGCTGATTCCCTTTCGTACGATGAGATGATCGAGTGGCGGGCTCTCGTGCAGGCCCGAGAAACCCCGGGGCTCGAGGTGGGGCAGGTCGGAACCGTGAAAGTCGAGGTGGTCAATGTATTCAACCGCCAGGGGAAAGGTCTGGTGCGGGTCAAGGTGCCGGCGACGCAGGAGTTGAGCGGCCTGGAATTCGTCATCCGGGCCGAGGATATTACGACTAAGGATGCGGCATGAGCGACCCCGACATGGACCGGGAGATGAACGCCGGCTACGGCCGTACCACCAGCTGGAACAAGCTGCTCGCTGAGGAGATGGAGTGTAATGGAGAGGCCCTTGTGGACGTTGTCGAGCTGGAGCGGCACCCAGGGTCCAAACCCTGCGACTTTTACTTTGCCGCTTGGTCGCTCTACTACGTCTACGCAGCTTGGTCACCCGGCGGGGATGAGGAGGTGATCTCGCTACCGAGGAACCCAGCATGAGCCATCTAGGACGGTGTGATGACTGCGGACAAGGCCTCTATTACCAGGTGGACTATGGCTTGGGTTTCGCCTGTGACTTCTGCGGGGATTACCACCCGAACGGTGGCAAGCCCTGGCGGGAGAAGGAGTGGATCACCCGCACGACTCCCCTGCCCGTGAGCTGCCCCCATGGAGTGGACCCCACTTCCGGGTCCAGCTGCGGGCACTGTGACGGGACGGCCTCCGGATTGCGTTCGCCTGAGGCGCAAGCGTGGGAGAAGCGCTTTGCGGCTCTGGAGCTCCGAGTAGAGGAGCTCGAAGGGGGACTCCGGAGGGTGCGGTCCCAGCCGAACCACGCCTGGCTGACATGAAAATAACTGGCCTGTTCAACATCCGCAACACCACCGAGGCGATGTTCCCGTGGGTTGAGTGCGTCGTGCTCATGCTTCCGCTGGTGGATCGCCTGATCATCAACGACGGCGGCTCCACCGACGGGACGCTCGAGGCCTGCCGTGAGCTCGCCGACGCATTCCCCCGGATCGAGGTCACTGAATTTCCCCATCACGAGGGTACGCACTGGCAGGGGCTGGATGAACCCTGGGAGCGGGCCCTCCACCTGGTCGATGACGGCTGGGTACTCTCCATGGGGGCCGACGGTTACCTGCACCCGCGGGACCACGATCGGTTCCTCACGGGCCTCCGGTGGGCGGACGCCGCCGGTTTCAACTCCCTTCGGCAACCGCTCATCACGACCTCATGCTGGAAACACAACCCCGAGGCTTATGTCTATCAGACGGTCCGGTGCTTCCGCTACTTCCCCGACCTACAGAGTCGGGATGGCGGCGACTGTTTCCACCGCCGGGGTAAGGACCCGCAGCGTACCGGATTCACCTCTCACAACTTACCTCCCGAATGTAGGTGCTCGATCCAGCTGCAGCATCTCCATAACTGCTTCCCGGCCGGCGATGTCGTGCGGGCCCGCCAGCATGCTGAGTTCTACGCTGTCGGGCACGAGGTTCGGGCGGCGGCGTACCGGCGTGCGCAAGAAGTGTGGGACCGGGGGATCCGGGTCTACACCCCCGCGGGGGGGCGCGTAGAGGCTGATCCAGGACCGTGGGATATATCCTCCGCGGTACCGGAAATCTTCCACGATCTGGTGGGCCAGGAGACCTATCGGATCCGTGAGAGTTTGATGGATTCCGCCTGGCTCACCGGTATAGGTTTGACTGTAGGTTAACCAACCCTACCGACTGAGGACAACGCTCCGTGGAAACCTACCTGCTCGAACTTGTCAAGTACGCACCGCCGATTGTGGCGGTGTCGCTTGGGTTCGGGTACCTGATGTACAGGTTGGCCAGCCGGCACAGCGTGGACCAGAAGGAGCAGAACGTCACGTTGGCGACCCTGATGGGTAACCACATACAACATCTGGAGTCTGCGGTCCACCGCAACTCCGAAGTGATTCAGGAATCCAGTCTTGTCCAGAAGGACACGCGTCGAGTGCTGGAACGGCTACTCGACCGGCTGTAACCAACAGGAGGGGGAGCAATGCCACGCGCACCGAAGAAGCCCGCGAAGAAGCCCACCACCAAGAAGTCACAGAGCTGGAAGACCAGCAAGATCCAGCGGGCCGCGATGGCGGCCATCATGCGCGAGAACCAGTCGCGCCACCTGCAGATTATCGAGGACATCAAGGAAGACATCGGGATCAACCCCGACACCCCGGTTCAGTTCCGCCAGACGATGCAGGGACTCGATCTCACTAAGTTGGTCGAGGTCGTGCCGGAGGCCCCCGAGGGAGACGCCCCCGAGCCGGATGAGGCTGCCGGTGCCGACGCCTGACCCGGCCCAGATCCGGATCGCGCGCGACTTCACGCTCGCGGAAGTGTTGCGATCGAGGGAGCATCCCGAGCTCCAGACCACCCCTGACCAACTGACCGGGCAGCAGACCGTGAACTTCATGCGGCTCACGCATGAGTTCCTACAGCCGGCCCGAAACCGCTTAGACCATCGGTTCATCATGAACAGTTGGCTCCGGTCCGAGGCGCTGGACCGGGTGGTGACGGACGGGAAGGTCTCCCGGATGCGGCGCCACCTACTGGGACTCGCGGCCGACTTCTACGTGCACGACATCCCGGCTCAGATCATGCTCCGCACGATCGCCCGCAATCCGGAAGATCTCGTGTGGGACCGCCTCTGCCTCTACAGCCGGGAGAACCGGCTCCACGTCGACACCTGCCCTTGGGAAGAAGGCCCCCCGAGGAAGCTTTTCTACATTGACTGGGTCGAGGTCTCGATAGACCTGGCTATCCAGTTCAGTACCGCGGGCCTGGGCCCGTCTCAAGGAGGTGGTACCCCGTGAAGAAGTATCTCGCTCGGGTCCTCGCAGAGGTTCTGGAGGACCTGATCCCGGTATTGCTCGAGAAGATCTTCGAGTACCTGTCGCGAAAGATCGACGACGGTGACGTCAACGACATCATCGCGATCGCTGACGTGGTGACTCGCATCACCGCGAACGCAAAGCAGGAAGCGTAATCCCGGGGGTGCCGGCTGGGGAACGGCCGGCGCCCTCACCATAACGACTGAGGGGAAGGAGCTCATCATGGGAATGAAGTCCTGGGAATCCTCTGGGCAGCTCGACCAGATCAAGCGTGAATGGGAGACCGTTCGGGACGCTGAGTCGCTCGTTGCTGCAGCAGAGGAGCTCGCACCAATCTTCCGCAACCCCGAGCGCACCCCCAAGGCGGTGCGGCTCAAGTTGATCGATCTCATTCGGGACGAGACCGTCGGCCCTCTACTGTCGGACGGTATCCGGGAGAGTATCAACAAGGGTCCAAAGCTTGAGCGAACCGTAGCTCCGGACGGGTCGGTCGTGCTGACCAGCCGAAGTGCCAACATCACAAACATTGAGGAGCTCCTGGCGCATGCCCGCGACCGCGGCTGTGCTCATGATCTCGAGACCTACCAGATCACGGACTTCAAGGAGAACGTCTGGACCGTCACGGCCAAGATCGGCGATGAGCTCGTGCCGGCGGACAACTGGCAGGTCTATGCCAAGTTCGGGCTCAAGCGCCCCATCGAGCGAGTGCAGGTCTTCGCCGATCAGGCTAAGGCTGACATCCTGGCTGATCTGGCGACTCGGGACACCGAATGGTTCCAGCGCCAGTCGGCGGTGCAGCAGTATGACGAACCCCACCTGCTGGAGATGCACCTGGCGGACTTCCACCTCTGCAGCCTCGCGTGGGCGGAAGAGACTGGCGCGGACTGGGACCTCACGATCCAGCGCCGCATGTTCCGGGAGGCGGTCGAGGACCTGCTGGCCAAGGCTTCCAGGTTCGACGTGGACCAGATCCTCTGGGTCGCCGGCAACGACTTCTTCAACTCAGACAACATCCACGGCACCACGGCCGACGGCACCCCCCAGGACATGGACACCCGGCACCAGAAGATGTTTCGGGAGGGGCAGCGGCTCAACCGGTGGGCCATTGACCGGTGCCGTGCTATTGCTCCCGTGATCGTCAAAGTGATCCCGGGCAACCACGACCCGCTTCTGAGCTTCGCTCTCGGCGAGGTCCTGGAGGTCGCGTACGACCGGGTCGAGGACGTCCAGGTGGACAATTCGGCCAGCCCTCGTAAGTACCTCCTGTACGGCAACACCCTCTTGGGGTTCACGCACGGCCGGGAAAGTGCTGTGAACCAGAAGCACTACGGGGAGATCATGGCGACCGAGGCCCGGCAGCTATGGGCCCAGGCTCGATACTGCGAGTTCCACATCGGTGATAAGCACCACCGGAAGGGCACCACCCACGTCCTGTATGACGACGCCTACGGAGTCGTGACCCGGATCATGCCGACCCTGTCGGCACCTTCGGCCTGGGCAAACGGGATGGGCTACAAGAGCTACCGGGGTGCGGAGGCCTACCTGTGGAGCCAGGAACGTGGTCAGGCCGCGATGTTCGTCCACAACGTCGAGATCGCGACTGACAACACCGGTCTCCAGCTGGACCGATAGAGGGATGGCGCGCTTCAAGAAGGGCGTAACCGACTGGAGGCCGTGCATGTGGCATAGGTGGTTACGCCGCCGTGAGGATCGGGCAGTAGCTGATCAGCTCGATGCGGTCGGGCGAGTGGATGCCTGCAAGATCGCGGTGTCGGTAGATTGCGCCACAGAAAGTACGCGGCCCGGGGAGTAGTTCGTTGTCTCCCCCCCTCCCCGATCGTTATCTTTGTACCAGGTGATTCTGATGACACGAACGTGCAAAAATCTGCTGCCGGCCCTTACGCTTCTCGCGTGTCTGCCGGCCAGCCTTGCGGCGGCCGCGGCCCCACCCGCTCCGCAGTACAGCGCCCCGCTCTCGGGGGTTGAACTGGCCCGGCTACCGCTCGGCGATTTCGGCTACCTCGAGTACGATCCCAGCTTCCCCACCCCCGATGCGGAACGGTACGGGCAGCTCATCCGACTCCTGTTCAGTGCGTTCCCCGGTGTCGAGATGCCCGACCGGCTCGTACTGCGTCAGCTGCGGTTCGTGGACTTCGAGGCGGTGGCGGTAAAGATCTTTGGGCAGAACTTTCTCCGGGATGTCGTCCAGGACTTTGAGTGCCTCATCCTGATTGGATTCAACACCCCCGGGAGCCTTTCGGATGAGCTAGCTGAGGTGTACGTGTGGCAGCTCGGTGACGAGATCGTGATCCACGAATTCCTCCACCACATCCTCCACCGGATCTCACCGGTGCCGATCAAGCGCTACCGCCCTGGCGATTGGCCCCAGAACCTGATGAACGATCACGAGATTCTGATCCAGATTACCCGGAAGTTCATGGGTAGCCCCCTGTATAAAGGATGGCTCCGCAGGACCCGCTAGGGCCGCGGGTTACACGGCACAACCCCTTCTGCCGCACCCCTGAACGCCAAAATGGACTCAATAGACCGTTGTTTCGGTCCATTGAGTCCATGATTCTTCGCCTGATGACTCTGGAAACCCAGGCTGGGCGTGGCCTGAGACTGATCAGCAGTCCAATTCAGTCCTGGATCCTGGGGTTCCACCGGAGCCGCCGAAACACGGCCGAGAATATCCCGCCCGTCCGGGGCTCAAAGTGGATCCAGCGCGGTGGATGCCGCATCCTCTCCCGCCCGAGCCGGCAGCCCTCGTCCCAGATCTCCGGCGTTAGAGCGGCTCCGCCTTCCGTGCTGATCGTGGTGTCCCAGAGTGGGTCCATCTGCTTACTCAACTTTGAGCCGCTCGACAACGCTCAGAAGATGATCGGAGTTGATCCATACCCCTCTGCCGTCCCTAAAACGCGACTTTGTGGCGTCAAGAAGAACGATCCAACGGAGCATACAGTTGGAGGAGTTCCTCAATTTCTTGACTCGGATCCAGTTCTCTCGCGTCTCGAGAACCACAAGGCCGCAGGCCAAGTCGTCCCGGGCAGCGTAACTGTACGTCGTGTAGGCGTACCCGACACGGAACATCCCGGTCTCTTGCTGGGGATCCTGCTGGGCTTCCGCCGTCGCAGTAGCCGTCACAACCACCGACAGCGCGACAGAACATATCACGAGCCCCGCTATCGCGAGGCTGATCAGTAGACTGTTTCGCATCACGTCACCCTTCTGTTCATGTGAATGCCGAAAGCCAGAACCCAAATAGCGACGGCGATAAGCGACAACACGTCATACGCCAGATCACTCATCCGGTACCTCCGTGGCCACCCAGAGCAACGCCAACGCGAGAGCTGATCCCAGCAGGGGGCCGGCCGCGGCTGTCGCGGCGGCAAAAATACACCACACGGCAATCCATCGGAACAGCTCCCCCGTCGCAACAGCCTCGCCGATGACATCGAAACCTCTTCCGATATCGGTCAGGAACTGACTCCCCGCCCCCCGGTCCACGCTCACGTCACTCCCTTCCCGCGCCGGACGAAGCTAAACGGCAGCAGCCCGAAGCGGTGGTCGTACCGCAGACAGGGCTGGCGTAGCTGTTGTCTCAGCCCCTTCAGTAACATTTCGTCGAGCACCTCTAGCGTCAGGGCAGCTGGGGGCACGCTAGAGTTGTCAGTCCCCCAGACGGCCAGCTCCTCAGGGGTGACCATTCGCCGCCTCCAACAGCTGAAACGCGGCGCGGAGGTCTCGTCTGGCCAGCGCGCGTCACCCCCCTGGTCCAGCGCCTTACGCTGATGTGGTCCCTCAAGCGTCATCCTTCACCTCCTGTTCCGCTAGCGGCCAGATCTGGGTCCTCCCCCCATCTAGAAATACGGTGATGACCCCAGGTGCCGTCTCCGACAGATATCCTTCACCCTCTTGCGCCATATACTGCGTAACGGCCTCTGTGGCTGTACTTGGCGTCCTCTCAATGTTCATCTGTCGCCGCCTCCTCCGGTGGGGCTTCTCGTAGTCCTGGGTCGATGCTCCATACTGCGTCGACCGCCACCTCTACGATCTCGGCGTCGCTCAGGATAGAGCCGTTCTCTCGCGAATCGTTGGCGATCTCGGCAGCCTCTTCGGCCCTCTCTCGAGTGGTAAAGACGCCGTGAATTTTGGCGCCAGCCTCGGGATCGCAGTACGCGATAACGAGGAAGACTTGCTCGGGCTCTCGCCAAGGGGGGGCTATGTACGTGTCGCCCTCACTGACCATATGTGGGGCAGGTACCCTCTGTTCCATCGAATTGGGCGGTGGATCATCGAAGGTGTACCAGAAACCCGAATCGGGATCGATGATGATTTCCGGGCCGTCTTTCCCGTGGGTCCACGTGCCGGAATCGAGGTAAGCGCATTCTTCAGCCTCCGGTACCCAGACAGAGTAGATTTCGCCGGGTCCAGCCTTGCGCCAGTAGCCGATGGGTTTTATCTCGGCACCGCCGTGGTTAACATTGATGAGCGTTATCGTGTTCCCCCCCGCATCGGTTATCGTGCGTTTCTTCACGCCGACCGCGTCCCTGGCTTTGTCGATATATATGGGTTGATCACTCATGCGTCCCCCTCCTTTGGCAGTTCATATGGCCGATCTCATCTCTCCTGACCGAGGCCGGCTCCTTAGTGACCATTCGCCGCCTCCAGTACCCGAAACGCGGCCCGGCGCTTCTTGTCCGAGACCTGGGCGTAGATCGTGGTGTTGGCCACATTCACATGACCCAACAGATCCTTCACGTCCATGATGTCCAGGCCGGCGTCGAGTGCATGCACCGCGGCGGTGTGGCGGAGCACATGGGGGTGACGCTTTCGCCTCGGTAGCTTCGCCGCCTTCCCGTAGCGCTGCATCATCCGCCACAGGCTGTTCCGGGTCAGTGCCCCCCGCTGACCCGTGAACAGGATGTCCTGGTGCGGCGGAAGCTGTTCCAGATAGCGGCGCATGATCGGGAGTAGCGGCCTAATCAGCGGGAGTTCGTTGTCGATCCCGTTCTTGAGCCGCGTGACCGCGACCCGGCGCGCATCCAGATTCACGTCCTCCACCTGGAGCATCAGAACTTCGGAGGCCCGGAGCCCGTACTGGAGCATCGTGTGGATCAGCGTCAGATCACGAAGGCTCCCCTGGGAGGCTACCGTTCCGGTCAGCCTGTTGCGCTCGGCGTCGTTTAAGTATACCGGCAGCGGTCGTTTCTTTTTCTGGGTCATTGTCTAGTGCCTCCTGGTAGGCCTTTCGTGCGGCTAGCACGCGGGGTTCTGCATCTACCTCGAACCAGTTGTCGTGTGGCCTACTGCTCCGAGGATACACCCTCAGAGGGCGGGCCCGCCCATCTTCTTCTCGGGTGATGTAGAGCAGCGCATCACCCAGTAACGTCTCCAGATCAGTCATGCCGCCACCTCCAATCGCTGGTATTCAGCCTTCACACATTCCTCGAAGGACGGGTAATACCTGTGAACCGCGAGACTCTTCCTCCAGTTCTCTTCTTCCATGGCACCGAGCCCTTCGTAGAAGATGATGCCGACTCCGGCCCGACACCAATGGATGTTGTAGATAATCGAGTGCTCCTCGATCCAGTGGAGCATTTCAAGAGTTCTGAGTGCCCCCATCACGCCACCTCCGTCAGGAACGGATTGGCCCCGCTGTACCCGGGCGCCATCACGACGACCCGTGGGGTCAGCGTGTGAAGAATATCGATCGTGATGCCCTGGTGGGCCAGCACCTCGTCGAGACGTCGGTACGCTTGCGGGGACTCGTCGATATCACCACCGAAAACGAATACGTCGCGACGTTTCACCCAGTCCCGCGCCTCCTCCAGGCTCACCAGACCGGGCCGGACGATCTTTCCCTTCTTGACCTTCCCCCTGGTTGCCGTGCGGGACCGGACCCGGCCAGCGCCGTGGACCGTGGAAAAGAGGGCCCTTCGTTGGTACGCGGGAGTCGCAGTATCCTCAGACTCCTCCGGCACCGCTACCCCCTGCAGGATCACCGCATCGTCCCCCATTGAACCGCCGACGAACCCGCGCTGGCCGGGGAACGCAGGTGTCGCGCCCTTCCGGACGACGATCAGATTCTCCCCGTAGTGCCGCTCCTGCCAAGCGAAGTTGTGGTTGTTGTGGACTATATCTACCGGACAGCTCTCCATCCAGCGGATGATCTCCCGACAGACCCAGTCCCGACCCGCGTAGGCGTACCGCCCAGCGAGTTGCATCAGCTCCCAGTAGTCGTCGCCCACCGGGGTCCCGAGATCCAGTAGGCTTGACTGGTTCCAATCACCCTTCTCCCCCCACGCGCCTCCTTGGGCGATCGACACGTACGCATTCGACACGTCGTACCCGAACCGGCGGGACCCGAAGTGGACCCCGACCCACAGGTAGCCCGCCTCGTCGACCAGCAGGTCCACGTAGTGGTTCCCGCCCCCGACGGTGCCGAGCTGGTTCCGGGCCTTCGCGATCAACTGGCTCCGGTGTTCCTGTGGAACCAGCTCCCACGCTGGGTCATCGAAGAGTTCGTAGTCCCGGGGTGCCCGGGAGGAGCGGTTCACCTGCCCCTTCATGCCGAACTCAATGTTCTGCTGGATCCACAGACCTAGGTTTCGCATCCAGGCCTTGTGCTCCCCTAGATCCTCTAGGTTGATGACGGTCCGCATCGCGCAGTTGCCGCACGCGATATCGACCCCGACGCCAGCTACATTGACCTGGTCCCGGTAGGCCGCCACGCCACCGATCGGCATGGAGTAACCCTTGTGGGCGTCCGCCATCAGGGCCCCGTAGCGGGCGTCCAGCATGACCTCGCCCATCTCATCGAGCGTGTTGTCGTCGTGCTTCCCGAAAGTTGCAAATCCTCGTGCTGTCATGCTGCCTCCTTCTGCTGTGCTTCTACTGATACGATGCCGGAGATCAACCAGGGCGCCACGTCCTTACTCCTGTGGTTGATCGTGTACCGGGGGTGCGGAGCCAACGGATGGCTCAGCACGTATTCACTGCCCCGGCGGGTGATCTCGAAACCTGCGACCCGGGCACGCTTGAGCGCCACCCGGAGACTCACTCCGCGCCGGCCGGTCATGCGGCCCGCTTCCCTTTCTGCTGAGCCAGTGCCCAATCCACCACCTGCTTGTTCGGCGGATCCGCGATGCCGCGCTCCGCCTTCGAGACGTCCGACTGGCTTACCCTGGCGGTCTTGTTACTGAGCTTGAACGCCAGCACCTTCTGGCTCAGGCCAGCCCGCTTCCGAGCCGTCTTGATCGCCGCCGGCGCGATGCTGGTTAGGTACTCGTCTTCCTGCTGCCGCAGGTGTTCGATCTGGCCCAGGCAGCAACGCCAACACTTCACCCCGGTGACGTCGTCCGCCACCTGCTCCTCGATCCAACATCCTGGCGTCTCGCACTCGAGCCACTCGAGCGTCCGGGCGGGGCTCATGAGCCCACCCGGTCCGACTCTGGCACGGATCCTGCTACGCGCGCGCGTTCCTCCAGAGAGGGGCGGGGAGGCACTCGGCCATCCTTCGTGTCCTTCGGAGGAGGGGGTTGCGGTCGCGGCGCGCGCTCGCGAGCCTTAATAAAGGGGCGGTTCGGGTAGGTGTTCAGGTCGGTGTGGATGTGGCGGCCAAGGCTATCGGCGCCACAGAACGCCTCCCACTCCTGAAGCGTGCAGCCCTCATACTGCCACTCGGTACCGTTGTGGAACCGCACGTAAATAACCTGACGGTCCTCCCGGTACGAGATATGGGTCAGGCGTGAGCTGATCCGCGGTACCCACGGAATCAGATGGTCGGCATCGCCGACTGGACCTTCTGATTGAGTCGACATACTCCCCCTCCTTTTTGTGTACAACTGTTCAGCAGCTAATCGCCAACAGCAGTCCCAGGATTACGATGCAGAGATTTCCCGTGTTGCCCGCGGAACTCCGCTGCACAACATTCATCTTTGCCTCCTTTAGTTACCAGTCGTAGTCTTTTGGGATCAGTTCGTCGGGATGCCAGAGCGTCGGAGCGATCTCGGGGTCGTTCATGTTGACCTCCGCGCCGAGTTTCAAGACACCGAGCCCGATACCCGCGGGCAGCCGGATGTTCTCTTCGTATTCGTTGAAGGTAGCGATCCGAGCCATGTCCCAACTGAGCGGAGAGCAGAGCGCCATCATCGTCTCCGCCGCCGAGCAAACTAAGCAGATTTTGACCGGGCGATTCCTCGCCATCGCAAAACCAACCGGCGGACAATGCATCGGACGCCTGATCAGCGCCATCGCGACCGCGCAGTAAGGACAGTCGTTCGGAGCCTCACCGAACGGAAGCCTCCCGGTGTCAAGCCATCCTTCGAGCTCCGCGTAGGGATTGTGTCTATCCTTCGTCATCTCCCCCTCCTTTAGTGTTGTGGTGTTTCGTTACGCGGCCTCGGCCATCCCCTGGAGACCGACCGTCCGCAGGATCTTCTCGGCGATCCTGCGGTGATCATGGGAACCCGCCACGAGCTCACGGTTGGACCACGCGGCATCCTCGCTGTAGAGGTCGATCGCGCACTTGATGTAGGAGTGCGGACCCCACTGGTGGCCGGCCCACCTGCCGGAGCAGTTGTTGAACCGAGCTTGCCGGTATACCTCCGAGGCCAGCCCATCAGCCAGCGCGGCCCCATCGACCCCGTAGTAGGAGCGGTTGTCGCAGAACGCGACCTCCCGCCCGCACGCCATCGCCTCCAGGGCCGAGCGTCCGACGGCGAACACGAGATCCGCATCGTTCAGCTGTTCCAGCACGACCGGGTAGGGCTTGTGCTTGATCCGGTGGAACCGAATGCCGCGCTCCAGACAGACCTCCGCCAACCCGGGGAGCTCGTCGTAGTTGCTGAAGTGCGCAATGCACTCGACCCGCTTCCGCGGCGGCTCGACGGGGTAGTAACGGGACAGGTCGATCGCGTTCCGGATCACCGAATCCTTCCACCCATCCCCCATGAGGTTGCGGGCGTGGCGCCAGTGGCGTTCGGCCTCCTCGGAGATGTAGACGTAGTGGTCGGCGCCGGCAACCGGTGCCTCGAGATCCACGATCCCGTGGGAGACGTTCACGACCCGTCGGCACAGCTTTCGGACCCGCCCGAAGCAGACGTTCGGGCTCACAATCCCGAGGTCAAAGAACGGCTGGTCGAGGTCCGGTACCATTAGCGGCTCCAACTGGTCGATGTGGAGCACGCTGTGGATTCGCAGCGCCATCATGTCCTGGCCCATGGGGCCGTCGTGTTTCCCGAACGCCACGACCCACACCTCGTGCTGATCCGCCCAGGCTGACGCGAGCGCGTGGCAGTACTGCTTGGACCCGGCGCGCTCCACCAGGTTCTGACACGTCAGTAGAATCCTCATTCCCCCTCCTTCAGAATGGCAACAGGTCCGGCGCTCATGCTTTCCCCTCCAGTGCGTGGGAAGTCTCGTACGTAATGCTGCCCGCTTTCTTGCCCTCGTCGGTGAAGCCCGTCACGATCATCTTGACGTAGGCGTGCGGCGGTTCATGCTCGGGACCACGGCAGCAGATCCAGATCTTCTTGCCGACGCGGTGCTGGAACCGGCACTTGGGTCGACCAAATCGCAGCAGCTCCAGTATGTAGTCCTGTGGTTCCTGCATCGTGCTCCCTCCGTTGTCCGCAGGCTCACGACCACGCCGTGGAATTTTGCCGTTGCTGGAAGCTTGAACCGGAGCATCCGTGTACGTCTTGTTTAGTTCGTCGGCGGACTTCCCCAGAACGTGCGCCAAGAGACCCCGTTCAACTTCAGTCATTTGAGCGCGCTTGTGGATGATCTTCGAGAGGCGAGTCTCCTCTATCCCCGCCACCTGGGCGATCTCATACTGGTTCCGACCATCCTCCACAATCAAAACCTTCAGTGGCTTGTTCATCCTCATTCCCCCTCCTTCAGCTTGGCAATGATGGCCTTGAGCCTTTGTGTTTCCTGTTCGTAGCCCTCCAGAGCGGCCACCGCTTCGGCTTTGAACTCTTCCAGCTGCTGTACCTCGTCGGCCCACTCGTCGAGCACATCGTCCAGTACCTGGTAGTCGGGACTAGTACGACACAGTGCAGCTTTCCTCCGCATTTCCCCCGACAACTTCGGATCAGTCAAGGTCTCTCTCCTTTGGTTTCACCCCTGCTCCGCAGAGCCGGGGGCTTCCGTCCCGGTTGACCTCAAGGATCTCGACCTCGAGGTACCTGTGCAGCAGGTAGTGGTGGTAGGCATCTCGGGTGAACCGGTAGTAGTCATAGATCCCCAGATCATCAGGATCTCCCGGCCCCCCCTGGGTGCCGTGGTGTCCATAGCCCAGTGTCGGGACCCCGATGATCAGGACGCCGCCGGGCCGCAGTACCCGTTTCATCTCCGCCACGGTCCTCCAGAAGTGGCGGTCGTGCTCCAGCATCGAGTTGCACAACACCCAGTCGAAATACTCGGCGTACATTTCCGGCATGTCGTTCGCGTTCACCACCACGTCCACGTTACCGCCGGCCCGACGATCGACTCCAACGTACTGTCCGGCATCGAACAGATCGCGCACGATTCCGTTCACGTTGCAGCTGCCTACCTCCAGCACCGTATGGTGTGACTGCACCGGGCCCAGACGATCCACCTGGGCCACAATGGCTTCCCGCTCATCGGGCGCCATGTCGGGGCTCCTCCATATAGAGCTTCGTTCCAACCGCAAAGTGCTCGACGCTCAGCATCAACACGCCGTCCTCGCCCAACTCAGTTGGCTCCTTCCAGCCATCTTCCGCCCCATACCAGTAGCGGCGACCATCGTCGTCCTCACGTAGCTCAATGTTTGCGGTCTGGTGGTTCACTCCCCTGCCCCCATAGCCTGGGAAGATTCCGTCCAGCGGAAGATGTCGCCTCCGGCATCCCAGCACTTGAACTCGTGGTCACCTTTGTGCTCGGGATCGAGGTAACAGAGCGGGGTACGTTCGTACCTCTGGCTCATCTCTCCACGTGACGGGTGACCACACGGCATCCCCGCGAGCTCCGCCTGATGGTGTTCCAGCATCCAGAGCGCGGCCGTCTCGAAGGCTCGAAACAGCATCCCCTCAACCGCGGCCCGGTCATCCCGGTCCAGCATCTCCCCGTAGAGGAACAGCATGGCCCGGAGTCCAAAGAGACTCGCGAGCGTCTTGGCGACCCGGTTCGGGTCCGGCCGATCTTGTTGCATCAGCTGGGCCCACACGGGCAACACCACCTCCTCCAGGGCTGGTCGCAGGGTGTCGGGATCCAGACTGATACCGTCCGGCAAGTCGATCCAGCCCAGTTGGACTAGTGCATCGTCCCACCGCTGATCCAGCTCCTCCCCCTCGAGGTTCATGACGGTGGGGATCATTCGCTTCCCTCTTTGGCCCGCTGCTCCAGCGCCTCCGCGAGGGCCGTCGATACATCCGACGCGATCTTGATCGGGATCCAGATCCCCTTGCGGCTCGGGAGAAAGTTCTGCGTCTCCTTGCTCCGGAAGTAGACCCGAATGTTGATCCCTTGGTGGCCGTTGAACTCGCTCAGGGAGATCCGGATGATCTCGCTCTGGTTCTTCGGGATGTCACGGAAAACGACCTCGCTACCTTCCTGCTTCTCTGCTTGTGGCATGCTGTTCCTTCCCCTCAGTGGGCCAATGAGCCCGTCAGTTGTCGGTACTGGCCCAACGCCATCACGTGGCACGGACCTTGGACTGCAGTGGAGCACTCGTCGTGCCCCAGTTCACACGTCTCGAGTTGTCGCGGTGCCGCCAGAGCTCGATCGAACGCCCGCAGGAACCGCAGCAACTCCAGCGCCCCCATCTTGTGCGCACTCTTCATCTCCCCCTCCTGTGGATCGAATTACGTGCATCCGCCCCAGGTCGTCCGGCACCTGCCGGATGATCTGACACAGCGGACACTCCGGTCCGGTGCACTCGATTTTCATCTCCCCCTCCTTCACTCACCCGCGCTCAGTTGACCGTGCAGGTGTGGTTGAGCTTGTCCATCGAGCCCTCCATCAGGCACCGGGGGCACGCCCCGCTGCTCTCCGTGATCGCGTACCACAGGCTCAGCAGTGCGGCCGCGGTCGTGGCCAGGGAGGCGTCCGCCACCACCGGCGACTCCATGATGTGCACCAGGAGGGAGTCCCGGACCTCCCCGAATTCCTCCCGCCGTACCTCGTCGGTTCCGGGCAGCTGGTCGAAATTGTCCATCTGGTCTTCACCCATCAACGCTCCTCCTCTGAGTAATCGTTGCCAAACAGAACACGGTCCTCCGCATCTTGACACCATGCCACGCGGCATTCCTCGTACGCCTCACCCAGGAACTCGTAGTGGCACGCGTCAGCCGCGAGCTCCCGGGCCACTTCGTACACCTGATCCCGCTGCTCCGGAGTCAGCTGCGGCAAGATGTCATGTATCGTCAACGGTACTTCCGTATCGCTCATCTCCCCCTCCTTACGCTGCAGCCGCCTTGCCGGCCCACCTGGCGTTGTCCGGCAGCACATCACGAAAGTGATCCGGTACCTCCCCCTGGCGCCAGAGATTCGTGGTCGTGATGGTGCGTCCATCGTTGGTCACAATATCGAAACGGCTACCGCCGAACCCTCGTGACGATCTATGCGCTGAGCTCTCCCTCCCGACGATATAGTGAGTCCCCTCGATCACCAGATGCGTGGGGCTGTCGATGGTGGTCACCCAACGCGACCAGAAATTGCAGCTGAAGCAGTGCTGATTCTCAACCATCTGAGAACGTGTTGGCTCCATGTAGGCCGCGCGGAAGTTTTTTCTGCGTAAAACACAAACACCGGTCTCGTACTCTTCGCTCATCTCCCCCTCCTTCATTCGCTCTACAACAGTGCCTGCAGTTCGTCCCACCGTAGACTCGCCTGACTCAGCAGCTCCCGCTCTTCCTCCTGCTGCATGTGGATCGCGTCCCATTTCTCACGGTCGCAGCACGACCAGACGTTTTTCTGGATGATCTGCTCGAGGTAGGCGGGCTCGAGCGCATCGAGCTCCCAACTCGACAGTCCAAACTGCTCGATGTAGCCGCCGGCACGTGAGTCCGTTAGCTTCGTCGGGTTCGGCGGTGGTCCGAACTCCTCGATCTGCGGCATGTTGAGCGCAATCCTCACCACCATGATCCCGACCCCGAACACGTCGACGGTTCGTTCCCGTAGGTCCCGCGTCATGTCGATGCCGCTCGGGTCGTGGTCCCCGAGATGGATCATTACGACTCGCTGCTCCGCGTTTCGATACCGGGCGAATCGTTGCGAGGCCCTCCACATCTCGGACTGACTCATGTAGCCCTTACAGGAGAAGAAGTCGACATCGAGTGGTCCGCAGGCTGCACCCACGACCCCCTCGAGTGCCTGCTTCTCCACCCACACCTCAACCCGAATCTCCTGATCGGCCCAGTGGTCCAGATGATACTGCTGCGCCATCTGGCCCACGATATCGGCCGGATCCTCGTAGGCATTGATGCCCATCAGACCCCTGCCACGGTCCTCAATCGCGTCCCAGTCGATGCGGCCGGCCAGGCGGGCATCGTTGATGATACCGCCGAGCCGCTTGTATTCAGTCTGCTTGTTCTCAAGCAGAGCCTGGGCGACAAACCGATAGTAAATCTGTCGGAGTGTCAGCCGATGACCATCAGCCATGTAGCGCTCGATGATTTCATTCGCCTGCTCAATCACCAGCTCGTGCGCCGCTGTGAACCTCTTCGGTACATAACACCTCAGCATGATCCCCCTCCTAGTTGTTCGTGACGGCCGGCACCCAGCACTCGTGTTCCTCGATGTGGGTTCCGCGATCGTGAAACACCATGGTGCGGTACATCCACTCCCCGTCGCTTCGCTGACCCAGTGAAAACACCTGAAGCACGGCCCGCGAGAGCCGCAGCGCTAGAGCTACCGATATCCCCTCGGCCCCGTCGTACATACCCCCTCCTAGTAGTACTGGTAGCTGATGTTCGGAACGCCGGGGTCCCAGCAGGCCCGACAATCCGCACACTGGTGGTCCTGCTGCATCGACGGGCAGGCGAACCCAACTGGCGGGCTCTCCCGGTGAACCGTCGAGGTCGTTCCGAGCCCCACGTTGATCGGCGGCTGGTCCCACCTCGCTGCCGACACCCGCACCACCAGGTTGTCCGGCACGAGGTGACCGTACTGCTTGATCAGCCCGTACTCTTTGGTCGGCAGGTAGTGGTGGACCTCGGGTGTCTGCCGGCACACCTCGAAGATCGCCTCGAGGTGCGCGGGGGACTGCACGTCCCCGGAGTCGTGCCATCGGAAGTATTTACTGCGTTTTCCCCGCTTCTCCAGGCTGGTGTAGTTGATCAGCGCCACCATGGCCTCGACCCAGCGCTCATCGGCAAGCCTTGCCAGACGATTCGCCAATACCTTCTTGACGTTGGGCCACCGGTAGTTGCCCCGGCGGGCGTAGCACTTGCTGCACGGACTATCCGGTACGAGCGCCAGCCGGGATCCCACGTTGCAGGCTGTCGCCGGCACGCTGTGGCTGAAGCCCGGCATCTTGGTCGTCCGGGACAATCCCCCGACTACCTCCCATGCCCACCGTAATCCTTTGGGCGGTGTAAAGCTCATCTCCCCCTCCTTTCAGCCCCCCTCAGGGCCAGGTCTTACACCACTAGCTCGAGCCGCTCCTCTACCCCATTGAGGACGATCCTCGGGTCGACCACCAGATAGCTACAGATCTCCCGGAACCACTCACTAGCCAGAAAATTTTCCGGCGGATACCTCTCGATCGCCCTCACTTGATGCAGCTGCCTCTTGTTGAGCCGGCTTCGGTCGGAGAACCGCTCCAGGTACTGCAGGTCCCAGATCGTGTAGGCCATGACGGACCGCCAAAGCTCCCGGCAGGCCTCTACCTCTCGGTGCTCCTCGGCGTACTCATCCGCCTGGGCCCGTCTGGGTTCCAGTACGGCGGCACTCACGCGGCACTCCTGACCACATCGTGCGCCCCATCGGGAAGCGGCGCACGGAACACCTGTCCGCGGAGACGCCGCTCATACTCTCCCTCGGGATGACCCGGAGTATAATCAGACCACCAGTAGCGAGTATGAACGAATCGTCCATGCTTATCGGGTCCGCTGTGGACCACGATCTTCTCGTAGGGCCTCAATGGCTCCCTCCCCAAAGGGTGAAGGCCGGTGCGTCTGAGATCACATTGTAGGGATTATCCCGGGCGCACTTCTTGCACAGCTCCACCCGCTTACCCCCCGTGAACTTGATCGTTCGCCTGTGGCGGAAGTCCCCGCCGCACTCGTCACACACCTCAGCGTGTCGCGTCATCAGTTACTCCTTTCATGAATTCGTCGATCGTTCCCTCGTAATCGCAATGCTCCCCGTCCTCCAGAATGCCGTCGCACCACATCGGGTCGTCGCCGATGTACGTGACCGCATCGCCCCCGTGGGTTTGCCGGCTGTCTCCCCGGCGGGTCTGGAGGGGGCTACACTGCATCGTGAAGTTCTCCTGTTCCCCGCACTCGGGACACCGTGCCCCGTCCAGGCCTTGGTAGTAATTACTCCCTTGGGGCTCGGGTTGCGAGGAAGTTCTCACCGAGACGGGAACTATCCCGAATGCCTCCGGGACCAGCGTGTGACCGTCCCACCCGTAGCCATAGACTCGGCCCTCAGTCTCATCAATCACATCCCCCCTCTGGTCGAGTTCATCGACCTTGAAGCCCAAAATCTCCTCGGCCCATTGGGCGTAGAGGTTGTCGGCGCGATCGATGCAATCAAAAGCCTTCCCGGCCGGCTCCTCCGCAGCCAGGCAGGCAGCCTCGGGGCTGGAGGCCTCGATCTCATCGAGCCGAACAAAGACGGTGCCGTACACGTACACGTCGTACTTCATTCCCCCACCTCCAGGGTCTCGGCCAGGTTCAGGACGGCCCCCACGAGACACTTCAGCTGATGCGTCGCTCCGCTCGCCGTCGCCATCGCTCCCCTCCCCGCCCCGGCCTCGGACTGCTGAAGGATGTCAACGCGCTCCTCGCGCCGCCGATCCCGGGCCGCCTCTCGAACGACACGCTCCTGCTTTGCTTGCTCGTATACCTCCATCACTCCCCCTCCTTCAGGGTGACGTCATCCTCTCCGGTGGCTGCCCGGATCGCGTCCGCCAGTTCGTCCCCCTCGTACCTCGTTTCAGCATCGAGGTACTTGAGGGCACGTTTCGCCTCGGCGACCAGCTGGTCGACCTCCCGACCGAGGCCATACCTTCCGCGGCTATCACGCATCACCACCCCACCCTTCGGACCAGTCGTCTGTCGGGGGTCTTCCAGGTGCCGGACTGGTGCGCGGCCGGCCTGGGGGTGAAGTCGATCACCCTCGGTCGGGCCGAGAATTCGGGCGTCAGCCGGTACTGGAACTCCTCCGGGTTACGATCGTGGGCGTGCTTCCCGAAGAAGTACTCGAAGGCATCGTTGAAGCTTACGAACTTCTTAAGCGGTTTCTTGCGTGGCCCCGGCGCATCAAACCACCTGCCATCACTGTCGGAATGCTGTCGGTACTGCAGTCGCCATAACATTTGTTCCCCCTCCTCTGCTCTCATATATTGAAATCGAAATCGCCCAATCGGGCTTTTGCGAAATCGTGCAATTTTGAAAAACACTCCCACTATTTCTCTATGCCGCCGACGCCGGCAAACAGATCGACGGCTCTCATCGCGGGTACGACCAGCTGGCGTGGATGTCGAAAGTCTCGGCGTGGTAAGTGATCCCGGCGAAGTGCTCTGCGAGGGTTCTTGCCACAGCCGCGTCGAGGCATCTACCGCAAGTGAACATCTCCGTACACTCGCAGCCGTGGACGCGCATCGGTCCGAGGCGTCGCTTCCTGATGAAGACATTCATGGCGTCACCCCGCCGCACACCAGGCAGTGCTCTCCGGGGTCCGGCGGGCAATCCGGGTCGTGGTCGCACGTACAGCTGTATGGAGACAGCTCCCCTAGGTGCACCAAGATCGAGCACGCATGACAGCACGCCATACCGTCCGGTTCCCTCAGGTCACAGTCTCCCGAGCCCTGGATGAACGCAGGGGCCCGGCAGCCACACTTCAGGGCCTCCACGATCTCCTCGTACAGATGCTCGGGGATCGTGATCGTACCGCCCCAGTCGTGTTCCTCTCTCGTGACATTCATCGCTCCCCCTCCTCTCGGAGCTCCGCCTCAGTAGCGTCGCACATGCTGCAGATCCGCGGCCCCGTGCAGGGCATCCCGTAGCGTGCTCGATAGGGCATGTGGGTATGGGGACATTCCTTCTCCCGCTCCTCCGGGATCTGATGGTTCTTCTGCTTGAAGCTCATCTCCCTTCCTCCCACATCCATCCCGAGACCCAAAGGTCATCCGCCAGCTCCCTCACGTGCTGGCAATCACTCTCGACAGACCTCTCGATCTCCTCGGCTTCCTCCTGGCTCTCGCACTCATCCCCCAGGAGCGTGATCGCGTTCGCCACGATCGTGCCCGCTATATCACGCAGCTCCTCCAGGAGCCTGCGGTCGGTATCGTTCATTCGAAGTTTCATCATCCCTCCTAGTGGATGTGGATCGTGGTCATGCCGGCGCCATCGGCCCCGCCCGCGACCTTCTGGATCGGTTCGGCTCCCTCGATCCGCCCCCCGTCGTCGGTACACGGAGCCAGCGTGAGCTCCATGAACCCAGCGTCGTTGATCTCGGCGCCGAGATCCGGCCGCACTTCCCGTCGACCTCGCCGCACTTCCCGTCGACCTCGGCGCAGTACCCGCCCGTCATCGACGCGATGATCGAGTTGAAGCAGTCATACGCCTCGCCGGCGAAGCTGATCGCCACGTAGCAGTCGTCCGGAAACGTCTTGGTCCTCATGCCGCCACCTGCTCGGCCGCCTCGGGATCGAACTCGTCCAGCAGCCCCTCGTACAGGACGATGGCCTCCACCACCTTCCCGTCGTACTCGTACCCGACGTCGATGACCTTCAGCACCAGGGCATTGGTCTCCGCATCGGCCGAGATCTCGTACCGGTACTCCTCCCCGACGTCGCGCGAGCCGGACGGGTGCAGGTAGGTGCCCCCGATCCCGTCTTTAAACGCGGCTACCAGCTGGGCCGCCAGGCACTCCATACCGTTGTAGGCCTTCGCGGGCGTGTCGCACCCGATGCCGTTCACCACCTGGCCGCCCACTCCCCACTCGAGCAGGTCGGCCCCGTGGCCGGTCGGGTAGCCGTCCATCTGCCGGTACATCGTGATGATCTCGTCGCCGGCGTCGTTCTGCACTACGGTCAAGCTTCTGGTTCCCATGTTCCCCCTCCTTTTCTGACGACCCCTCAGTCGTCGGTGTAGGTGTCGATTCCTCGACCTATCAGTATCTGTGCCCGCAGCTTTCCCCATGTCTGTACCTGTGCAGCACCGCAGCAGTCCTCCCCCAGAACCAGCGGGAGGAAGGCACTCACGAGCGCATCCGCGGCCCGGATTAAATCCCGGTAGTGGGCGCCGGCAAACTCACACGCCCCGCTGTCGTCCTCGAAGCGGGCACACTTGTCGCACCGCTCAATCTGTATAACCCCCTGGCCGTCCATAGATTCGAACCAGCCAAGGCAGTCGTCGCAACACCTCTCCCATCTGTCGACCACCATCAGGCGGCCTTGAGCATCTCGGCCGGCACGGCGACCTCCTGGTCCACGCGGAACCGTGCGCGGGGCGGAGCCTCAGTTATCCGACACACCACGCGCGTCTTGTTCTTCTTCACCACCTCGGCTCGGTACCGGGTGTTTCGGTCGGTCCACTGGACCGGGGCCCCGATCGTCAGGCGGGCCGTCGTACGTCGGCCGTCCCGCTTCCGTAGGTCCTTCAGGCAGTCCCAGGCGACGTCCGCGAACTCCTTGAGCTCGTCGGTATCGACGCTGTCATAGATGTAATCCAGTACTTCCTGCTTGTTCATCTCCCCCTCCTATGAGCTGGCCCAGCCGCAAAAGACCCACCCTGGATCCTGCCCGGGCTCGGTCGGTGGGTCCTGGACGCAGAGCGCCGGCCCCCACTTGTCGTCGTAGATTGCGGCCGCCCTCTCGACCGCAGCCATGTGGTGCGGCGGGATTTTGTCCTTCACGTCCCCCCACTCAAGCTCCGCGGACCACTTGAGGAACGTGTCGAGATCCAGGCCCTCCGGCACTCGTACCTCGGTGTAGTCGGACTTCTCCGCGATCGTGCCGGTGTAGCCGGCGTGGCCGTAGTCATACAGCGCTTGCGACACGCAGCGGTTGAACGCATCCTCCGCAGTCTCGGCGATGCACTGACTTTCAAACTGTTCAGCTCCCATGCTCCCCCTCCTTGTCCGGCAACATTGCCAGTCGTTCGTACACGCCCAACAGGTCGACGCGATGCTTCTCCCCTTCTTCGTCGAACACGCCAAACACTGTCGCGCTACTCTCTGGATCTCGCTGGATCTTCAGTGCCGCGGCGGCCGCTCTCTCGGGACTGTCGGCACTGATGTCGATCTCCCACGTTACAAAATACTCAGGCATCACTCCCCCTCCTTTGCCCGCCCCTCTCCCCGGAGAGGCGGGCTCGTGCACTAGATGGTGTTGAGCAGGGCCGACGCCCTCTTCTCGGTGTCGAGCCGGCTATCCGTGTGGGTCTGCTGGCGAGCCAGTGCGGTGCCGCCCTGCACGAGATCCCACACCGAGCGGGCCTCGCCCTCTTCCGCAGCCGCGGCCTTCATGACCTCACCACCCTGGGCCTTCGTGAAGCCCCGTTTCCCCAGCCACTCCAGTACCTCGTCGTCGGTGCTCCCCACCTTGGTAGTGATCGCCTTCTGGACGGTCGCGCGGGTCTCGTCCAGCGTGGCGGCCGCGTACTTCCGCAGGACCGCCTGCCCCTCCCGCTCGAACCTCTCTGGCGCGCCACTCGTGTGACGGATCCGGAGCTCCTTCACGTCCTGCGCACCCCAGACGATCCGGTTGTCGCAGACGAAGTTGTACAGGAAGGTCGCGAGCCCGAAGCTGGTCTTGCCCACCTCGCTGTTCCAGAGGAAGAATCCTCGGAACAACGTCTCGTGACCGTCGGTCCGGTTCGGGTGCGGCACCTCGATCGGGGTGGACTCATCCACCAGGAAGATGAAACAGTCCCGATCTGAGGCGTACAGCGTGGTGGCACGGCGCGGGTTGGAGCTAGCGTAGCTCGCCCCCGGGATCTTCCAGCGGTTGCCCTGCCGGTCGTTCATCCGCTGCACCATCTCGACCACCTTGTGGTCGTAGATGCGGCCGTACCCGCTAGACGTGACGGCACGGAATACCTGCTCTCCGTTCTGCGTCATCGTCATGGCCAAGCAGTCCTCAGACGGGTTCACCTCACGGAGCCCGTAGTTGATGCCATCGGCCGCGATCTTCGGGTGGGTCCGGATAGCCGTGCGGGAATCGAACTTGGCCTGCCGGCACAGCTGACCGAAGCTCCAGTTGGTCGGCATCGTGATCCCCTCGGGGGTCTCGAAGACCATCATCGACATGTCCTCTCCCTCGAGCTCGGCGAACCTCCCGTGGGCCGTGATCTCTTCGCTCCGGAGGAGCTGCACGTCCGATCGGTCCGCTCTCTCGAGCGTTGAGGCGTGGAGCTCTTCGAGCGACAGAAATCGCTCGTCGTCCGGCCGGCTCCACCACTGCTTGCTGGCCTCCATCAGGTTGGTCTTGCTGGACGGCGCGCCGTCCGGGTTGAACCCTCTGTACGGCAGGGCCGTGGTTTCCTCTGGTGTCGCTACCGCTGTTGCGTCCTGCATTGTTCCCCCTCCTGTTTTGGCAACGATTGCCAGCCCTCTACCGGCAGATGGGCCGCGGCCTTGTTGTTGTGATCGATGCAGACATCGAGACAATTGCCCCGACAAATTGGGTCCTCGTGGGTATCGTGGCCCCGGTACCATTCAGCCCGGGCAGCCCGCGTGGACCCGTTCGCGATCCCGATAGGCGTACCTCCTTCGCGTAGATAGATGATGCAGGGGAAATGGTGGTCCCCCGCTACCGTGATATCGTCCAGCACGAGTGGGCACCGGCGAGAATCCTGCTCCCGCAGTCCCCGGACGTTCCGACCGGCACGAAAGTTCTCCACTCGATATTTGAGGATCGGGAACCGGTCCAGGAACTCATCAGGCAGATCCACCAGGCCCTCTAGGGCTCCGTCGTACTGCGCTGCTGACAACACTCGAATGTCCGCCACGCCCAGGTCGGCGGCAAACTCCACACAGACCTTCGCTGTGGCGGCAGTCATTCTGGTGAACACCATCCCGACCGTCACGTAGGTCAACTTCGACAACTCGCGGATGTTGGAAGTCACGCGATCGAAACAATCCACCCCACCCGACATCCTAATTGCCCCCTCGCCCTCGTAGCTGTCCAGAGAGATCGAGAAGTCGTTGACCCCCAGGTCGATCAGCCTGCGGTAACGATCCAGAGTCGCCGACCCGTTGGTCGAGACCGCGATGTGCTCAATCCCTCGCTTCGCCGCCAGGGCCACCAGATCGTCCAGCCGCGGATACATTGTCGGTTCCCCCCCGGAGAACCGGATGGCAAACAGGCCCTGCCGGGCCCACCGGTTCACGAGTGTCCTGGCCTGCTCGAAAGGCATGAAGACCTCTCGCTCATGCTTCGGCCCCCTGCAGTAGGGGCAGTTGAAGTTACAGATATCCGTGAGGATCAACTCGCACCGCATCAACCTGGATTGCTCAGATGTGGTGCGGGCCCGTTCATCCGAGAGTGTGTAGAACCCAATCTCCTCGAGCTGCATCTCCCCCCTCCTTCCAATCTGCTCCTGTCCGGTGGTCGACAACCGTCTGCTGGCTGTCGGGGTAGTACCCCTGAACGACGAACTTGCTCATCACTCCCCCTCGTTCCGGTAGAACCCCACGAGTAACCCGTTCAGGTCGTTCAGGTAGACCTCGGGTTCCTCCGGGCAATCTTCCAGCCGGTCCACTAGATCTCGCAGTATCCGCACCACCTCCGGCGCGCCCGCCTGGAATGCTTTCGAATGTGTCTGGATCTCAATCCTGACCATCTCCCCCTCCTTAGATCGACATGTCGTCGGCTGCTCTGCCCCAGCCGTTCGCCACCATTTCCTCGTCCTCGATCACGACACAGAATCCGCTGTTGCCGAAATCGGATTCCCCGTACTCGCCGTAGTCCGCGGGATCGATCTCACCCGCCTGTACCAACTCCAGCGCGTCGTCGTGACTCTCGGCCTCGACCTCGTAGAGCCACTTGCGCCACCGGGACTCGTCCTGCACCTCATACACCAGGAACTTCATGGCGCCCTCCTGGCATCGAACGCCAACACGCGCTCAACCATGTCGCAGTCACCCACGAGGAACTCCGCATCGCAGCCGTGACACCAAGCCGGGCTGGCCTTGCCGTAGTCGAACAAACTTGGGTCATTTAGGTTCATCAGAACTGAAGCGCCGACGTCCCCTGACCCGCACTCTGGACAGCTGTACTGCTCCTCAGGTATCTCCATCTCCCCCTCCTTCGGTTAGCAAGACTTGCCAATCAATCCAGTGAGTGGATCTCGTATTTGTACGTGTCGACCACTACCTCGGAGTAGCCAGTCAACATCCCGTTCTCGACCGCGTGCTCCACCGCTCCCGCCAGATTCTCCTTCAGCATCTTTCGGTCGCTGACGGTGGCCTCGTCGTACGTAACCGTTAGTACTAGCTGTAGTGTCATCTTCCCCTCCTCTGCCCTCATATATTGGATTCGGAATCGCCCGATCGGGCTTTTGCGAAATTGGACAATTTTCAAACGCTGCTCAGATGTGGCAATCGATGCCAACCACCAGCGCGGCCGGATCGAGCCCCCGCAGGGTCTCCAGGTACTCGGCCTGCCAAGCCTCCCCCTCCTTCTCGTCCGCCACGCAGGCGAACCAGCCCATCGACCCCTTCTCGATCCACCGGTCCGTCAGGAGCGCGAAGGTTCGCTGGTCCGGGTCCTCTTCCACCCGGGCCAGTAGTTCCGCAACGGTGCAGATGTTGCGCTCGACCTTGTGGTACTGATCCCCGAAGTTGAAGCCACCCCGGCCGTCATCGATCGCCTCCACCTGGGCCATGAATCCGTCCCACCGGCCCCCGATGACGTACCAATCCCATTTGCTATCTGGGTTATAGGTCGAGCGAGCCGTCCCGGTACCGTTGCACTCCTTGCAGTCCTCCTCCGGTGTGTTGGCCAGCGGATGCTCGGCCTTCAGGCGATTCTGGGTCTCGAAGTACGGAGCCGTGTGGGCCTTCCAGGTTCCCATCTCCACATCGACTCGCTCCCATATCTCGTCCAGCCGCCCGAAGTATTCCTCCTCCTCCTCTCGGGTCCAGTCGTCCTGCCAGGTCGCCTTGATGGCCACCCTGTCGGGATGCTGCTTGACCCGCTCGTTCCAAGGCTGTCGGAACACCTCGTCAAAATTCCCGAACTGCTCCAGCAGAGCCTCGTGCACTAGCCGGCTGACCCGCCAGCCGGCGCACCCACAGGGATCGTCGTACTCGGGTACGTCCCGGTTCTCGTCGTACCGCCACAGTACGTGCTCCAGGTAATCGTCGATCTGCTGATCGGTGTCGTATGCGGTGTACGGCAGCACCACTCCCACGGTAAAGTGACTCATCTCCCCCTCCTTTTGATCGGCAACGCTTGCCAGTTCCCTCAGTCGCGATGACTCATGATTCCCCCTCTGTGGCTAGGGAAACGGCTTGTCTACAAAATCCCAAGGGACTATGGGGCGGCGGTCGCCAGCGGCCCTGAACGCAGCCCGTGTCCCACGCGGCAGGGCGAGCCACACCCTGTATGCAAGGGATTGGTCTTTGAAGGTGTCTTCTCTTCCGTCGGAGAATACGATGCGCGCGCTTTCACTCATGGTTCCCCTCCTTTTGATCGGCAACGCTTGCCAACCCCTCAGCCGGCAAGCTCCTCGTAGTGGATCTCCGGTAGCCCGACGCACCATTCAGGGAGGTCATCCCCCAGGGTGGAGAATCCGGAGTTCATCCAGGCGCCGCCGGCCATCACCTCAGGATGGTGTTGGCGGTCGAACTTCATCGCGAGATCCAGGATGAAGCTCCCGGTGAGCGGGTTACACCGGACGAATCCCTTGAGGGCCTTCACCCGATCCCACTCCGGCACCACGGCGGCGTACAGCTTCAGTAGGTAGTTCGCCTGATTCTCAGCCTGTTCGAAAATCTCCTCGATCTGCTGCTTCGTCAGGTCGACCAATGTCGCGGTAGTCATTTTGAACCCTGCAGATCGATGGCATCCGCGAGCGCCTTGATCGACCGTGCAATCTCAAGCTGGGCCACGGCATTCAGGACATTTGACATTGCTCATCACTCCTCCTCGTCGTAGGACTCGCCAGGGTGCAGCACGGCGGTCGTGTGGAAGGAAGAATCACAGTCCCGGCATCTCCCCGCGGGCTGTCCCAGGTCTACGATGTTGCGCCCGGGGGGATCGTTGTAGTTCAGCGCCACCTCCGAGTACACGTCATCGGAACCGCAGTCCGGGCACCGGTATGTTTCCACCGAGGTCTCGCTCATCACTCCCCCTCGTCCACGTCGGTGCACCCGTAGTATTCGCACCCGTCCCCCGGGTGCCAGTCACAGGGCTCCTGGCTGAAGTCCCGGATGCGGACAGACTCCTCCAGCGTGTCCGCCACCTCGGGCCGCCCCTCCATGACCGCATTCACGACCATTCCCTGTGGGCAATCCGAGAGCTTCCCGGCGGCCGGTATCGCGAGCTCCCACGTGGGTGCCTCGACCTGAATAGCGAACAATTGGTCGTTGTCCTCGTAGTACCCCTGAACGACGAACTTGCTCATCACTCCCCCTCCTTGGCAACCGTTGCCACTCCGCAGCACCGGTGGTAGATCCGGTGGATCCACCGTTTCAGTTGCCGCTTCCGCCCCTTCGGCAGAAACGGGTACACGATCAGTAGCCCTACCGCGACCGCCCACTCGAGCGGATCCGCCGGACAGAACATGCTGTTCTCCTTCCCCTCAGCCCCTGAAAATATTCAGGGGGGTACCAGGACACCTGGCGCCCACCTATGACGTCAGCTTGCCCCCGTGTTGCTCATCCCTGGCCTATTTCCGGGACGCCCTCTGCAGGACTCGGCGCTTCCGTTGTCTCCCCTCCAGCAGGGCGAGCCGTTGGTTGATCCCCCCGACTTTCGCGCGGCTCTCCCCCTGGAGCACCATCCGCTCAAGCGTGTCAGTCGAGACACCCCGGAGCAGCTCCTCCTTCTGCCGTACCGACAACCGGACCATCTTCCTCCTCCTCTGGGTTACACCACTGGCAGTAGCCGCTCTCTTCAAGCCGCTGCCCGCAATCCTCACAGCGACCCCGGCCAATGGCCCACTCCTCCAGGACCTGGTTGTTGAGTTCCTCCATCAGGATCATCTCGACCTCGGGAATCGCCATCAGCTCCGACACCCCCATCTGCCCCACGACGGAGTAGAGAGCATCGCTGAATTGCTCACCCGTGCACTCCGCAAACCCGCCATCCCGGACCGGCGGTCGCGAGGGCTTAGTGGGCCCCATCACATCCCTCCGACGAGCCGCTCAAAGAACGCGACCGCGAGCGTGTGGCGGGCAGCGTGCTCTCGATACTCGTCGAGAATCTGCTGGCGAGTCTGGCCGGACCGACCATACTGTTCACCCATCGCCTCCGCGGTCATTCCTCGGAACGAAAGCTCGGCCCGGTACAGATCATCCCCCTCGGCCTGCTGCAGAGCCTCGCGGATGTACTGAATCTCTGCCTCGTGCATCACACCACCTCCGTTGCTCTGTGGGTTCGAAGAACCTTCTCGCGAATGCCGTTCTTGCGTTGCTCGACCGGAACCGCCAATGTGGTCACACCGCCGTACGCCTGAATCACGAGACAGTGCTTGCGGGCAATCTGCATGATCTGGTCCCATGCCTTATCGACAGCCTTGTCGTTCGGTGCAACGCGATCGTACTCAACCTCGCGAAGCCGAATTGGGTCGTCGCACATCACACCACCTCCAATCCGTCGTCCAGCATCCCGATCGCGAGATCGCCGGCGTACCGGGGCTCCACCACGAGTGAGCCGGCCCAGAATGTGGTCTCACCTGGAACGTTTTCCTGAACCCACTCGCGAGCCCTACTGGTCAGTAGATGGAATAAGTAGAGCGATCTTCCTTCGGCCTGTACCTCGACATCAGGCATCGTCCTCATCCTCCTCGCCCATGAAGTCGACCCAGATCTTCACGACCCGCCGACCCCAGGTACCCATGTCCTCGATCTCGGCATAGACCGGGTAACACCCGTCGCCGAGTCCCGTGTTGGTCACGACACCGGCGCCGGCATGCCCGAGCCGATAATTGAGCTGACCCGCCATCCCCTCGACCTGTCGACTCACGCAGCAGCCCACGTAGCTGAACTCCCCATCGAACTGACTCTCCTGGGATGGCTCGTTCAGGTTCACATCCATGTCTTCCCAGTCCCGCTCGGACCACTGGGACCCGATGTAGCTGGGGTCACACAGCATCAGTTGCCCGCTGTCCACCCCCACCTCTCCGATCTGCACCACCTGTGTACTCATACGTCTCCCCCTCCTTCAGTCCACGAAACCCGGTAACGTGACCTCCATCACCCACCAGGTGTCGTACTTGAGTTCCGTCAGAGCCCACTCGCAGGCCTCATCCGGATCTTCGAACGGACCCAACAGGCCCAACCCGTCGAACGGATTACCGACAACCAACACGTACATCTCCCCCTCCTGTGTAGCTGAGCTGCGCCGTGACCTCCTCTGGGTCGTAGGCACCAAGCTCCTCGTCAAAGATTGCCCGCAGATGCTCCTCTGAGCACCCTGGTCCAGTACCGTCTTCGGCGTCCCAACGCTTCTCGCCCAGCGTGATGATCTTGCCGCATTTCCGGCACCGACAGATCAAGTCGTCGATCAGCCAGCCGATCTCGTACCCGCGGTACGTACCGGCAAACGCACTCCTCATCTCCCCCTCCTTTAGCAATCGTTGCCAGTTAGGTCGCCGCCTCTTCCGGCACCTCTTCTGCGGGCAGCCCAAACTTCGGGAGCCGCTTCTGGACCTGCTCCAACAGAGCCTCCGGATCGAGCACCTCAGTCCCGGCCACCGCGGCCTTCACGGATGCATCGGTGATGAGACCTAGCTGGCGTGCCCTCAGCACGCCCAGTATCATGACCAGATCCTCGCCACACACATCCTTGTAGAGGATCCAGATATCCGGTCCGTAGAGCTCCAGGGTGTCGAGATCGAGCAACGGTCCCAAGTACCCCATGACGGAATCGGGATCGATCGTCTTGGCCTGCTGGACGATTCCCATCACGACCGTGAGAGCTCCCGGGTTGTTGTCCGACAGCATCACGCAGACGTCCGCGATGCTCATGTTGAGATCGGTGATTCGACTCATACGTTTCCCCCTCCTTAGTGAGCCACGAGCTCCCACTCGTAGCGCGTCTTCCAGTTGCGCGGCAGCTTGAGCCGCAGGTGTCCCGCCAAGAACGTGAAGCCCCCGACGAAGTGCATGTCCGAAACCTCAATGCCGCCCCGAAACTCAACCGGCCTGGCGAACCTGATCTGATCCCCCGGTCTCAGCCTCGGCTGCTTGGCCATGCGGGCCAGACGTTCCCGGCACTTCTGTCTCCACTGCCGGGCATAGTCGTTCGGCGCCGGCTCCGTCAGTCGGTTCAGCACACTAGCTGGGCACTCGGTCTCGTAGGGCCCCATGGATTCGTCGACCAGCTTCGTCGCGATCTCCCCGTCGCCGCGGTCGATCAACGCCACCAGTCCCCAGACCTCCCCTGTCTGCAGGTTCTCCACGGCGTAATACTTCCCCGAGTGCGCCACGACCTTGTGCCGCTGCGGGGAGCCCCATTCAATCTCTTCGACGACCAACTCGTGTGCTGTTTTGTTGGTATTTGGGTGTCCTGTCCAGCCCATGTCAATCCTCCTCCTGGGCAACCGTTGCCAATCAGTACCGCGTGATTCCGAACCGCTTCCGCTGCCGCAGGAAGGACTCGGTCTGGAGCCGAGACTGGAGGCCCCGGAACCAGCTTCGGATCCGATACCCGTAGGTGCAGAACCGACAGACCCCTCGTCGCTCCGTCACCTCGTCCGGTTCCAGCACGTCCCCGCAGTCCCGGCACTGCATCCGGAGCCCCAGTTCCAGGAGCGCCACATCGACGTCGCTCTGCTCGGGCCAGAAGTCGTCGCTGAAGGCATCCACCCCAGGGGTGTCGCAGCGGTGCATCCACCGGAGCACGAGCTCGGCTTCCTCGAGGTCGCACCCGAAGTTCCACCTGAGAGTCTCGACCTTGGCGTCGTACTCGGCCTCGCTGAACGCGCCGTCGTCCGCCACCGGGTAATCCGCCAGGGCATCGATCCACTCCCGAACCGCACTGGCGGCCGCAGTCGGTTGCGGCCCCCCAAGCGGACCATCCCCCGCGGTCAACATCCGAACCACGATGTTGTCCACCCACCCGCACAGGAAGTGGCTGGACTGCTCGATCCAGACGTCATTCGGGAAGCGCTCCTCGAGATCTCGGTAGACCGTGTCAAAGTTGCTGATCTCCAGCACACTGGAGTCTCGAGTGCGGCTGAATGTGAACGCGTCGGTATCCCGGTCTGCGTCCCCGTAGTACATGAAGTACGGTTGCGACCAGGTGGCGGTAATAAGTTCCCGACAGAAATCCTGCATGGTTCCCTCTCCTTTCTGCCAACCCCTCAGCTGGCAAGTGTTGCCACTCAGACCTCTCCGCCCCTCCGGACCAGCCGGCACTCATCATCGATGCCATGCATCATGGCCCCGGCCCCGTTCCCCTCGGAGTCGCTCTGCGCGAACAGGAAGCTGCCGTCGTCCAGGATCAGGATCACCTCGCCCCCATCCCGGTACCAGCCCATCTCCCTGAGCTCCTCGTCCGTGAATCTGTCGACCGACACGATCTTCCGGCCCACCAGTGTGTGGTGCAGATTTGGTTCGTTCATCTCCCCCTCCTGTAGTGGTGGATCAATCGAGTAATCCGCTTTCTCTGAAGCTGAGGTATCCCCCCGGAGTCCCTAGAACGATGTGATCCAGCAGCTTCACCCCCAGGAGTTTGCCGGCCTCGCACAACTGATTTGTAAGCTGCCGATCCTGGTGGCTTGGTGTTGGATCTCCGCTCGGGTGGTTGTGCGCTATCACGATCGCCTGAGCTCCATTCAGTAGAGCTGCAGCGAACACCTCCCGAGGCTTCACCACAGCACCACTCCATCCCCCCTCGGACTGGCGAACACACCCGATGATCTGATTTCGGGCGTCTAGATGGAGCACCCAGAAGGACTCCGACACGGTATCGTTATCGGGATCTATCAGAGTTCGTAACCACTCAGCTAGCTGGTCTGGGTGTCGTGCTGGTTCATCCCCATAGGGAGGCGGTTCGTACTCCGCCACCCTCGCGAGTCTCAATCGCGGTATCATCTCCCCCTCCTTTTGATCGGCAACACTTGCCAGTCAGTCCTCGTCCAAGAAGGCCGAAGCCTCCTCGATCGTCACCTCAACGTCCCCAGGCTCCAGGTCCTCTTCCTGCAACGGGGCCTCTACAGGCGGCACGAACTTCTGGCAATCGCAGCCCCAAATCTTGCAGCAGGGATGGAACGCCCTGCCGTGCAAGTTCCTCAGATGCCGACACCTCTGACACAATTCTTCGCTACTCATCATCGATATCCTCTCTCCGGGGAGCTTCCTCGCGCCAGAAGAACTCCCACTCCATGTGGGCGAGGGTCTCCTCCGTGTACCCGAGCTCTTCCTTCAGGATCTCCCGCAGGTCCGCGCAGAACTCTCGCCGGACCGTATCCCGTAGTGGCCATCCGACACCGGTTCCATCTCGAACCCCTGGTACCGAACCACCAAGATCTCGGTCAGCCGCGTGACGTTGAGGCTGTCCAGGATCGTGATCCGGGCGTAGTGTCGCTCATACATAATCCTGGTACCCCTCGTCCCACACCGGCACTCCTCCGGGCGTCGGCACCAGCGCGAGCGCCTCATCCACCGTGCCCCGAAACTCTGAGTCGTTCCGGTACTGTTGCGATTGAAGACCTTGAACCGCAAGCAGGCGAAGCAAGTGCTCAAGTAGCTCAATCCTCTGCTCCGCTCCCCGACGTCCAGCTAGGTACGCCTCATCCAATGGATCTTTCATCGGTTCCCCTCTCCTTTTCAGCCGGGCCCTCACCCGGCAACCATTGCCAAATCAGCCGGGCTCCTGGGGTAGATTCCCCAGGAAACTACCCCGCCCTCACGAAGTAGCTCCCCATCTGCCTTCTTCCGATCAGCAGTACCCCAGGAACACGGCATGTTTAGTCGTCCCACGACTGGTCGTGGTGGTCCTCCAGATCGTTACTCCGGCCCGCAAAGTGAACCTTGAGCTCATCCACGTGCACCGGTGCCAGGTCCCAGCAATCCATCCCGACGTCAGTCTGCAGATTCCCTAGCTCCGGAAGGTTCCCGTGTGAATGCCCGTGGAGGTTCCACACGCCGTGCTTCGCGTTGTTCCAGCTGCGAAACCCGTAGTGGCACAGCACCGCCCGCTGGTCCCCCAGGTGGGCGTAGTGGTAATCCTTCACGAACTGGAACCGGCTCTTGGCCTCTTTGTTCAGCCACCCATCGTGGTTCCCCCGGAGGAGGAACATCTGGGCGAAGTTGAGCTGGTCCAGAATCGGTAGCACCATGTGGGCCGGCGCAAGAGCGAAGTCCCCCAGGTGGTACACCGTATCCTTCGGGCCAACCTTGAGGTTCCACCGTCGGATAATCTCCGCGTTCATCTCGTGGGCACTGAAGAACCCCCGGATCGTCTCCGCCATGAAGTTGTGGAAGAAGTGGGTGTCGGCCGTAAGCCAGATCTCAGGGTAGATCTTGATCCGCATCAGTGGTCCGTGTCCCAGATCTCGGCAGTGGCCCCGCAGGCGAGGCAGCGCAACGAGACACCCCCCCACATCCCACTGAGGTTCGAGTACCCCACCGTGCTATCGACCTCGACCTGAGTCGACCCACAGCGACAAACCAGGTTGAATACCTTCGAGATTGCCCTCTCTAGCTCGGTCGGTTGTGGCTCCGTCAGGTGCCTCACGTACTCGACGTGCGCCCCACAGAGGCTCACGACTTTGTTGCCCTGCATGTCACACGAGCATCTCATTGGTCAATCCCCCTCCTTGGCCGGCAACCGTTGCCAACCAATCTGTCCCCTGGCCATCAGGAGCTCCAGCGCCGCCGTGTACTCGGTCTGGTAGCCCTCGGCCCAGTGACATCCCGCGGTCTTGACGAAATCCGCCACGCGCCCGGGCGAGACGTACTCCCCGCCCTCATCCCCGAACCTCAGGCACACCTCCGGCCCAAGAATCCTGTCATCGAACACGTACACGTCGTAACGGGCGAGCTCGGCACCACGGCGGTGCACCACCTCGACCGTCCCGACGTAGCAATCCTTCCCGTGCTTGCAGTCATCCACGAACAGCGGTCCCTCGACTTCAGTCATCACTCCCCCTCCGCTTCTGGGTATCGGGCCACCCACCTCTCACACTCGCAGTACAGGAGTTCCCCGCCCCGAAAAGTTTGGTGTATGCACTCTCTCCCCTCTACGTGCCAGACGTCCCCGTGCCCGCACTCACATAGGCCCGCATCCTCCGGTGGCCCACTTGATTCTCTCTCCCTCGGCAGCACGAACGGCACCCGTTGCTCGACCGCATACACCAACAAATCCCCCTGACGCACCAGCTCCGCGTTCAGCCCCCCGGCGGCCAGCACTCGCTCTGTCCAGGCGAACAGCTCCGCCCCCCGGACGGCCGCGTAATCCGTCTGGGCCTCCTCAACCTCCCGGCAATCCTCGGCGTACCGTACCGCTATCGCGGTGTGGTCTCGGCCCCAGCTCCCAGGCAACGGGATCGTGAACGCATCGACCCCCCGGAGCCACTCACAGAAATGGTCCCGCTTCTCCTTCGTCAGATGCCACATCACTCCCCCTTGGCAATCCTTGCCAGTTCCTCGGCACGCTTGACAATCCGTAGATACCGATCAACCCCCCCGGGGTGCTCGATCCAGATCTGTCCGCCCACCCACTCGGATACCACCCGGTACTCATCGTGGGTTCGGGGGTGTCGGCACCGCATCCAGATCTCCGCCAGAACTACCCGGAACCTCATCCAGCCCGGATGCCTCATCCGGTCCTCTCCAGTCGGCGCAAGTAGTCACTCGCGATCTCCTTCCGGATCGACATCATCCCCTCCCGGATCCCCGAGATCGCCGCCGGTCCCGGGAGCTCCCCATCGAGGTAGCCCTGGATGTTGGTCTCCAGCTGCTGGACCAGATCGCTCATCCGGCGCGGCAGGTAATCCCCCTGGGTCCTACCGAGGGGGCTCTCCGACTGCTCCTCCGGCAACGGTTGCCCGAAGGCGTACGCATCAGCCCGCTTGAGAGCCTGCTTGAGTGCCGCCAGATACAGAATCATGGATTCATCCGAACTGCCGCAATCCACCGCCATGAGAACGTTCCGGGAGGCGTTGCGTAGACGGATCCAGATCGCTGCCGGCACCTCTATCTTTCGTTGGTATTTCATCGGTTCCCACTCCTTTCCACTAGCCCCTCAGCTGGCAATCGTTGCCAATCAGAGCCTCGTCTCGCAGTCACAGCTGAATGGATCGCCCTCCCCGAGGTGCAGTTCTTCGGGGGGCAGCTTCTCCGGGTACGGTGTCGCCCCCTCGCCGAACTCCTGATCCACTCGAGCCCGTGTGCAACTGCCACAGGTGCATCCTCGGATCTTGACCTCGGCATCGGGATCCAGCACCAAGACCGCCCTCACCATCCCGAGCAAGCACGCCACATCCACCCCGACGCACCCGTAGACCCGCTCCCCTCCGTGGTGGTGCAGATCCATCTCGCTCCCACCACCGGTCATCACGACGAACTCGATATCCAGCCCAAATCCCGGGGGGCGCATCAGTCCCGCTCCCCGAGTTCGGCAAGCCTCCGAGCCGCCCACTTGTTGATCCGAATCTTCAGGTTGATCCAGGTCCACCGGAGCTGATCCATCACTCCCCGGCCGAAGATCAGCCGGCAGCCAAACATGACGAACCAGCAGACCTGAATCCCCGCCACGAGGCCCAACCAAAAACTAGTGTGCACGGTTCCCCTCTCCTTTCAGCCCGCCCCTCAGCGGGCAATCGTTGCCAATCAGAGCTACGTATCCCCGCGGTACTGGAGCACCCAGTAGGTCCCGTCGTGGTCGTACAGGGCGATCGAGGCACCATCGCGTCGGCTGGGCCACATGATGCCGTTATCCACCACGACAGCCAGCTTGTTCAGCCAGATCCACCGGAATGCCGCCCGGGTCTCGCCGGGATCAATCGGCCCCGCGCCCATGTTGGTGCCGGCCGGCACCACCGACTCGACCCACGCACGCGCTGCCTTCTCGGGGATCTGGAGCACCCGGCGCCACTCGTGCCCCGGGTAGCACCAAGTCTCGCCGATCTCCGGCCGTTCTCTGTTGAGGAGCGGCATCAGGCGGCCCACCTGGCGCACTCGCCACACTCCGGGCCGCGGAACCAATCACAGCCCTCGCACCACTCCAGGGTGTCGAGTGCCAAGTAGATCCCTTCGGACTCGTGGATGATCCACCGGTCCCCAGTTCCGAGGTCGGTAACGGATCCCTCGTCCAGCACCCGGATCCAGGATTCGAAGTACTGGCTGTTCCCCTCGGGGCCAGCCAGGAGCTCGTCGATATCTTGAGCGAGATCCGGACACTGGTTCCGAATCTCGTACCCGAAGCGCTCGGCGAAGTACTGCGCGCTGTAGACACCGCGGTGGGAATCCACCACGTGTATGACTGACTTCATGAAGTCAGTCATGGTTCCCCTCTCCTTTCTACCAGCCCCTCAGCTGGCAAGTGTTGCCAATTAGAGTAGCAGGTTAAACCGGACCGTCAAGTCCGGGCTTGGCACTCGTTGCCAAATCGACCCACCAACCCCCGAACCTCAGCTCGGGGGCTTCGAGCGTAGTACTCAGCATCACTCGTAGTGCGGGCGGATCTCCGGGAACGAGCACGCCACGTGGTCCTCCACGTAGCAGCACAGATCCGGCCCCCCGTTCGTCTGGAAGCGGCCAAGGTTCGCTCATCGAGTCCAGTAGGTAACGCCGTCGAAATCGACGCATGTGTAGTCCATCTGTAAGTCGCGTGCCGCACGTTCCCAGTCGATGTAGCCGCAGGGCCAACCTGCGTCAGCTTTGATAGCACCGATGTCCTCTGCCAGCTCTTGCGCGTATTCCTCGAAGTAGCTGTCTCGAATTAGAGCCGTACTGTAGGCCCAGTCAGGGGCGTAGTCTTCCCCCTCGGCAGCGAATTTCACCAGCGCGGCGAAATCCAGCGCTTCGTCTGCCCCGTCGCAGCAGTATCGCATCGTGTCGATAGCCTCGATCACGTCACGCGAGTCAATGATGTCGTCGGTATTTGTTGGTGTGTTCATGCTGTCTCCTAGTTCTAGGTGCTGCCCCATTACAGCACCCCACGCCCGCACCAAGCGGGTTGATACGGGCTAGGTGCGCCTACAAGAGTCCCAGTTCGGTCAGATAGAGATTCAGGTATTTCATCCCTCGATCTCCTCGAGTTGGGGCTGCTTCATCACCACCCGGCCCATCAGGGAGATCCCCATGAAGACGACCCCCATCACCATCAAGCCGTTGGCGCCGAAGGCTGCGAAGTACTCCCCGCCGACCTCGAGCGCATAGCTCTGCACACCGTAGTAGATGGCTTGGCACCCGAAACATATGACCAGTAGGTCCCACGCCAGATCCAACATCAGATCTCTCATCATCCTCTCCTTCGGCAATCGTTGCCGATCAGTTCCGGTGGCGGGGGTCAACCCGGTATCGCCGCGGCTCCGAGTGCTCTCTCCCGGCATGGTTCTCCGGCACGGTGTGGTCGCGCTTCACTCCCACGGGAACCTGGAGCTCACCGTGATGCACACCGGTCCCCCAGTCCTCGAATCTGTACCGTCGCATCACCGGCATCGGGGCCCGATCTCGAGCCCGGAACGGCTTACTGGAGGGAAAGCTCAAATGATCCGTGCCTTCCGGGTCAACACGACCTGGAGGTTCCGCCGGCGCATCGCCTTCGTGAACCCGTAGCCCGTACCGGAGAAATCCACCACAACCTCTCCCCGGGTGATCCTGCTGATCTTTCCCGGTACTTGAGTGTGGTTGACCTTTCCCAGTACCAACATCCCGGGACGCAGCTTGAACTCGCTCGCAGGCGCTATCTCTAACATGGTTCCCCTCTCCTTTCGTGGCCCCTCAGTGCCACCTTTGGTAATCGTTGCCGCCCTCCCCGGGGTTCAAAAACACCACCCTCTGGCGCACCTCTCCCGGGACGTAGCGGTGGGCCACATCATTCAGGTTGGCAACGGTTGCCGCTTCTGTTGAGTCCATCTGGAGACCCGATCGAATCCCGATCAGATCACCAGATCGACACGTGGAGCCCGAGCCACCCCACCCCTAAAGACTCGAGCCCCACCCTCAATCGTGCCGATCCCCCTCCTCCCGTTAAATCATCGCGACTACGCCGTCACCTCCCGTGCCTCGATCACCATCAGGTCATGGCAGAGCTCGATCTCATCGAGCCACTCGTGCTCCCACTGGGGGCCGTGGATCCTCACCCCCATGAGGGCGAGCTGGAGCCTCCACCAGGTGCGGCGCCGTTCCGCAGCCGCGACACTCTGGCGTTCGAGTCCCCCCATCATCCCGTACAGCGCCCCACCAAGACGTTCCCGGTAGCACTTCACGTACGGGCCCCGCACCATCACGGGCCCACCTACTTGCGCCATCCCGATCGCCTCACAGTAGGTCAGCTCCTGCTCCGGCAAGCGGGGCAGACCCCCCCAGAGCAACTGGAACCCGAGCCCCCACAGAATCATCTGGAGTGAGGTGGTGTGGGGCGGCCGCCCATCGGGTGGATGTGAGGTGACTCTGATTCTGCTGTGCTTTTTCATTGTTCCCCTCTCCTTTGGCAACAGTTGCCAGCTCTGGTTCCGTATCCCCTCGATCCGGAACCCCTAGACGCACCTAGTACGTCATCTGATCGGGCGGAGCTCGAGCCTCAAGCTCACTCGTATCCATCCGATCCGATCATCCGATCCGATCAACCTATCCGGCTGATCCGATCCGATCATCCAACCCGATCATCCAACCCGCTACAGTCTGCGCCGGCCACGAATCCCTCTGGCGCAGAACTCAGAATGAAATCAATCAGCTAATCTTCGCGCCTGCGCGCGCCCGTTTCATAGTGGGTGGCGC